CCGACGCTCTTGGTATTGATAGTGATGATCTATCTAAGAAAGAACTCACTATTGCACTAAGAAATCTTGAGAATATACTTGACGATGTTGCAGAAGATATTGAAGATGATTTTAAATCTGCTGCTTTAGGCGATGCTTCTAACCTAATCCAAATGATAAGGAACGGGCTGTGACCGACAAAGAAAAGGCGATGCTTAAGATTCTGAAAGTCTTGAAGAGCATGATGGGCGTCACTAATAGATTTAATCGTGAAGAAGCCTTGACTCTCGCCAAAGAGCATGGTATAACTGTGGAAGATTTGATTGATATGGCACACCAAATAGCAATGAGTGTCTAATGGAATGGATTAGTTTTCATGGGCCTCGTCGCCCAATCAATGGTCAAAAAATCATCTATTATGGTGAGGCTATTGGTGTGTGGCGTGGGGTTTATAAGATAAACTATGAGGATAAGTTTTGTATTCATAATATCTACTGTGAGGATGGTTGGGGAAATGTAGATTATATGGATGCTCCATGGTGGATGCCAGATTTAGGACAAGAGAAACCACAACCACCTAGTGAAGATTACCCTCCCGATTACCCTTGGATTACTAATAAGGAAAACAAATGATTAACGTTGGTATGACGATTCGTGAGATGGTGAGCATTGCTACTTCCACCAACAGCCCCGATCTTTACGAGAGGATCATCAAGGCTTTGGAACTGGCTACTGGCAATGAGAAGTTGCTGGTGGCTTGCAAGGGTGTTGACTATGATGGTCAATACTGGGATCACAAGATCGCTGCCATTAAGGTTCTGCGTCTGGCTACCGGTTGGGGACTCAGGGAGAGCAAGGATTGGGTTGAGAGTTGCCAATACGACTCCAAGACCAACTTCTCGCCTCCTCTTGATCCCGCTTCAGCACAAAAACTGTGCGACGAACTCAAGGCGTGTGGTATGGCTTGTTGGACCACTAACTCTTGAAGCTCGCCTTAAGTCCTTATCCCACAAGGATTTAGGACCAAGGCGGCGGGCCGCGTTTGCCGTAAGTCCTTACCTCACAACGACTTATGACGAATAAATATTTTTTCAAGGAACAGGGGTTGACAGGACGATATACTATGGTAGAATGATTGAAGTAATGGTTGATAACACTAACACTTGTAAGGAGTTTGATTATGCAGAAGTATACGTTTGTGGTTGATGTGGTTTCGGATTCGGCTATCGACGCGAACGCTGTTCGTGCTTCGCTGCTGGAGACTGTGGATGGTATCGGTACGATTTCTGCCGTGCATCCGGCGAAGGTTGATTCGCTCAAGGAGCAGGGCTTCAAGGTTTGGCGGGCTAGGGTTGCTGGCGTCAAGGAACCGCCGAAGGTCAAGGCTCCCAAGGCTCCCAAGGCTGCGAAGGCCGAGGCCGAGGTTGCTACGGCGACCGCTTGATTTTCTAAAGATTGTCTGCTAGAATGTCGATACTGGTGAAGTAGTAGTAGCCAGTATCCATTCTAGCCCACTAACTAGGAGATTACAATGGGTTTGGATCAGTTCGCACATGCTGTCGATAACAATGGAGAGAAGGAAGAACTCGCCTACTGGCGTAAGCATCCTAATCTTCAAGGTTGGATGGAGGATCTGTGGGTTAGTAAGGGTCGCCCTAATGCCCACGAAGATAATCCCAACGAGTTTAACTGTATTCCAGTTGAACTTACTAAGGAAGATCTGGATAGTCTAGAGCAGGATGTTACTAATGCTAATCTGCCAGACACCGTAGGTTTTTTCTTTGGTAGCAATAGCGATGCTGTCTACGGGCAACAAGACTTGGAGTTTGTTATGAAGGCCCGAGAGGCTCTTGACAACGGACTGACCGTAGTGTATGATAGTTGGTGGTGACATTCCGATAATAACGAGGAAATAAGATGAAGATTCTTGGTTTGAATGACGATACTAAGTACGGTAAGGTGGTTAGTATCTCGCGTGATGGTGTGACGTTTGATTCTAATGGTAAGAGGGTTGTGTATACCCTCGCTGATGTTGAGAAGATGTTTACTCAAGGAGAATGAAGATGTCGAATAACTTTGCTAGCCTTCGTAAGAACCGCCATATCAAGTGCAAGTATCCGCTGCACGGTAATAAGAACGTGCTGAAGTATCACGTTGGTCGTATTGAGCGTGTTGGTACTGGTCCGAATGGCCGATATGCCGTGGTTCGTTCTATGGACCAGACTGTGCGTACACTGTTGTGCGACAAGATGATCGAAACGAAGTGCTATCGTTGATTCTCCCTTGAGTGTACGGGTGGCGTGTGGTATAATAGCCCGCGTCACCCGTATCATGGGGCGTAAGGTAAGCCGGTTGCATCCGACACTCTTATAAGGTGTTCATAGGTACGTTCGACTCGTACACGCCCTACTGTTCTTTTTTGTAACAGTTTAGGGAGATCATTTGATAGAACTCATGATTATGATTTTCGTTTGGAGTATGTTGTATCAAGATAAGTAAATCGGAATAGTTTGACTAATAAAGTAACCAATATTCCCCCAAACATTTAGAGGTAAACATGCAAGTAAAAGAAGTCAAAATCATGATGCATCTATGTCTGCATAACATGCCCGATGTCAAGACTAAGGCAGAGATAGCAGAGACAATCAATCGTTATATTTACGAAGACCCCGAGTTCTTTGGTCAGATTGACGAAGATAACATTCTAGATGTAAGAGAGTATGAGGTTAACGTATGAACGAACTGGTAGCCACCTATGTTATGGATGATGTACACTATGATATTTATGCGTGTTATGATTCTGCTGATGCTATGGATATTCGTGATGTATCTTTCTATGACGTTTACAACCAAAAGACGGGAGAATGTGTAAACGAGGGTTATCCCTTGTATACTATGCCAACGTGGAATGACGTTTTCCATATCTATTACTCACCGGTGAAATAATGTACCACTACGTTACTATAGAAGTTGTTATGCGTAACTGTAAATCAGCAGAGGACGCTAAACAGAAATGCGAGGCTTTACTTCCCCAGTTTCCAGATGAGAATACAACCTATATGGAGTCGTGGGAAATAACTAGGTCTGTTTCTCCGTTTGCCGTAAGTCCTGTGCCACCAAATGTTTAGGACCGACGCGGCCCGCCCCGCTGATCGTAAGTCCTTATCTACCAACAACTTACGTCTAGAAGAAAAAACTAATGCTGACCCCTTGACTCTGCCGATACTCATGGTATGATGGTTGAAAAGGAGACAGTTATGGTTGCTGCGGTTCGTGATACTATTTGCGATGCTTTTTGCAAGCACTGTGGGCGTCAGTTTGTATTGACGTTTGATGAGAGTGATATGTATGATTGGTTGAGCGGTTCGCTGCCCATCCAAAATGCTTTGCCATATCTTTCTGCTAACGAGCGTGAACTGCTTTTGAGCGGAACGTGCGGCGACTGTTTCGACAAAATGTTTTCGCCCCTTGACAGCGACGAGTGACCCTGTATAATACCAAAAGTTGATAACCCACTACTTAGGAGATTGATGATGACTGCCTATAACAAGTTGACGATTGACAGCAACCCCAATGCCGGTTCTTTTGTTCGCACTCTCGTCGGTGCTACTGGTACTGGTTTCGCTGAAGGTACGCACGTTCACAAGGATTGGTGGAGCAAGACCAAAACCTACGAGCAAGTCATGCAGGATGCTCACGTTGCGGTTGAGAACCGCGAGGATATTCTGACTGAGCGTAAGAACATTACCTGTGTTGGTAATGATAAGGGATTTTTTCTGAAGTTGAACGATGGACGAGAGTTTCGCCCTACGGACCACGCCATTGAACAGTTTAGCGTTCGCGTGGGTGTTACCTCGTCCTCGTTCCTTCGTGAAATGCGTAACATCGAAGGTTTCGACGTTGCGGATGCTGATACGATGGCATACGTTGGCAACAATGCTCTGCGGCGTATCGACGCTGACAAGACGTTTCGCCTGCGTACCTATACGGATGGAACGTGCCGTGCGTTCGTGACTGAGCAGTATGCTCCGGTTGACAATCGCTGGTATCTGGAAACCCTCGCGGAGTTTATTCCCGGTGGTCGTTTCAGTCACTGGCGTGGCGATGAGGATACCATCTATGGTAACGTCCTTATCCCCGATACCATCATGGACTACGGTGCTGATGATAGTGATTACGGTGGAATGATTAGCGTTGGTAACTGCGAGATCGGTACTCGCCGCATTAGTCAGACGCCTAGCCTGTTCCGTTCGATTTGTATGAACGGTTGCATTTGGGGTCAGACTGCCGGTGAGAAGATTCGCCGTGTCCATCGCGGTAATATCGACCTTGACAAACTGAAGTTGGAAATCGCTCAGAATATCCAGCAACAGGTTCCGCTCCTCGCTCCGGGTATCAAGCAGTTCCTCGCTACCCGTGCTATGGAAACTGGCAAGGCTAGCGTCAAGGGTATCGTGGCTGCGGTTGCGTCAGATTACAAACTGACCAAGCGTGAGGCTACGGAGTTCCTTGACCAGTATATTACTCTGGAATCTGGAGAGCGTAACCTGTTCGGTATTATCAACGGTCTGACCCGTGCGGGACAGGTGTTTGATAATAAGACTTGGGTAAGGTTTGACGAGATCGCTGGTAGTCTGATGGAAACGTCCTCAGACCGCTGGGCTACGATCCTGCGTCGTGCTGATACCTTCACCGACAAGGATTACGAGAAGGTTTTCGCTCTGACCGCTTAGTTAGTGGGAGGGAAGGGTTGGCGGGGTAAAACTCGCCAGCCCTCTCTCGCTAGTAACAAAGGAGAATAATATGCCAAAGTATAGAGTATATATGAACTATGTCACCGCCCATAGGGCTGAGTTTATTGTAGAGGCTAAAGACTCAGATGAACTTCATGACCTTATAGGTGAACTGGATATGGATTTTGTGGAAAACAATGCTGGCTTTCGCGTAACAGATTATGAACCCCCTGTAATAGATGAATGGGAAAAGGTACATAAAGATATGCCAGTAGATGAAATCATGCAGCGGGCTATGGATGAAGTAAAGAATGCTTGGGAAGCGTTGTAGCGTGGAACCGTGATTCGTTCTAAGTCCTTGCAACACAAGGGTTTAGGGCGAACGCGGCCCGCCGCCCTATTCATAAGTCTTTTATTTTCAACCACTTACGTCAAGTCTAATGGTGAGTGAACGTAAGTCCTTATTCCTCAAGTACTTGCGTCGAGTGTGTCGATATGGTACAATGGAGAGGATGCGTAGGTTGGTAAGATTGGTAAAATAGATAATCTACGCAGATTACATAAGCTGCACAAATGGGGTTGTCCCTCCCAAATAATCGGGATCAACATATTGCAATACAGTCAGCGAGATTTAACCAAGGAGATAATAATGGCAAAGATTAAAAAAGAGAACGTTGAAGAGACTACAGTGAAAAAGAGTGATTATGGATATACTCCATGTGACTTTATATTTGACCACGTAGAGAAGCCCGCTGACTATATATTCTCAAAGTGCTTCAATGTATTTGATGATAAGTGGCGTATCAATATATATAGTAAGCGTTACGTAGAAGGTATTGAGGGTAAGTATATCAGCAATAGTTATTTTGTCAAGTTCAATCCCGATAATAATAACATATGCTTTGTATCACCTAAGATATAGAGATCGCCAGAGTAGCCATAGTCAGTGAGATGGGCTAAATTTTTGCCTTGACACTTGCCGATACTTCTGGTATACTTCGTTTGTATCACTCTAATCTTTAAGATCGCCAAAGTAGCTATAGTCAGTGAAGGGAGCTAAAATGAAAGTTAAACGTGGACAGAAACTTTGTAAGAATTGTAATGGTATTAACGGGGCTAGGTCACATACTTGTAAGCATTGTAATACTGAATTTGTAATCGGGGCTACCTCTAAAAATAAGAAGCCCGCCAAGATTAAGAAGCCGAAGAAGTTTGAAGAAATAGAAGATTGGAAGTCTCTTACTAATGGTGATCGTATTAAGGTAATCGGTCGTTCTGGTAATTATTATTTAGGTGAGAACGGCGATAAACAATATATGACTGATGCTGGTATATATACTGTTAAGAATCGCGACTCCGATGGCTTGATTGTTCATGCTAGTGATGGTGGTTGGGGGTATATATATATGGGGCCAGAAAAAGCTTCTGATACCATTCCCAACATGTACCGTTCACCACATAAGATTGTAAGAGCTAATATATCAGTTCGTGTAAAGTAGTCAAATTCCTCCAATATTTACAGTTATTAACACTTATTTATAGAAATGAGGGGCAAAACGCCCCAAATTTAATATGGAGAAAATATCATGAAAACAAAGATAGAATTCTTTACAGATATGAGCGAATTGTTTGAAGAAGACTATGATGATAACGAAGGCTATAAGACATATAGAGAGATAGCTAGTTTAAAGAATAAGAGTCAAATCAAGGAAATGAGAGAGTTGATTGATATGGATATATCTAAAAGATTAGCATATCGACACGCCCTTGCTGCTAATGGTAAAGAACTTACACCTAGACAACTTGACCAGTATCTGACTATTATAGAGTATGCCCTAGACCATATGGAATAGAGTATATACATACATACATATATACCATAGACCCCTATAGCCCCATAAAGGTTACTAGGGGTCTTACTCTATACATACTCTACATACGTACCCATACACTCCATAGACTCTAGAAAAATAGGCATATATGAAAATTTATTATTTATGTGAATTAGCCACGTATAAATCAAGATTTTGGTTTGGACTATGTAGTGTGTTATTACTCTTATGTATATGGAGTATAGTATGTTTGTTATATGTCTTATTTTGTAGTGTTAAACTCATGTGCTGGATAGTAGACTAACTTCCCTATTTAGACTCATTTTTGGGTGTATATAACTAGTAGAATGATGGAAACCATCCCACAAAAAACCATCGAAAAAAATATTAAAAGGGACAAAAACCCACAATTGGGAGAAAAAAATGAGCGATATAAAACAAGAAATGGATCAAGTAATACAAGAACTTGAAAGCAAGGGCATAAAAGCTAATAGTCATACAAATAGTGAACTAACTGGCCTTGGAGATGTTGTAGAGAGTGCATTAAAATCTGTAGGAATTACAGAAGAAAGATTTAAAGAATGGTTCAACTTAAGAGAGTGTAATTGCAGTAAAAGAAAAGCTTGGCTAAATAATCTCTTCAGTTGGAGAAAAAATCAATTATGATATCACAAATAGGTCAAGATGAGTTTGTATTAAATACTTGCAATAAAAAAAATAATGGAATTTTTATAGATATAGGTGCTGGTCATCCTATAGAAATAAATAACACATACATACTTGAGAATGACTTTAATTGGTCTGGACTTTCTTTCGATATAGGGCCACCATACACCCATGCTTGCTCTAATATGTCAATTGAAGAATACGATCAATTTTGGAAAAAAAATAGAAAATCAAAGTTATACATTGGAGATTGTACATCAACGAAATTTGAAGATATCTTCATAGAAAATAATATACCTAAAAATATAGATTATTTATCTATAGATCTTGAACCACCCAAAATAACATTTGAGGTATTAAAAAAATTACCATTTAACAAATACATATTTAATATAATAACATTTGAGCATGATAATTATCGAAATACTGAGATATTATTACCATCAAGAGAATTTTTATGCAATCTTGGATATGAATTGGTTAAAACTGTAAATGATCAAGAAGATTGGTACGTATACAAAAATTAAGTTTGACAACCGACACAGCCGATGTATAATAGTGTAGTACCCTGACACTATACGAGAAATTACATGAAAATTGGCCTCTGTTGTATATCTTTACAGTTGCAGGAACTTGACGATCCAGTTAAGTTCCAGACTATGACATTCAAGCGTTTTTCTAGCTTGCCTAGATCAGAGGCTATATCTATCCTTGGTGATCGCATACTAAACAATATGTATGTTACCAATGAAATAATCAAACATTGTGCCGCCAATGACTATTGCTACAGGCTTAGTAGTGACCTTTTCCCACTTATTACTTATGATGAAGCTAAAGTCGATCTAGAGGATTTGCCTAATTATGATGACATTCAAGACAGTTTTGATATACTGGAGGAAACTATTACCTCTACAAATGTTCGCATTTCTTGTCATCCTAGTGAGTTTAATGTCCTCGCTTCAACCAATGCTTCCGCAGTCGAAAAAACAATCACAGAACTTAATTTCTATTCTTCATTCATGGACCGTATCGGCTGTCCCACAGACTACAGATCTCCCATGAATTTACATGTTCATAACAAGACGGGAGATTACGATGCTATCATATCTAGATTTCTTAGCAATTTTAATCTTCTTGACCCCAATTGTCGTAGCCGATTGGTTGTCGAGAATGACGATAAGATAAACTGTTGGAGTGTACGCGAACTTACCTCTATATTTCATTCTAAGACCGGAATACCAATCACATTCGACTATTTACATCACGCCTGTCATCCAGACGGTTTATCAGAGAACGAGGCTATAAACGCCTGCTACGCAACGTGGGGCGATTATAGACCATTGTTCCATTACAGTGAGAGTCGCCCCGGCAATAATCCACGGGCGCATTCAGATTACGCTAACAATATATTCAATACTCATGGCCTTGACTTTGATCTTGATTTTGAACTCAAAATGAAAGATCATGCAATTTCACGTTATATGGAGAATGTTGTAGGTGCATAATGGATAAAGATAAAGAACCGCTAGTAGTAATAAAAGATATAAAGAAAACTGCTAAGTATATTGGTAAAGATGTTGCTAAAAATAGAGGAATTCCATTAGATGAATTCACTAATTACATCAAACCAAAAGAGATTGTATCTATCATCAAACAATATTCTATATCTAGGGGCGACAAATATCTCATGAATACTAAAATATTGCAAAAAATATTTACTGAGGTACATGATTGGGTTTTAGGAGTCACATTATCCAAAATGGCTTCTAAAGATATAATTGATACATATTGGGATGAAACTTTAAATTGTATGACTTTTGCACCAAAGGAGAATAATAATGGCACGAAAATTGTTTAAGCCTCGACAACATGAATCTGGATCAGTTGTTACTACTAAAACTCATTATGGATCAGATTCTACAATGATTGTAGATCTGTCACAATATAAACCAATTTCAATTAATACAGATGAAGTAGTCTGTAAGGATGATCGTGGATTTTATATCACAAAAAAGAATCGTATAAACAGTGGATTGGCGGACCCTAATCGTCATTCTGACGAAAAAGCAAGGATAACGCTTGAAGAACTAGAAGTTTCAAGTTCTTGACAGGAAATAGACGATACTGTAGAATACGTTCAATCGCAAAGGAGTTAACATGACTTGGCGAGAACTAATGCAGTTCATACAAAAGCAAGATAAACACACTTTAGATGAGGAAGTCAAAATATATGTTCATGCTGACAATTCAGAATATCCAGTAGAGATAACTGAGTTACTTCATGAAGGTTGGATTCCTTATTTAGCAATTAACGAAGAAGAGGAATAATATGACTTGGGGCGAACTTAAAAAGTATATCGAAGATAAGCCCGGTATTCATAACGACGTTGTATATGTTTATGATTTCGTTGATGGTTCTGAGTACGAAGCGGATATTGATGAGTTTAAGGTTAATGATGGAGAATGGTTTCCTAGTATAACGATTAATGCGTCTAACTTGGAGGAATAAACATGAAGATTGCAAATAAGAAGCGTAAACAGGTTTCCATTGAGTTTCTTGAGCATATCAAGAATACTGTCAATGATATGCTTTCTACACGAATTCCTCAGTCTACCAAGCAAAAGCTTTGTATTCTTGTAGAAAAAATGTTAATGGAGACTAAGAGTTATGAAGGATTTAAGTATCTATACTGGAGTAGGTATGGTTGTCTTGATTGGGAAGACGCCAAGCAAAAGGGAGTTTATAAACACGTTCCGCAGGAATATATAATCGGTCCAGATGTTACCAACGATCCAGAATTTATTAGTGACATACAGGGCGAATATTCTAGACGATATATATGATAAAGTTAGCGTCAGCAATAATCATCAGTTCCACAATACCGACTGTTGATTACAGTCCATCAAATAAATATGTGATTGACGGTGATTATTCTGACACTATACGAGAACATTATCCTCAGTTAATTAGACAAGATGATTTGACAGATTTACTATACAAGACTTTAATAGAAGAAATAGAAAGAGGACAACATGGACCGATTCGACATGGAGAATGAACTTACAAATCTAAATAAGATTAGCGACGATATTAAGACTATTGCTGGTCAAATTATTGATGGTACACTAGACAGAGATGATGCATTTGCTGCCCTTCATGGGCTTGCTATTCTTCATGAGGCTAGGTATAATGTCGCTTGGGACACATTCCTACAAGTATTCAAACTTGATGAATATTCTGATCTTCACAATGAAGATGATGATACAAATTCTATAAATGACTGCGATACTTGCGATAGATATATTAAGGATGTATTTTCTAAGTATAATTACCCCGATGAAGATAAAACTGTTTGGTATTAATTATGGATCAAGAACTAGAAGATAAACTTTACGAAAAGTATCCCCAATTCTTTAGTAATAAAGACAAGGGGATTATGCAAAGTTGTATGGCATGGGGTTGTGAATGCGGAAATGGTTGGTTTGATATTATATCCAACCTATGTTGGTACATAAAACAACACGAAGACAACATTATAGGTCAAACAAAATGGAAACAACAAACGAATCCAGATTATATATCTAATTATATTCCAGTAAAGTTTGATCAAATAAAAGAAAAGTTTGGTGGTCTTCGCGTATATCTTAGTGGTGGCGATGATTATGTTAAGGGTTTAGTTAGTATGGCAGAAGGATTTAGTTACAAAATTTGTGAAGTTTGCGGTGAACGCGGAAGCCCGAATAAGGGTGGATGGATAACAACTCTTTGTGAAGGATGTAAAAATAAAAATGGATAAAGTATCTAATCCTATTGAGTTTTTAATTGAGTTTGCTTGGGCAAGCGGTGCTGATCAATTTACAGTCAACAATGCCAAAGATGAACTTAAAAAACTGCGATCTAATGCTGAATTGCCATTCTACAATGTTGCATGGGCCAGTATAAATGAACGTGGAGACATATATAATCTTACATTGCATTATAATCGTTTTGATGAAGAAAGATTAATTCCATTATATGCCAACAGAGAAGAACTAAAGAAGTGGCTTGACAAGAACCGATGACAGTGGTATACTCACTTCTATCAGTCCCGCGTGTAACTTTCTATGACAATTTGAACAAATTACTAGACATTTATCAATTTCTTTCATAATTGTTTCTATAGAGTTTGCACCCTTAGACATTATAGAAATGTTGATTTCTTTTTCGTTTGGATCTAAATGATGAAAATCTAAACAAACTGGAGTATTTTCTTGACAAAAATGACAGCCTTTTTCAGATTTATACTCAGATACAAATTGACGATTACGCTCACGATATAGTACATTATTTTTTCTAGCACGTTTGCGATAATCATCTTTATTTGAAAGATAATGTTTTTTAGAACATTCAGATTGACATTTTTTACATCTAGATTGCAATTTTCCTCTTTGTTTGTCCTTAAATCCAAATTCAGACACATTTTTTTCCTCTTGACAAGTGCCGCAAACTTTGGTATGATACATAGATAACACTCCTCACGGTGGCGAAATTGGTATACGCAAGACACTTAAAATGTCTCGACTATTAGTCATGTGGGTTCGACTCCCACCCGTGAGATTATACACCAAAACGTTTTAAGTAACAACAACAAAATTCAAAAATTACCTTTAAGGAGTAAATTATGCTCAAGCTTGAACTTAGTTTTAATCCATTTGATGATAAAAGCACACAGAATGATGTTAACAGGAGCGGTTATGTGAATATGAGAAACCGATTCTTGGATTCATTTGGCGGTGGTCATATACTTTGCTATAATAATAATCCACGTAAGAAACTCAGTGGTATGAATCATACTACTATGATTAGCGAAGTTATAGACAATAACATCAAAAACAGTTCTGATGCTTATTTCTATATCAATGGATTACGCAAGAAGGATGATATAAAGTCTGTTCGTGCTTGCTACATTGATCTTGATGCTGGTCGAGACAACAATGGACATTATTTTTCTCCTAAGATTGTCAAGGAAAAGAAGAAGCAGTTCCTTAACATGATCAACAGTTTTGCCGTCGAGCCAACATGGGTTGTCGATACACGAAATGGTTATCAAGTTTATTGGGTTCTTTGTGATAAGGATCATCAACTTGGACTTACGAAAAACAAAAAGTATTGGACAGGCATTCAGAAGAAGCTTGCCAATTATTTTAATGCTGATATTCGTGCCATGAAGATTAATCAAATCTTTCGCGTTCCTTATACTTGGTGGCGTAAGCCTTGGGAGGGTAAGAAGTCATATTTTTCTACGCTTCTTGAAGGTTGCAGCGGTAAGAAGGTTAGTATTGTACAACTTCAAGAGGCTCTTACTGGTCAATCAGCACAGATTCATGTTCAGTCCGCAAAGAGCAGCGATGCTTGGTATGAGTCTTGGCGTGAAGCGTCTAAGAAAGCCGATGCCAATTCTGTGCCATTGACAGTTGACGCCGCTACCAGCATACTTAACAAACTGGTTAAGCAAGACGCTAACGCTGTATTGGTTCTTAACGAGGATGATGATATTCCAGATTACAACGAGGCAGATATTGATGAAGATGAGGATACCAATCCAATATTCAGCAATAAGTGCATACCAAATGAAGCTCAACTTCGTTTGCTTTCAACTGTTGTGGATTTTCTCAATCAAGTTTCTACACCATTGTTTTTCAGTAATAATAAGTTTCTTTCTGCTTCGGCAAAAGATCTTGCTGCTAAACTCAGTGATGAATTTTGCGTTGGTTAAACTACTTGGAGAATAACTGATGAAAACTCTTAATGAAATGATTAATGAATTGACCGCTCTGCGTGATAAACTTGGTGGAAATGTTCAGGTATTCTTTGATAAGAATGGCTGCGACGATGCTGCAAGATCAATTACAGATGTTGAGGAAGTAGGATATTTTACAGATGACGATGGAGAGTTTTATTGGACTAGCGATTACGAACCAGAAAACTATCAAGTTCATAAACTGGTCAGAATTTACTCTGACAGAAGTTCTTTGTTTGATAATTTGGAGAATAACTAATGGTTAAAATTCGTTTGGTTACTTTTTACGAAGTCCCAAATTGTTGGAACATAACCAATGATGAAGATGATAGGGATCTTGATGTTCAATTGGGCGAATATGTTTTTGACAATATTGATAACATTACCGCTCCCGGTTTTGAGATAGAAGATTTTGAGATTCCAGATAATCTGACTATGGATTCAAACAAGGAGTTTGTTGTGGATATTTGTCAGGGGCGATCTTTTAACGCTTGGAATGAGGCTGGAGTTGATTTTGGGTCAGAATATTACCAAAATTGGATCTTTTTCAAGAACAAAGAAAACTCTTGGGAAGAATTTTGAGGAGAATAACTAATGACTAATTACTGGATTGAAAAAACTGAAATTTTTGTGTATAACGACGATCAGCAAAATTTGAATGATCACAACTATAATCGTCTTATGAATCATTTATGTGGTCATGAATTTGGTAAGTTTTTGGCCCAAATAGGATTGACTAGACAAGATTCTATTAAATTTCTGATTGACTCTTTAACATACGTTAATGATCAAAATAACGAATTTAATACCTAATATTTGGAGAATAACTAATGACAGATACAGAATTTCTAGAATGGTTAATTGACCGACTAGTTGATGTTTATGGAGAAAATCCTAATGTAGATTTTATTCATAGATTGAGAAAAATTGCTACTAAATCAGAGAATAAAACAATGAACATCTCGCTAGAAGAACTTAAAAATTTAATAATGAAGTATGATCTTATGGAGGGAGAATATCCTGAAAGTAGTTATGAGGGACTAAGCGTGTACGAGTTTATATGTCAAGAACTAGGTAATTAAGTCTGATATTAATAATGACTTGTTCGATGCGAATTACTTTAATCTTCTAAAAAAAACTTTTCATAAGAATAACTAATGGGAATTTTTACAGAAAATGAAGAAGAGTTCAAAAAGAAGGCTAATATTGAACTCTATAATAAACTAAGAGCAAAAGGCTTAGAGCCTAATGAGATTGCCAAGATTATTGGCACTGATGCCGCCAGAGAGGGTTATGATGCCCAAAATGGTTGGGATGGTCATTGGGCTGGATGGCGTTATATCAAAGGTGGTTTGGAGAATAACTAATGAAACTAACTAAAGAGGATATTATAGTATACTCACTATTGATTTTGGGATTTTTGTTTTTTGTAGTAATTGGGCCAATAGGTTTGAGCAGTATGATATGTGAATATTTGGAGAAGAATTAATGTATTTTAATTTTGACCTAAAAGGACTAATACCAGCACTCTTAGTTATGACAGTATTTTCTATCATGGGAATATGGAAAACGATAGAAGTTATTGTTTGGTTGATTAACCATATACGAATAGTCTAAGTGGTGTGTATTATATCGTGGATACCAGGTTTCAGATACTTTGCAGCAACAATCAAATAAGGAGAACAAAATGAAATATTTTTTTGCTATAATCATGACAGTTTTGAGTTTTAACAGTACGGTAAATGCTGAAGGTTTGGTATTTAATTTTCCTCACTCGCCGTATGTTACTGTTACTGGAAATGGTAATGACGTTGCATTATTTGTGGAACGATATCAAGATATTCTTTGGCCGGATTGGCGAGATGATGACAAATATGCTAGAGAAATGATAACTAATCTGAGAAATATTAGACGTACTGGCAAAGCGACTGTATATTATGGTGACGATAAGAGTCAACGAGCAGTTGAACTTGCTAGTCTGGTAATAAATTAAATATTTTAAGGAATAAGAATAAGAATATAAATTATGAGCATAAAATGTGTAGCATTTGATTGTTTTGGTACAGTATTTGATATGAAAGATATATCAAACAATGAAATATGTAAATATATTAATCATATAATTAAGCAAGATTATTCGCCTTACTCCTTTCCCAATAGTTGGTATAACTTAAAAAGTCACCCTGACAGTGCGGAAGGTATTAAACTGTTACAAGAACACGGTTATTTTTGTGTAGCACTAAGTAATGGGTCATATGATCTAATCAAAAGAGTATCAGAATCTAATAATATCTATTGGGATCATATTGTGGACTTGAACAAGCATAAAGTCTACAAGCCACATTTTGATGCTTATAAAACTATAGAAAAAGATACAAACTTTAAACCATTAGAAACACTAATGGTAACTGCTAATCCTAAATTTGGAGATATTGAAGGAGCCAGAAATATTAATATGCGTAGTGCAATTATTAGACATGGCTATCTTAATACAATACCAGAGTTAGTTGGATATATTAAAAATCTTGAGGATTTGGAGAACAAATGAAAGATAAAGTTACAATGTATAATAATCCACAAGAATGGCTTAAAAAACCTCTTGTTATTAGATTAGAAGAACTAAGAAAAGCAAATTGTACTGGCCCTTGTGGTCAATCTATGTTTACTATGAATAAAAGAAGTAGTGAAAATCAAACTCTTACTGAGGCCATAGAGTTAATTACTCACTATTTAAATGAGAAAATCGGCTAAAGTCTGCTATTGACAACTGCCGATGTTAGATGTATACTTACTGAGTAAATGCGGTGGCGAATGTAGTTTAATTGGAAAAACAATTTTCACACAATCGAATAATGTGATCAGTATTGATGGTTCAACTCCATCCATTCGCCCTTAAATTTGGAGAATAAATAATGAGTTTCTGGACAGGTTTCTTTAGTTTATTCGATTGGATGGTTCCTAAAAGTCTAGATGAAAGTCTCTGTGATCTTGACAACAATATGCAAGAGTTGTATGATCGTATGGGGTGGGGAATTTATCATCATCCGTTTGAGCAAGAGGAAAGACAAAGACAAAACGCATTGTATGATAATCCCACAGAATCACAAAAGAGTTGGTTTAAGGAATAGTGTAAATTTTCAGATCAACTAACTATGGATGAATACTATTATGCACAATCTGGCAGAGTTGACCAAGAAAGAAACTATTGGACTAAATTAAAACAACTAGCATCAGAAGATAATATTGTAGAATTTTATAAGCTGTATGCAAAATACTTAGAATGGAATAATGTCCTATCCAACGATAGAAAAACAATTCATAAAATGGCTAAAAAAGTAGCGGAGAATAACTAATGAAATACAAAATTTTATTATTATTGGTTTTTTGTTTTATTGGATGCAATAGTCCAAATCCAAACCAAAAATTATACAAATATTCTGTTAAATTAACTAGACCAGACGGAGTTGTTCACAAAACTTTTATTATAGAAAGTACGGAACAACCTATGGTTAATTCCACCAATGGAGGGCATTCAAAGTTTTTCGAAGCAGAAAAATATAATGGAAAATGGACAGGACGATGGAACAGTCATTTGGCTCCTGTTGGTTGGCTTGTTGAAATTGAACCTTTAGTGGAGAATAACTAATGAATGAAACTTATCAAAGTTACAAAGGCGACACTTTTATCTTTCATCTATTTGATGAGAAGGATACTATTAGGATTGGTCTTGCTAGTAGTTTGGTTTATCCTTCAGTGAATAGGTATGAACTAAGGGAGTTAGCCGATTTTATCCTTCAATATTTGGAGAATAACTAATCGGGAAATCCTCTAAAGTCTACACTTGACAAATGACGATAGTGTGTTATGATGACCTAATACAAAATTGAAGGAAGCGTAGGTAATCATTCTTACTAAACTGTGGACTGGAGTTCCCCGCAGATAAATCATTCTACAAAGTAGAAAAAAGACTCCACCAACTAGGTGTAGTTCAACTTGGCAGAACGCTTGCTTTGGGAGCAAGAGGCTGAGGGTTCAAATCCCTCCATCTAGATTTAGATTTATAAGGAAATACCAATGATACTAGACTCTAATAACAAAGATCATCATAAATATAGAATTTTTGATGCTAATGGAATAGAATTAAAATATTTGATTATGGCAGATACCGAGTCAGGAGCCATCATTAGGTGCGTGTTAACTAGTGATGGAAAATTGCAAAAAGATCACAATAACGATATTATAGTAGAAACCACCAGTGTGCCAGCACCACTAAAATATTTAGCAGAATAATTTGTCATGAATATGACCACAACACATAAACTAGTAATAGCATATTCTAGTGCCACTATATTTATATGTTCTATGTTAGTATGGGATGATCCTCTAATCGGTATGTTGTCTAGTGGATTTTTGTTAGGATTTTTATGTAATGAAATGTTTGGAGAATAACTAATGAGTAATTTTGTAGATGAACAAGTTATTGAGCAACCGGCTTCGTTTGAGAAGGAGTTGTGCGACCTTATTAACAAACACAGTATGGAGAGGTTTAGTAACACGCCCGATTGGGTGTTGGCTCGCCTTCTCGTAAGAACGCTGGACGCTTATGCGTCTGCTGTTCCGTGGATTAGCCCTTCCGTAAACGAGGTAGTTAAGGCTCAGTCTTATTATGACAAATATTGGGCGGCTGAAAATGAATTAACCGCTACTAGAGATGAATTGGATAGAATAAAAGAGATTGTTAAACAAAATAACCTATCATTAGATTTGGAGAATAACTAATGAGTTCTGACGAACTTATAAAAACCCTATATCAAATCAGCGATAGTTTTAAAGAAACTAGTTTGTGGCCTACTATTAGGCTAATTGGTAGTCTTATTATTCTTGGTGTTTTTGTTATTTGTTATATTGTTCTTGATCTTTGGGAAGCATACATACTAAGGAAAATTCTTAAAAGGATAACTAATGAATCCCCTACAACAAGCCACTAAAACTTGGATAGAATCTGTTCAAAAGTTTTATGAAAATACTCCTAAGAATGAACTGACCCAAATTTATATGAGGGGCTATTGGGCTGGTTGGAGTGAGCGACAAATATTGGAATTGGCCGAAAATCTACTAAAGAATGAACAGGATTATCCTTTGTATAGGGAGAATGAATAATGAAAGTTCATGTTGTGATTGATTATCCGGGTGTTGATCCAGATAGTGAAGAAGCAGATAATATTGTTGAGTGTTTGGAAATGGACTTGACCGAATTTGGTGAAGATTATGGTCATATTTGGTATATTGATGATGCTACGGAGGACTAATGAAAAACTCTTTAACATTTAGTTTTGTTCATTTTAGTTTTTATTTCAGTGTGTTACTGGGAACAATAATGAACCTTATGGATAAAGATAAAGCACAATATAGTTTTCCTCCTAATATGGGATGGATTATTATATTAGGTTTTTTGTGTCTTATTTATAGGGATAATAACTAATGGAAAATCAACCAGTGAGCAATTTTAGATATTATCTATTGATATCGTGTTTAGTATCAATTATTATACTGTTAACTAATATAGTTCTAATTTTGGAGAATAAATAATGAGTTCTAACGAACTTATAATCACACTATATCAGATTGGCGATAGTTTTAATAATGAGCCTATCTGGCCTTTTATTGAGCGTATGATCGGTTTAATTTTGCTAGGATGTTGTGTTGTAACTTACGTCTATCTGACAATTAGAGAATCTTATACAATAAGACTAATAAACAAAATAAGGACAATAACTAATGGAAACCCTAATTAACTATCTATTTGGTCGCATGGGCAAAAGAACTTGTCCAATCATCGCTATACATCATATATTTAATACTGGTTTTGATTCTCCTTGGCGAGAATGGTATGAGATCTCTTTTAAGGATGGAAGCAAAGTTGAACTTATTGAGAAACCAAAATGATCAAAATTAAAAGACTACTAAGTTATGGTGGGGCTTGTCCATACCAACTAGAAGCAATAACAAGTGATGATAAGTGGCTTTATATTCGCTATCGTCATGGTGTGTTGAGTTATGTTGTGGCAAATAGTGAAAAAGAATGGATGGATAATGATTGTATAGACTATAATTATAGTGAAGCAATCGGAGATAGTTTGGATGGCTATGCGGATCACGACTTGATTTTTCCTCATCTGTGTGATAAGATAGACTTTCCAGAAAATTTCAGATTGGAGTCTTAAAGGAGTTAGTAGACATGAATAAACCTAACGAAAAACAAAGAGCAATTATTAAATTTTTTCTGAAACAACTAAGTTTTTGGGAGAATACTAATGATATAAATTCACCAACTCACCTTACTGATATTGGTGAAGAATCTTATTATCTGAATGATCATTTATCACCAGAAACTATTAATGATGTAGAACACGTTACAGTACAAATGTATCAAGTAATAAGAAATACCGGGCCTTTTGGATTTTAACTCAAGCGACAGTTGACAACTACCGATAACATGGTAGAATACCACTATGGTACACGCTTACAAATACCCTTGGAATATAAGTATGAATTACTATATTGAAAAGCATGATATGGAAATTATTCTGGATGCGTTGGAAACTTTGCACAACAGAATGAAAACTCGTCAAGATTTCGGTTTGCCAAATGACAAGACATTTTCTATCGAAGATGTTGATGGTCTTTTTCAGAGTTTTGACAACAGTTTTGCAGAGGATAGCAAATGAAACAGAATATTATGAAACAATGGGTCAAGGCTCTTAGGAGCGGCAAATATAAGCAGGGTAAGGGAACTCTCAAGCAATATGATAGCAAGGGAAACGCACAGCATTGTTGTTTGGGCGTTCTTTGTGAATTGTATAATCAGGAAATGAAAAAGAGTAAGAAAAAGACTCTGCCAGAAAAGATCTATAATAAGGATTTTCCTAATGGGTGTACAAAATTTGGAAACAAATTAGATGATTTGCCTGTGGAGGTTAGGAAATGGGCAGGAATGAAAAATAGTATGGGTGAATTCTATACAGGAATAACTTGGTTTGGTGATTATGAGGTAGAAAAAATAAGAGAAAGTCTTGCTGATCTAAATGATACCGGACGAAAGTTTAAAACTATTGCTGGTATTATAGAGAAAAACTGGGAAGTTTTGTGATGATTAATCCAGTAATCTATACAGACGATGGTGGACTAACTTATCGTATAGAATTTGAGCGAACAAAAGATAACATACATTTTGAACATTACAAAACTGTGAAGTATTTGTCTTTAGTTGATTTGATGAAGTTGCGAAATAATATAGATAAGATTACTATTAAATTTAGGAATCCAAATGACAACAATAACTGAACAAGTTGCATCTTATATTTATGATCCGTCTGTTCCTTATGGAACTTATAATGTATTTGCTTGTTATGAAAGTCTAGAGGATTATGATAATCGTAATGTAGATTATTATGATCTTTATGATAAGAGCGGATTGTGTGTGAATAAGGGCGATCCTTTTTATGATTTACCAACATGGAAAGAGGTTTATGAACACTACTATCTTCCATCTATTAGCGAAGCAACCGAAGATCATCCTAGAGACTTGAAGTTTGTATGACTAAAGAAGAAAGATTCGCAGTAAGTTGGTGTTACAGTAGGGCTATGGATTATGTGGAAAAGTATAGTCCCACTAAAAATCCATATGAACATCACACTGGCCCACTTGATCTTATAGTAGATGGTGTTAACATTACTCAAACAATTAAGGAATTGCTAAATGACTCCTCATCCACTTGATGTTGTTGGAGCTTATATTGAAGATGCTAGTAAATATGGCTTGACCGCAGAAGTTGTACTGTATGCATTACAATATATGAAAGCTAATCCAGATAGCACCATAGAAGATGCTATGAACTACGGTTATTTTGAATGGGTTAAATGACAAAGATGAATTAAATTTGCCCCAATAGCTCAATTGCATAGAGCAAATCACTTCTAATGATTAGGTTACAGGTTGGAGTCCTGTTTGGGGTACTTAAACAATAATGTGTATATCTGGATAGAACATTAGATTCTATCCAAGGAGATATATACATGAAATGTACTAAATGCGGTATTAATGATAGACCATATAAAGTAAAAACAGGAAGCAGGAAAGGAAAAATACAATCATATTGTAAAGAATGTAATAAAGAACAGGTTATAAAAAGACAAAGAAAACTAAAACAACAATGCGTTGAATATGCTGGCGGTGAATGCAAAATATGTGGATATAAAGTATATTTGGGAGCATTAGAATTCCATCATTTAGATCCATCTAAGAAAGATATAGGATTTAGTAAATTTGGAAGAACCTCTTGGGATAAAAACAAAGAAAAAATAATAGAAGAATTAGATAAATGCGTATTACTTTGTGCAAATTGTCATAGAGAAGTACATGGCGGATTGCATAAAGAAATGTTGGTTGATCGTTAAGTTAGTAACTTTTATTTGAAAGGAATGTTTATGAAGAATTTTATTTTTACTGTTGCCGCACTACTAGTTGGTGGAGTTGCTTTTGCTGGTGATTGCCAGAATGGAGTCTGCCGCCAGCCAGTTCGTAATGCTGCACGTTCGGTTGTTCGCGTCACAGAGGCTGTTGTAACAGCCCCAGTTCGCGTTACGAAGCGTGTTGTACAGAATACCAAGCAGCGTCGAGCCGCTCGTTATTCTTGCAATACTTGTAACTGATTTATGTCTAACAGTTTAGCGGGTTCTGTTATAAAACAAAAACTCGCCCAAGGAATCTTGGCAGAGAGGTCTAATGCAGCGGTTTACTAAACCGCCGAGGGTTAAAATCCTCCGGGGGTTCGAATCCCTCAGATTCCGTTTAAATATGAATAAATTAGCTACCATAGTATTGAATAACGATATAATAGAGATTCTACATAACGAGAATCTTAAGCATAATCCATATCTTATTAGACTAACTAATTACAACAATGAAAGATATGAAATAAGAGCTAGTAAGGAAGATTTAGAAGAGTTATCAGTCATCATTGACGATATAATAGTTGAGGAACCAACAAAATGAATAACGTAATCTTGACAGACGATGAAGTAGGTGTTATACTTCTACTCATAGAGGATAGCTTAGATGATATATACGGTGGACCTAAGATATTAATTGAATCTATCCAAGATCAAGCTGAAATCATGAAAGAGCTGAAGAGAAAACTAGAAAAACTACTATGATAAAACATTATCCAATTACAAATACCAAAAATGTTGAGGCACTGTATTCTGAAAAAGATGGAGTAAAAGTATCTCACGTTTGCACTACGGAATTAGGTAATGGTCATATTTGTGATGTTTTTTATAGAGATACTCCACATCCAGAGTTTGGCAATAGATATTTTGCAATATTCTTTAAAGGAGATGATCCTTACATTGGCAATGCAGATCAAGTTGAGAATTTAACATTTGGAACTGTGGAAAACGATGAGGGCGATGTAGAATATAGCAGAAGCCGCCATGATTATAAGTCATTCAAGAATGGCAATATGATTGATGGTGGACGAGACTACATTAGATCTAACGGAGATGTTAAAATCTTTGTAGTTCGTGATGGACTTATGGTTCATTATGGAGTAAATAAGTGAATCAAAAGCAAAAAGATCAAATACTTGAGATTATAAAACTTTGCAACCAAAAGATTAAAGACCAAAAACAGCATGAAAAAGATGCTGGATATGGCGAGGACTATACTGATGGAAGAATTGTTGGTGGTGCTGCGTTGGCACGACGAATATTGGATATGTTAAAAGGTTTTCAACTTTAAAAGGATAAATTATGAAGAGTACGAATTATTTTCTAGTGGCCGCATTTGCAAGTTTTGTTTTTAGTGTTACATTATGGTTTGCTGGTGATGCTGATATTAACAAGCAGCAAGCAATCTTTGTGGGTCTTTGGGTTCCTTCTATTCTGGCACTGGGCAATCTAACCAAATGAGCGACTTTGTTATTTTTATTGTGGGAATAGTGGTAACTCTCATCGCCGGGATGGGAGTTATTACTAGTCAAATTTTTATGGGATACAAAAAGCCTCCCATTTATTATAAGGAACCAGAGTATGCTGTGGATAAGTCTGCCTAAAGTTTTAGAGATAACTTGCGGTATATTACTAGCACGATCAATACTTTATGGAGTGAGTAAAATCAAGAAGTGAATTAACACTCGCCTTTGGGTTGATCGCCAAGGGTAGCATCCTGAGCCTCTAGTTCGTCTATGCTTGACGTTCAACGCTCAATAATGGGGGTGCTTTCAATACAAAGCATAATATGAAAACAACTAAAGAAAAAATAGTTAAAGTTCTCGACAAAATCTATTGTGATGTTTGTGGAGAATCTTGCACAAAAGGCGACGAAGAAAATGGGTGGACTGACCATGAATATGCCACGATAGAGGCGACTTGGGGATATTGGTCAAAGCAAGATGGAACTCAATATCATATTGAAATGTGCGAGAACTGTTTTAATGAAGTGTTGGAGTCTCTTAAAAAGAAACGCAAGAAGTTTTTGGGGCCATTCAAATACCCATACGATACTGATCCATTAGAAGGAAAGAGTTATTTTCCATCATGAAACTAAATAAAAGAGCCAGATTCCATTACTGGAGTTGTAGTAAATTTGCCGATTGGATCAGAGGAACAAATAAACCCTTCGCTCTTGAGTGGGACGCATGGGATACTTGGAAAGAAGAAGCAAAAAAGAAACACCCATTTAGGTATTGGGTGGCAGATGAATTTCTTGATTATATACAAGATTTTATCAATTTGCCGATGGATATCTATCATACCATAGATATCTATGTTCGTAATCGTTATATTGATAAGATTCATTATCTTCGCACAGGACTAACTCCCGGCCAATATTATGATCTGGATTGGAGAATCCTAAACGGTCTTTTTAACGAATTGGTTATTTATGTTGAGAGTGAACTAGCTCATACCATGAAAGCATATCCAGACCGTAATTATAAGTTTGTTAATGGAAGATGTAAACTTGCTGGTTTAGATCATCTTAACTGGGCTATGAATCTTGTTATGAATGAAGATTATGGAATAACTATAAATGATGAAGATTATGGCAAGCCTACTCATCAAGCAATAGTTGCAAAAAAGGTTTACGAGTTGTATAATTGGTGGACTAATAGAGATGATAGAGTTGACCCATACACTCTCTTTACAAAAGAAAAAGATGGACAATACTATTATCGTAAGATTGATGAGATGGAAAATCAGTACGATCAAGAAGATACTGATATGCTAATTGAATTAGTTAAGATTAGGAGTTCACTATGGACTTGAACTATAATGTTAATAAACCAGATCTAGAATATGATCTCATTAATAATGATCGGATAGTAGAGAAATGCCAAAATAGCGATGTTTATGCACAAAATCTATATGCTGCCATGTGCAATAATAGATTTTTTTATGGAGATAATGAATGGAGTTGCTCATGGAGAATGAGTGGTGGAATAGTAGCAGATATTAGAGATGGTGGTGAAGAATACATTGATTGGTATTGTTCTGGTACGATAACAGAAATTCCCGGCTACGTTGAAGAAGGATTTGTAACTGACGAAATTCGTCTTGATTTAATGATGATGGGATGGGTTGTCAAACCTTATGAACCAAGATTAAACCCCGGAATTTATAGGAACGAATGGAAATGAACATTGATATATCTAAAAACGAAGCATGGAAAATTCTTGACGCCTTAAAAGCTTATCAAAAAGACTATGCTCTAACAGCACCAATTACTAAAACAATAGACACATTAATCAAAAAACTGAAAGAAATAACAGATGAATAAAAGGCAGCACCAACTAAATGATTACTTATGTGAACAACATTCTGATACAGATTACAATATTGATATTATTAAATCTCGCATTGACAATATTAATGAAGAAATACGACGCTTAGACAATGATAGATTCTTTTTAACTTTAACCTTATTTAATCTTCAAAATAGAAAGATGGAAGAAAATGGAGATGAATAAAAAATTACACATCACAATGTGTGCAGAAGATGTGAAAGATTCTATAATCAAAAATCTATATTATAGTCAGGGCATCAGTGGTATATTTGATGTAAAATTTAAGACTAAAAGAGAATTTTACAAGGGTATTGATCCTCATGACAGCGATTATCGTTGGGTGTTTGATGGTGCAGAAATTATAATAGACTTAAATGAGCGATGAAAATTTACCAATACTTGGATCATCTATAAATGATGGAGAATCAGCCCCATTTGCTGATCTTTATTTAGATCTTTTCCCAGAATGGTATGATGTAGAATGATAGCACTAAAAATTAATCCAGAACTAACATGCGACAAAGTATGCCACGCCATACAAAAATTATTAAAATCTGGCAATCATAACGACGATATATTAGTCATTGAAATAAAACAGATAATTAATACTACTGATGAGATGATACCAAAGTTGACACATGAGATCATAAATGAATAAATTAGATTTAACCAACACTACATTATTTTGTCTTAGCAACATAAAAATAAACGAGACATTATTAGCTATAAAAACTTGTGAATATTATGCACAATTTAATAATACTATGTTTATTCAAGATCCAACAATAAAAAACAGTTATGATTATAGTCAATTTATTATCAACAAATTACCATATATTATATCTACAGATTTTGTGCTTATAATTCAATGGGATGGATTTATTATCAATCCTAATGCTTGGACAGAAGAATTTTTTAACTATGATTATATAGGAGCGCCATGGCCGGATTTTCAAAACCTATGCGGCAATGGGGGGTTTAGTTTACGAAGTAAAAAATTTCTTAGCCAACAAAAAGAATTATCACCATACATAAATTATCAACAAATTTTAATGTCTGGAGTCGGAGAAGACTTACCAGAAGATTTTATCTTATGTTACTGTTACAGAAATTATTTCGAACAAAATGGATGCAAATTTGCACCAACAAATATTGGATATAAATTTTCTATAGAGATGGGAGAATACGATAAAGATAATTTGCCATTTGGTTTTCATGGTTTACATCACTTAAAAGATTTCGAATCTTTACTTTGTCACTAAATCATGAATTAATAAGTGTATAAATTCAAGGAAGATTATTTTTCCACTTGGAGGGTTTATACATGAAAAATTCCCTAACCAGCGTTCTTTTATTTTCATTACTAATATCTATAGCTTCGGTTTTTGCTATGGATAATAACAAAGAAAAAACTCTTATTATTTTTTCTGCCGATTGGTGTAAATACTGCCAAGTTGCCAAGCAAGATATGGCAAATCATCCCAAATTATCAGAGGCAATAAAAAATTATACCATCGTAGATGTAGATTTTGATGTTGACAAAGAGATAGTTAGAGGGTACAATATAAAAAGCATCCCATGCTTTGTAGTTTTTGAGAACGGAAAAGAAAAATCAAGATTACAAGGATACAAGGGTCCAAACAGTTTATTATTACTTCTGAAATAGGGGGCGTAAAGGTTTCGACTACATAAAGAAGATTATATTAGCAAGTAGTGGTTGATCGACAGGCCACTTTAAAAGTCGATTAAAACGCTTTAACTGGCGAAACTCAGTTAGCACTTGCTGCCTGACAAAAAAGGGCAGTAACAGACTGCGATTGCGAATGAGGGTAGCGATCAAAAGTCTGTCGTTAAATCCCTCTGCACTTACAATACCCAGCGGGTTGTAGGTTAAGAGAAGCTGGTAAGACAGAAAGAATCTTGTTTGTTCTATACTTCTGTTTAACTTATGAACAAAATAAACTTGTAGAAGATATAGTTTGATATATGTTAGGACAGGGGTTCGACTCCCCTCGCCTCCAATAATATTATGGAAACTATTGCTTGGATATGCTTGGGTTTTGTATATTTTATGTGTGCAATACTCACAATATTGATAATTAAACATGAAAGGTAATCATGACTATTGAACAGTTGCGACATAGCGGATACAAAGTTAAAGTCTTACACAATCGTCTTTACAATGGTGTTTATATTTGGCAAAACAGAGTAAAACAAATTGATGGACCTATAGATCCAGACGCCAAGGGTGGATCAACAATGGTAATAATCGATAGTCCAGACGGCCAACATTTTGAGGGAGTAGCAATTTGTAGTAAAAAAGAAAACTACAATAAGAGGATGGGCGTTAAGATTGCACTTGGGAGGGCACTATATGGAAGTGGAAGCAACACAGCGTGAATTTAATTTTATTGATGATATCAATATAGATATTAATGAAGAACTTACTCCATTAATAGTAGATGGTATTAGCATGAAAGAATACAGCATTTCTAAAAGTGGAAATGTATATTCGCATTTGCAATCTATAAGGAGGCCAAATTCCAATAGAGGATTTGATACTATATATAATCCTAATTATAAAAAATTATTAACACCAGATATCAAAAAAGATGGATACAAATGTGTCAGAATAAATTTTGACTCAGGAACATTTGATTATAATTACTACTGTAATTCATCATCTATTACCAATAGACAAAGAAGGTCATGCCGAGTTCATAGATTGGTAATAGATAGCTGGAAACCATTTGATCAAAATCTTCCAGATGAAATTAATAAAACAGATTATGAAAATACACCAGAATCAATTAAAACACTGTTAAAAGATTTGTTCTTAGTAAATCATATAGATCATGACAGATCAAACAATAATCTGGAAAATTTAGAAAGAGTAACCCATAAACAAAATAGTAGACTAGCTACTCAATACTATAGCGTCGGAAATGAATAAGTTATACTATGGATTTAGATGATTATATTAATAGCCTAACAAGAAAAATACAAGATCTGGAGACTTCGATAGATTCACTAAAATTAGAAGTAAAAACACAAAGAAAAGAAATAGCAGTACTTAGAGAAGAAAAACGTATACTATTTAATAATAATGTTCCCGGTAAGTGTATAGATTGGTGGCCTTCCATATCAATCCCACCGGAGAAAAATAATGACTAAATATGTTATTACATTCTTGACTACTACGTTATTTATGTCTTTAATCATACACCTAGCAAATTATGAAGATATGTATCATACTAAGAAGCAGAATGAAATGTCTGAACAAATGATACGTAATATGTCTGACAAAATAATGGAATTAGAATCAAAGGTTGCGGACTGAGCCGTAAAAGTGTATAATACAATAGCCGCGTTGGCTAAATGTGGATGCCACAAAATGGGTCCATATAAATAGTTAAGCTTAATTGCTGTAACAAGGAGATTTATTATGACATTTTCAATTTCTAATTATCGACCTCTACTAAGACCAAAGCGTGTAGATTTATTTTCTGAGGTCAACAAAGAATTAGACCATATTTTCAATGAAATGTTTAATGGTCAATACTTTGCAAATAAAAAATCCAAAGGATATCCCCTTGTAGATGTAATAAGACAAAATCATAGTCTTATACTACAATTTACAGTCCCCGGAGTAAAACTAGAAGATATAAATGTTAATATTTCTGATACTGAAGAAGGTAAGATATTAGAAGTATCTGGAAAACTATCAGAGGAATATAGATCTTTTGGTGATGAAAATTATCATATTAGAGAATTGTCTAGCCAAGATTTTAGAAGAATTATTAGATTACCAGACGATATAGAAAACAATGAACCTTTAGCAGTTTTGCGTAATGGAATCTTGACTTTAACATTCGAAATTATTAAATCTCAAGAATCTACTCCGCAGGTCAAACCAGTTAAAATAATACAGGGGTAAGATGTTATTTTTTTGGTTAAACAACAAATTATTTCGTAAGTACTTGAATCTTCTGCAAAAATTAACTATGCAGAATATTCAACCAATTGCATTCCAATGTAACTTTTTATATAGAGAGGGTAAAGAAATGCTAGTATATAATGTAACAGCCGGTGCCGTAGTAGACAAGGACGTAGCAGAGCGTAGGCTAAGTGTAACAGTAAATGGCGAGGTTCGTGAAACTAAGCCTTTTGCTCCAGATACAACAGCTTTTGGTGAATTATCCTTTGCCGATAACGACAAAGTTGTTTTAACTTTAGTAGATGTCGATGATGCTGGCAACGTGAGTTCACCGGCCACAGTAGAATTCGTAGCACTAGATACCGTGGCTCCAGCGGCTCCCGGCGAATTTGGTGTATCATTTATACGTGAAGAGTGAGAATAAATAAATAGGTCAAACATTGAGGGGGTAGCGAAAGCTGCCCCCTTTTTATTTGGTGTATATAATACTATGCTCAATTGGTTAAAAAATAAATTAAATGATTATTCTAGATCTCCAAAATGGTCTAGCGTGAGAAAGGAGCATTTATTAAATGAACCTAATTGTCGGGCTTGCAATAGGAAAAAAGACTTAGAAGTTCATCATATAGTACCTTATCATATAAATCCAGAAGATGAATTAAATCCTAGTAATTTAATTACATTATGCTCTAACTGCCATTTATTGTTTGGACACTTGATGGACTATAAAAGTTGGAATGAAAATGTCGTAGAAGACTGTAATAATTTTTCATCCAAAATAAAGAATAGGCCATATCATGAACAATCTCATCAAGTTAATAATACTTTCTCTAGTTTTTTTAAGTGGTAAAACTTACTCTGGAACAATTGATCCTAATACTCCAGATGAAAAATATATTGAATATGGTAAAGAATTTGAATGCGTGTTAGAGATAATGGGTTCTTATGATAAGACAAATAATTTTTTTTACGGATCTGCCGTTGCTATAGACCCTCACTGGATTTTAACTGCGGCTCATGTTGTGAAAGATGCTAAAATAGTATTCATTTATGATGACACAAAAAAGAAAGCCACTGGTATAGACTTAGTTATACCTCATCATGATTTTGAAGAATCAAAATTTGGAATTGCCGACATAGCACTATGTTATACATCTTCTGATATTGGATTAGATTCTTATCCATCACTTTATGAAGATACTGATGAATTAGAAAAATTATGTTCAATAGCTGGATATGGGCAAACTGGTAATTTTAACACAGGAATATATATATCAGATAATCATAAAAGGGCTGGAACCAATAGAATAGATTTCATAGAAAATGATTTATTGATATGTTCACCATCTAGAAACGACAAGACAAAACTTGAATTTTTAATAGGAAACGGAGATAGCGGTGGAGGTCTTTTTATAGATGGAAAATTGGCTGGGATCAATTCTTGCGTTACGGCAGTTGACAAAAAGCCCAACTCCACGTATAATGATGATGGTGGTCATACAAGAGTCAGTAAGTTTTTTGGATGGATAAAAGAGCAAATGCAAAAAAAAGAGGGCAAGCACTAGGCTTACCCTCTTAACCAAACATACGTATATTTTTCTATCAAACCTGTCCGATATTATTCTTCTGCTACATCGTATGTAGCATTGCTCACATTTAATACAGAAGTAATAGTATATGACTTTGTAATAGTTGGATTGTCACCCACTACATTTGTTGTATCAACAGAACGTGTGATTGAAAAATTTTGTAAAACTCCAGAATCACTAGCTGTTAATGTATCATTGATATCAACAATACGATTGTATGCTGCATCTACAACAGAATAAACAAACTCACGAAAATCACCGCTTGTAGAAGCCCCATAACTTTCTAATGCGGCAAAAGGAATTGTTACGGCTGTATTTGAACATGCAGCTGATGCAAATGCTGTTGTAATTGGTAAAAATTGACCCGAATGCGCAGGACTCCAAGACATAATATATCTCCTTATAAGGGACTAATTAACGAGTACTCATATAAATATACACAAAATTATGGATATAACACTATTAGTAGGTACATGCGATAAATACAATTTTTTGTGGAAAAACTTTTCAATATTATTTGATAGATATTGGGATCACTCCATAAATATATCTAAATATTTCTTATCCGAAACTGTGTCATATAATGACTATGGATTTAAGTCTATTTTACCGGGCAAAATTCCATATTCCGATTGCCTAAAGTATGCTCTTAAATGTGTCGATACTAAGTATATTTTATGGATGCAAGATGATTACTTTCTGCAAAAAACTATTTGTAAATCTCAGTTTCAATATTATATGAATCTAATTGATATAGGAATTGATAGGTTTGGCATACATGATGACAGTATTTATTATAGCAAATATCATATAATTAACAATATATATAAATTACATCAATATAGCTTATATACTATATCTATGCAAGCCTCAATATGGAATAAAGAATTCTTTGAGTCGTGTTTAATATCTAGTGGGACTGAAACTCCTTGGGAATTTGAAGTCAATGGAAGTCAAAGATTAAACAATAAAAATCACAATATTGTGTTTGACAAACAAGAAACTCCATGGTATAAGGAAGCCATGAGAAAGGGGCAATTTACTACTGATTATTACTCTATATTAGAATCAGAAAGACTGATATGAAATTTGAAGAAGCACTTCGATTGAAAATTGGTGATAAAATTTATACACATTCTGGAGAGACAGTTGTAGTATCCGGGTGGAGCAAAAAATTTGACAACCCGTGTATATCAGATGATTTATATTTTACGTGTATCGATACATCATTAAATACCATTCAGTATAGATATGATGAACTTTGTGGCCCAGAACTATGCGATGAAGACAAAATGTTTATTGAGTGGTATCATAACGAATCTCCACAAAATGAAAATATGATTTCATACTTAAAATCTGCTTTTATGAAAGGTTTTCAGTGTGGATATTCCCACAAGCAACGTATATCCTGCGAAGATCAATTGCAAAAATAATATGTTTAAAATCACAGAAGTAAAAAGTTGGGCAAAACGCTGGGGATACTCTATAATAAAAGAGAAGGATGACAGTGTTAATGGTGCTAGTTATTACTGGTGTAAAGATGATGACTCCTCAATAACTGGCGTAGCTTTAAGTGTAAGTAAAGTTGCCGCAGCTGTATATAATCATATGACAGAAAATAGATGGATTGAACATCAAAAACAATACAGGAAAATACAAAATGGACCAAGTGAAATTAATTAGTGTCACTCCAGATGCTGAAAAAAATATCGCTTATTGTGCTAGAGTAAGCAATCCTAATAATCAAGACAATGAGAACTATGCTAAACTTTTAAAGTATTGCATAGACCACAAACATTGGTCAATATTTGAAATGGCTTTTCTCACTCTAGAGATTAATACCACAAGAGGACTTGCTGCACAAATTTTAAGGCATAGAAGCTTTACATTCCAAGAATTTAGCCAGAGGTATGCAGACGCAACTTTATTAGGCGAGGATATACCACTGTTTGAACTTCGCCGCCAAGACAATAAAAATAGACAAAATAGTATTAATGATATTGACCAAGAAACAATTGTAAAGTGGAATACTCAAATACGAGAACATTTTGCAAAAGCAAAAGCTTTATATGATGGAATGATTAAAGACGGTGTAGCAAAAGAATGTGCAAGGTTTGTGTTACCACTCGCTACTCCGACTAGAATGTATATTAGTGGCAGTGTAAGGTCGTGGATTACATACATAGCATTGCGAGAAAAAAACGGCACTCAGAAAGAACATATCGAAATTGCTAAAAGTTGTAAAAAAATATTCTGTGAACAATTTCCTATAATTTCAGAAGCATTAGGTGGTTTTATGCAAGATTGGTGTATATAAGAATGTATAGTATATAAATATACATTCTAGGAGACACTATTATGCCAAGAAATAAGAGTTTAAAAATAGGTGATATAATTGGCTCAAATAATTTAGAAGTTTTAGATACAAAAACTGTAGCTGAAGGCACAACGAAAACAAAACGAGGCTGGTCTAAAGTTCATTGTAGACTATGTAAAAAAAATAAATGGATGAGAAATAATATCTTAAAAAGAGAAAGAACCACAAGTTGTGGATGCGTATCTAGAGATTCTAAAACTTGGAAAATAAAAAAACAAAGGAATATGACTTGGCAATTAGACAAAGGAGAGTCAGCATTTAATAATTTGTTTTCTCAATATGCACACAGTGCAAAAAAAAGAAATCTATCTTTTGAGTTATCAAAAATAGAATTTAAACAATTAACTAAAAAACCATGTTATTATTGCGGAAGAGAACCACATAGAATAATAAAAGGACAAGGAAAAACTAGTGGGGACTATGTATATAATGGTTTAGACAGAGTAAACAACGATATTGGATACAATATTGATAATATTGTCAGTTGTTGTTTTGATTGTAATTCTGGCAAAAGAACTTTGTCACAACAAGATTTTTTTGCACACATTAAACGAATTTATGACTTACATTATGAAAAAATGCAAACAAATTTTTAATCAACAATTTCCTTTAATTAGCGAGGCTTTAGGTTGGAATGAAACTCAAACTTGAAATGTCCGAAAGTGACATTGTTCGTGCGATGCGTGATAATAGACATTCGCCTTTAGAACTATTAGCAGCACGGGTTTTTAAGGAAGATATAAAGAATGTAGAAGTCACAAATGATTCTATAATATTATGGGATGATTCTATAAATGACTACAATTCATATCGATATTGCACTGAAGATATAGATACAATAGTATCTTTCGTGGATGAATGGGCAGATTACGTTGATGGACACTTGGTTGATTTTGCATTGGAACCAATATCATTTTGCGTAGAAGAGAACCCGTAAAAAAATTAACGCCACGCCTTGACAACGCCGATAACTCTGGTATACTCAGAGGCATACACAGCACTTAAGCACTTTTTAGGAGATTAGCAATTATGAAACTTCACGCTGGTACGAACGTCATTGAGAAGTCTGGTCAGTTCGAAGAGTCTAAGTTTAGTATTGAGGCTTCGTCTAAGGCTTTCTTTATTCTTTCTGACGGTCTTTATTCTAACAAGATTCTTGCTGTTGTTCGTGAACTTTCCACGAATGCTTATGATTCTCACGTTGAAGCTGGTAAGGCCGACGTTCCTTTTGATGTTCATATTCCGACTCATCTTGAGCCGACGTTTTTTATTCGTGATTATGGCACAAGCATGAATCACGAAGATTGTATGCAACTGTATACTACGTATTTCCGTAGTACCCGTAATAATAGCAATGATGCTGTTGGTTGCCTTGGTCTTGGTAGCAAGGCTCCGTTTGCTTACGCCGATAGTTTTACTGTCGAAGCATATCTTAATGGTATTCGCCGCCTCTATACTGCATACAAGAATGAGGACGGTAGCCCCGTTTTTTCTCTTCTGGATGAAACTGAAACTTCTGAGGCTAATGGCATCAAGGTTTCTATTAATGTCAATACGAACGATGTTAATCGTTTTCACAGTGAAGCAGTTCGCGTATATGAATATTTTAAGGTCAAGCCTAACTTTATTGGACAGAAACTTTCATTCCGCAATGTAGATAAAGTTCTTGCTGGTAAGAATTGGTATTTTGATGACAATGCTAACGACAACTTGATTATCATGGGTCAGATTGCATACCCAATTGACACTTATCAACTTATTTCTAATCTTGACAAGTCCTTTGAGCGTCATCGTCGCTTTGTTGAACACTCTGATGGTCTGCGTATTTTCGTGAACATTGGGGATGTTGATATTACTCCTAGTCGCGAGTCACTTTCTTATAGCCGCGAGACTAAGAATAATATTCTTACGATTGTTGATGCTATTACGCATGAAATCAAGGATAAGATTGAAGAGCAAATTGCTAATCAACCCTCTTTGTTTAAGGCTCGTATGAAGTATGTTCAAATTAGCAATCAGTGTTCTTCGATCAGCACTGCTATGGAGTCTCTCCAGAAGTCTATCGCTTGGAAAGAGATGAAACTTTTTGATAGCGTTGCTGGTGAATACATTAATATTAAGGATAAGATTGTTCTTAATAGTCTTGACAAGTCTCAATATCGTTCCAAGGTAGATATCAAGTACGGCATTGAACGTATGTGCTTTACAGAAAATGCCAAGTTTTTTATTGACGATCTGACTCGCGGAGGATTGAGTCGTATCCGTCAATATATGAAAGATCGAAGCGGTTCTCAAATCTCTTATGTTTACAAACTTAAGGATAATGAGACTGTTGACAACTCCAATCTCCTTGTTATGATGGGTAATGCCTCTAGGGAAGATGTTATTCTTACATCTACTCTTGATAAGGTGAACTATAATCGTACTAGGAGTATTGGCGGAAGTTCCGAACCGGTTGTTCAAGTTCAAGTTTTTAATGAAGAAACTGGACACTTTGAAGAGTGCAAGATGAGTGTAAAGTATGAGAATGCACATTATTTCAAAGAGTCTAAAGAGACTGTTAATCTTGTAAACTCTGAAGTCGCTGTGCATTATCTTGAGGGTATTCTTGGTTATGTACACAAGAATTATGCAGATATGATCGGTGATGCCACATTTTATATCATCAAGCCTTCTGTTATCAAAAACAGGAAGCTTGAAGAGCGTGATAATTGGTTTGACGGTGCTTCTCTGATTGGAAATATTCTTAACAAGGCGGCTATTGCGAACAAGAAGAATATTATTGAGTGCCAGAAGAGGTATTATCTCTCTAGTCAGCGTCATGATCGCTGGAAGGATTGCATCATGATGACTACTACAGACAATGAACTTAAAAGGATTGTTCTTGAGCATGATGCTCACGCAAAGGAACTCAATGCCATTCGTCAAGATATGAACTACATCTACGAGGCATCGCACAGATTCCCTTCAATTGAATCTATCAATTTGTCTGGAATCAAGTTGGATGATACTAGGTATTCTGCTAGGTTTGACGAAGAGATTAAGAGGTATCCTATGCTTCGACTTCTTTCCAATGTTTGGTCAGATCAAGATAGGAAACTTGTTGCAGATTACATCGACACTGTAAACGTCGGTGCTAACGCGATGAATGTTTTGAACGCTATGTGATGCTATAATACACTAAGGAGACACACAAATGAAATACATTATTGCAAATGATGGTACGGTTACTGCGGTTGTTAGTGGTCAGACATATTGCTTTGGCAAGTCTCATCCTAATTATAATAAGCTTATTGGTTATCTTAAGACTAATAATGTTGAACATTTTGAAGCGGCCTATGATATTATCTCTAAGGTAAATTCTTACTGTGAGGGATATGTAAATTGCCAAGATGGTAGTCTTAGCTGGGATGGTATTAAGATGCCAGATATGTTCACTGGAACAATTCTTGATATGATTAAGCAGGGCTTTCCTTTTGAACCAATGCTTAACTTTCTTGACAATCTGAGCCAGAACCCTTCTGATCACGCAGTTGTAGAACTGTTTGATTTTATGGAAAACAAGAACATGCCTATTACTTACGATGGTCATTTCTTGGCATACAAGGCTGTTCGCAATGACTATAAGGATATTTACTCTGGTACTTTCAATAATAATGTTGGTGATATTTGTTCTGTGCCTCGTAGTGCTGTAGACAGCAATCGTAGCAATGGATGCGGACACGGTTTGCACGTTGGTGCGATTGATTATGCAAAGAGTTATGGCGGCATTGATCTTGATGATATTGATGGCGGTGGGAATGATGGTGGAAATCGTCTTATGATTTGCAAGGTCAATCCACGCGATGTAGTCAGCGTTCCTACTGATTCTAAATTTCAGAAGCTTCGTTGCTGCCAGTATGAAGTTGTAGCTGAATTCGATAGTATTTTTGATAAGGTTGTTCATATGACTAGCGACGATATTGCTCACGTTCAACGTCAGAAGCGTAATCGTGAATGGATTGTTGAAGTCACCGCAAAGATTGAACGCCTTAATAAAGTTCTCTCAAGGCGTATGCAGACAGTGAGTGTTTGAGTGTGTGTGTTGAAGCCGATGGGGGAAGAAATTCCCCTGTCGGTTTTTTCGTGGAGATATAAATGAATATTAATAATGACATTAAACTTGACTTTGACGATGTATTACTCGTTCCACAGCGATCCCGAGCCGCTTCACGGTCCTTGGTCGATCTAAAAAGAACATTCAAATTTTTCCATTCATCTTTGGAGTGGAGCGGTACTCCTATAATATCTTCTAATATGGATACCACTGGTACTTTTCAAATGGCTGAATCATTATCTAAGAGAGATTGCATAACATGCCTACATAAGCACCACAATGTAAATGATTACATTTTAAATATGCAAAATCTTAATACATTTTGGTACAGTATGGGAATTAGTGACGATGAAATCACTAAACTCAAAAAACTTGTTGACTCTATTGAAGCCGTTCCTAATATATGTATTGATGTTGCAAATGGATATACTGATCAATTTGTAGATCACTGTGCTATGATAAGAGAAAAGTTTGGCACTAGAACTATAATAATGGCTGGCAATGTATGCACTCCAGAAATGGTTCATGAATTAATCTTGCACGGTGGCGTTGACATTGTTAAAGTTGGCATAGGTCCGGGATCAGCGTGTACAACTCGTCTAAAAACAGGAATTGGATATCCTCAACTTTCTGCTATTGATGAATGTTCTCATGCCGCACATGGATTAAAAGCTAAAGATAAATATTTGGGAAGAATCTGTGCTGATGGTGGTTGTAGAACCCCATCAGACGTTGTAAAAGCGTTTGCGGCAGGGGCAGACTTTGTTATGCTTGGTGGTATGCTTGCTGGCACAGAACAATGCGAAGGAGAATGGAGTTGGACAAATGAGGGAAGAGTATTAAAGTTCTATGGAATGAGTTCACATGAAGCACAAGAAAAATATGGTGGAATTAAGAATTATCGTGCTAGTGAAGGTAGAGTAAAGTCTATTCCATATAAAGGAGAAGCTTTAGACATAATAGATGATATACTTGGTGGTATACGTAGTGCATGTGCTTATGTCGGTGCAGATAGTTTAAAAGATCTGCCTAAGTGTGCAGAATTTGTTAGAGTCAATAGAGTACATTTTGACAAGAGCGTATAATGGCTATTCCTGCTATAATAATATCGACGCTGTGTTATTTATTTACATCAATTAATTGTTATATTCAAAACGATAAGCCTCACTGTGTAATGTGGGCTGGATATGTTTTTGCAAACCTTGGACTACTTTGGTATGAACTTACAAAACTTTAAATGGGATATAAGGTTTTTAGATTTGGCAAAGCTTGTATCAACTTGGTCTAAAGATCCATCTACTAAAATTGGTGCAGTTATAACAGACAGTGATAATAAAATTATATCACTTGGATATAATGGATTCCCAAAAAAACTTGCAGATGATGACAGATTAAATAATAGAGAAACAAAATATAAAATGATTATTCATGGAGAAATGAATGCCATCTTATCTGCAAATAGATCGCTTGAAGGATGTACTTTATATACTTATCCTTTTATGCCATGCCCACGTTGTGCATCGATGGTTATACAAACTGGAATCAATCGTATAGTATCATATAAAAACATTAATGAAAGATGGGCAGAAGAATTTGAACTGTCATTATCGTTATTTAAAGAAGCAAACATAGAATATACGGAATATGAGAATGAGTTCTAATAAAAATAGATCCATAAATGAGACATTAGATTTTATAGAAGAATGTATTCATTCCAATAAACTAGAATTTCTTGCTCAATTAATAGTTAAATTAGAAAGTGAATATATTGAAATTGCAAGAATATCGACGGATGACAATTACAAATCAAATTGGACCCATTTACAAGTTTTAGATTATTTGACATATGAACAAAGACCATAGTGTTTTTGTGTCAGCACAGAACTATAATATGACAAACAAAGGAGGAGATATGACAGTAATAGATATGGCTAAAGCTCATCTTCAAAATGTTGTTCAACGTATAGAGGACTTGACTAAGCAGCAGGGACTAATACAAAAAGAAATTGAACAACTCAAAGTTTATGTAGATAATGGCGTAAAAGATATACAAACATATGAAAGCAAAGTTAATGAAGGAGATTGAAATGAATTATAGTGAATTCTTAAATAAGTTGTCTAATATTGCTAATGCTTATCATTGGGATATTAACCAAAATCGTGTAAATGCAACTATTCAAAGTGGCAATTACAAGGGTTTTACATTAAATCCAATCACCGCACTAGCCCACAAGTCTGGTTTTGGTTTTTTCAACAATAACAGAGAAGATACCGAATTTGCAGCAAGACTTCTTGGCATTCCACGAACATTTGCCAGAAATGTATATAGTGCCACATTAGCGTCTGACAATCGCGGAAACACACAGGTTTTAAGAGGTAGGATTCGTTCAGCATTGGAGGTATGATAGCATGAATATTAACACTTGGCTAGGTTGTGGTAGATTAACGAAAGATGCCGAAATTAGTACTACACAAAAGGGTACTTCAATGGCTAAATTTCGTATGGCAGTAAATGATCGTAGAAACGAAGAAACTCTTTTTTTGAATATCTTATGCTTTGGAAAGATGGCTGAAGCATTAAAAGATCATCTAAAAAAAGGTAGACTAGTTGGCGTTCAAGGAAAGTTAAAGATAGATGATTATCAAGACAAGGATGGTAATCAAAAGAATTCAATCTGCGTAATGGCAGATGAAATTTCTTTAGGACCGTCTGGAACTGTAGGGCAAGATTCTAAAGAGTGAATTCTGCCTCTAGTCTAATCTTAGAATGGCCCGTTAGCATCATGCTGCGGGCCATTTTTTTTAAGTCTGGGCTTGACTTTTCCGATACATACTGTATACTTCGTATGAGGAAACTATGAACCCGCAACCAGATCCAACAGTCGGCAATGTTGTAGCAATTATTTTTGTTTTATCGATTATATTTTATACAATTCAAGCCATTAATCAAAACAAGACTATTCAAATTAGTGATAATTTTATAATTGGATACTTAGAATCTGATCCAATCATCATTCAACGTAATGATCCTCCAAACGATTTTGAAAAATTTGATCCTAACACTCCAAAAACCCCGGTTCCTACTAAGTCAAAAGAAATAGATAGTATCAAAAGTATTGATAAACAACCATTTTATACTGACTGTATTGATGCATTAGTAGCGTTGGGCATGAAGAAGAAAGAAGCAAGACAAACAACTAAAACTGTCTTTGAGACTACAATCCCGATGCCAGACAATCTACAGTCTTTCTTGTTGACGGCACTAAAAACTAAATGAATATATTACACCAATCTTTAGACATAGCATTAAGTCTTTTACCAAAAGCCAAAGAAGACCGCAATACAAAAAATAAGTTTTTTCATTTTGCTTTTGCCTATAAACGAAATAAGCTTTTGGCTATGGGTCAAAACAATCCAGAAAAAACTCATACCAAAGCATTAATGCTTGCTAAGAGATTTAATACAAATTTGGAACATCCTCACTTTCATGCTGAGACAGACTTAATTTCTAGACTCTGGGGTAAATACTATATAGATAATAGCCTAAAAATGGTTATACTTCGTTTGAACAAGCGGGGTGAATTACGTTGTAGCAAACCGTGCAAGCGTTGCGATATGATTATACAGTCACTTGGCATAAATAAAATATGGTGGAGCATTGACAATGGATTCAGTGAATAATCTTAAAGGTATGAGAACATATTTAGTTGGTGCTATGGATAGAGTACCAGACGGTGGTGTTACGTGGAGAAAAAGAATAACGGGAATCTTAGAGAAACTAGGGATTACTGTAATAGATCCATGTAATAAGCCTGTAAATGGCATTGTTGAAGATGAAGAAACTAGGCACTGGATTGATTATTATAAGGAGACAGAACAATACGACAAAATCAAAAATAAATTCTCTGTAATAAGAAGTGCAGATTTAAGATGTGTCGATGTTTCAGATTTTATAATTGCACATATTGATTTAGATGTTCACGCTTGCGGAACTTATGAAGAAATAGTGACAGCAAATAGGCAAAAAAAGCCAGTTTTGATATGGTGTAAACAGGGAAAAAAGCAAGCACCAAATTGGTTATTTTTTATGCTGCCGCATGAGCATATATTTAGTTCGCTCAGTGAAATAATAAACTATTTAGATCATATCAATCAAGAAAGAAATATAACTAAACTCAAAAGATGGTTTTTCTTTAAATACAATAATGTGGGGTACATAGAATGAATATTAATATAATTGGACCGATAAATCAATTGGGTTACGGCATAACGTCGCTCAATATTGTTAAAGAACTATCTAAATTTGCAGAAGTGTCATTGTTCATGATAGGACAACCCCAAGTGACAAACCAAGAGGATGCAGACATTGTATCTAAATGTATACAAAATTCTCATTTTTTTGATGTTAATGCCCCCAGCATCAAGATTTGGCATCAGCATGATATGGCACAATCTGTCGGTAGAGGAACTAGAATTGGTTTTCCAATATTTGAATTAGATCAATTTAATAGTTTGGAAAAACATCAATTATCATCTCTAGATATAATATTTGTTTGTTCAGAATGGGCTAAAAGCGTTATATGCAATAATATCAAATCTGTTTCTAAAAACAAAGTCATTGTTATACCACTGGGCGTAGATTTATCTATATTTAAACCATCTACAATGATAAACGGTGGCCCAACTAAATTTTTTAATTGTGGAAAATGGGAAATAAGAAAGGGGCATGATCTATTAGTTAATCTTTTTAATGATGCCTTTAATGAAGATGATAATGTTGAATTACACATGATGTGTACTAATCCTTTTTGCTCAGAACAAGAGGAATTAGAGTGGATAAATCTATACAAAAACTCAAAACTAGGACATAAAATACATATAATTCCACGACAAGATACTCAACATGAAGTGTATAATATTATGTCTACCATGCATTGTGGTGTATTTCCAGCAAGAGCAGAGGGATGGAATTTAGAATTATTGGAAATGATGGCCTGCGGAAAACATGTAATTACAACAAATTACTCAGCACACACAGAATTTTGCAATGAGGATAATGCTTTGTTGATGCCAATAAAATCTAGTGAAATCGCCTATGATGGAAAATGGTTTCATGGTCAGGGCAATTGGGCTAAAATAGATGACAATGCCAGAGGATATGCTATACAACATATGAGAAAAATATACAACTCTCATCAAAATAATCAATTATTGCTTAATAATTCTGGTATTGAAACAGCAAACAGGTTCAATTGGCAAAATACAGGAAGGAAAATATTAAATGCTATTCAACTTCTTAAAAAATAAAAACAATAATCTACAAGAGCAATCTGATGATGGTGAAATATTGGCACGAATTAGTTATGTAGCAATGAAAGATTCAGACTCAGTAATAGTCGATGTAGAATTAAAAGAGTATAATAATGAATGTGTTCAGCAACTAAGCTATATTATAGATGCATTATCAAAAGATACTTGTATAGCTGATACTATACAAATCATAAAAAATGCTATGGTCAGCGAAGATAAGCAAGAATATTTAGTTAAACTTTTGAGCGAGTTACATGTAAACACAAAAGCAAAATTATTACACTCATATAACGACAGGGAAGAACCGTGCATAAAACCATCCGAAGTGTTTCTTAAATAAAGGGAGTAAATATATGGTCAAATTAGTAAAAAAAATAGGATGGCAGAAATATGAAGATTATATTGAAAAACAACTTTCATGCCCAATGTTGCAAAATATATTGCAAAGTATGTTTCCAACTGCTGAAGACTTAATAGAAGATAATTCAGATGATAGCGAGGACGAGGACGAATCCTATGCCGATGAAGATGAAGATAAAAAAAGTTCTTTAGCGATGGTAATACATAAAATGCTACCACTCACACCACAAATCATTGATGACATTTCAGTATTGGCAAATTTTGATTGCTGGATTGGACACGCCAATTTTGATATTACCCCCAAAATTCGCGATCAATTAAATAAGATAGCTGGAGTAGAAGTTCTTAAGATATTTAGTAGATATCGTTTTTTTGTAGGTATTGGTCAAATGTTTGATTTTCAGAATGTAAGATATGACATTGAAAAAATAATTATAAAAGGAGAAATTGATGACTGAATTGAATGACTTAAACCAAAAGATGGATAAAGCCCTAAAAGATGAAAATATACTTAAAATAATGAATAAAGCATCTAAAAGATTTAAAAATCAATTAGACTCTGATACTATCAGAACTTGTCAATTAAATGCTTTATGGAAAACATTTTTACACCATGATGCATCTAAGGGAGCAAAATTTACTACATATTTGTATAAAGGTGTTTTTATAGAGTGCATGAAAGAGATAAAGTTTTCAAATAAAAGTAAATTATTTAATAAATTACACAACAATATTCCATCTAAAAATAATCCATTTTTTTATATTGATCTTATGGACGAATTCAAAAACGAAGATGATCAAAATTTAATCAATGATAGATTAAGCAACATGACTATCTCTGAAATATCTAATAAGTACGGGAAAAATAGAGAAAGTGTTAGGAGAAAAATACACAAATTAGCAGATTCAGTAAGAAACAAATTTTGCTAAATGTGTATATATAACTAGGAATCGGACTAAAAAGGATGCGGACATATATTTTTTACATATGAAAAATTAAAGGAGAATAATATGGCATCCACATCAGCAAAACAGTCCGGTGGTAATCCAAACAACGACGGCGGCGTAATAATCCAAGCTGGCAATGTATCAGAAAATTTAACCGATCTTTCAATTATCGGTAATCTTCCCTCAGTTCCAGCCTATGGAACAGTTGTAGTACAGGATACACCTTCTGCACCATTGGATTATACTGACCCACACGGTGTAACTAAGGCTAAAAGCACTGGTACATTTGCATACACACCAGCCCCCGGTACAAACTTTTTAGTACGTGGTGGCGGTGATAATGCTAGCAGTATTAATGGTGTTTCTAGTCCAGCGTTGTCTGGTGTATTAGGCATTCCCGGCGGTGCTGCTGGCTTCATGACCAACAAAAACTTGAAGTCAACACAGGTTGGTACATATGCTACTAGGACTTTCAACGTTTTAGCTACACCATCAAGTGGTAATTTCCCCGGTTTAACTAGAGGTACTGGTGCTGGTACTGCTGTAACTTACTCATCAACTAGTGGTAATTATCCCGCTGTTGATGATGCCGCTACAACAAGCAGAACAGTTCCCGGTGAACTTACATACATGTTTGGTTCCACAGTTCCTACACGTAATACAGCTTACAAGGCTAAAGATAGTAACGAATAATTAATCGTTATTTAAGATAAGTGCCTTTGAGAAATCTTAGGCACTTTATCTTACCTTTATCCTTGGAGGCAACTATGTTAGACATAAAAGATCCACAAAATATACCCATAATATGGGGAATATTAGGAGCAATTGGCACTTTTTGCAGCCTAGTTTGGGTAAAAATAGTAAAACCAACGATAAAATTTGTAAAAGGACAAGAAGAAATAACTCATTCTCTTGAAACAATACGTAAAGAGTTAACAACTAATGGTGGAAATAGCTTAAAAGATACTGTAATAGATTTGCGTTCTACCATAAACAGAATGGAAAAAAGACAAAAAATTATAGAACAAAGAACAAAAGCCGCACTACACTATAACGATGTCGCTTTATTCGAAATAGATGATAGTGGCAGATTAACGTGGACAAATAATAATTTTTATGAATTAACACAAGATGTATTAAATAGCGTAGATGGATATGATTGGCTTAATTATGTGCAAGAAAATCAAAGAGAAGAATTATTTGATGAATTAAAATCCTGTTTAGAAATGAACAGAAAATTAGCAAAAACAGTAAAAACGGTAGATGGAAAACTAGTAAAGTTTACTGGTTTTCCTTATAGGATAAATGAAAAAGAGCATGGAGGATTTTTAGTAAGCATTTCTCAACTCAAGGAGATATAACAATGTCAGAAGTCAAATGTGGTTCTGGTCCCTTTGCATTAAATACAACAGATCTGATTTCAGTAGGTAAAAATGCCCTATTAGTAGGTTTAGCCGCAGTACTAACTTATGTTGGCGAAAATTTAACTAAATTAGATCTTGGAAATATGACAGCCCTAGTTGTACCCGTTACGGTAGTAGTGATAAACACATTAGTAAAATGGGCCAAGGATAATACAAAGTAATGTTTAAAACACCAAAAGATCTCTTAAAAGCTTATAAAGAAGGCTTTGTAGGATCATATTGTGATCCAAAAGAATTAGATAAACTTTTAGGTAAATTACCACATCCTTTATTTGGTGTGGCCGCTCATGATTTATATGGAAGCGGTAAAGGTAAGTTAGCATTACCATTTAAAAATTTACTTAAGTTTGATCCATCTTTTGGCCCATCGGAAAGGCAAATTCAAGGAGATTGTGTTTCACATGCTACGCGAAACGCTGTAGACGTTACTAGAAGCTGTGAAATAGTAGACGGCCAACGAGAAGAATTTGTTTGTCGTGGTGCCACGGAAGGCATATACGGATCTCGCGGCCATGGCGGCGAAGGTATGACTTGTGCTGGTGCAGCAAGATTCGTTCATGAAACCGGCGGTATATTATTAAGACAAAAGTACGGAGAATACGATCTATCTGAATATAATGCCATTGGTGGCAAATGGGGCAGATCTGGAGTACCAGACGAGTTAGTTCAATATGCAAAAAAACATCAAGTAAAAACAATTAGCTTAATCAATACTATAGATCAAGCTAGAGATGCTTTAGCTAATGGATATTCTATTAGCGTTTGCTCAATGTCTGGATTTAGTTCTAGGCGTGATAAAAATGGAATAGCAGCACGTTCTGGATCATGGAGTCATGCCATGGCTTGGATAGGTATGGATGACACTCATGAAATATACAATGAAACTTTATTCTTAGTCCAAAATTCTTGGGGGATTTGGAATAATGGGGAAAAGCGTTTAGATCAACCAGATGGTAGTTTCTGGATACGAGAACGAGATGCAGCAGAAATGCTTGCATCAAATGGTTCGTGGGTGTTTAGCGATGTAGATGGTTTTCCCCCAAGAAAAGTAACTTGGACATTAAAAGATCAATTCTAAAAGAGGTGTAAAATGGCAATAACAACGACAGATGTAATTACTAATGTGGTCAGTGGAAGAGAAACAATCCAGAATGGCTCCGCAATAGTTTATTGCTGGAGAGGTGTGCCAATCAGCGGAAGTGGAAATTATCAAGCTTTAGTTAGTAATTTTGAATATGACAAAAATTATTCATATACAGGTCATGAAACTAGATTAACAAATAGATTTGATGATGTTACATATTATACCACCGGTAGTGGTAATTGATTAGGAGCATAACGTGGCGATAGTAAAAATAACAGAATTGCCAGAGTCAACTTCTATAGCTAATGACGATTTGTTAGTTATGGTTGATAGTGGAAATCCGTATGTAACTAAAAAAATTGCTTTTCTTATAACAACAATATCTTAGGAATCATATGAAATATATATTTTTATGTTGCTTTTTATTATGTGGATGTATTAACGAACAAAATTGTTCAGTAAATCCACAAGATATAACAAACATGTATTCTTCTTATGTAACGGAATGGCAAGAGAAATGCAAGAACGCATTTGATACGGCTGAACAAGAAGTATTTAAACCGCAACCAAAACCAGTTGTAGATGATACTAATCCAGATCCAGCAAAATGTATCTGCAAGGGTACTGGAATAATCGTACAGGGAGATGGGCATAATACTGTTTGCCCATATCACGGCAAGACCACTAATAAGAGGTAATAAAATGGAACTTTGGCAGATGGTGTTATTGTGCTTGGGATTATTAATATTATCAACAAATTTTATTGATATTCCATATTTAATTTCTAAGCTTGTTTCTAAATCAAAAACAAGAGAATTAATAGAAAAAGACGAAAACAAACAAGAGGGATTTTTGGAAATTGTCAGTTTATGGTATCAACTAAAAAATAAATGTGACGAACATAATCTTGATGTAGCTTCCGATAAACTTGATGAAGTATTCCCACTTTTAAACAAGGTAATTGAGGATAATAATGGAAAAGTTTCTTAAATTAAAAAATTTAATAGCTATAATGTTGATTGGAGTGGCGTTATGTGGTTCTATAAATAATGTATTACCAGTAATAATACCAAAACCAGATGTTGCTATACTTAACATAGATAAACCATCTGACAGAATTATAGAATTAACAAAATCTACATCTAATCTTGTTACTGATCCAACCGATAGAGCTAAATTAGCTATTTATAGTCAAGAATTTTCTAGTAGAGTCATAAAATATGACGTTCAGTTACAACAAGTGAACGATATTTTATCAATTGCAGCAAGAGAGTTTTTCCAAGGATCAATAAACGATAAATATGTTGGACTTGATGATAGAATTATTAATCTAATTACTTCTGCCTGTGGTGGAGATGAAAACCATAAACTTACTGAACAAGAAAAAATTGAAATATCAGAAAGATTTTTAGGACTTGCTTGGTTATTAATTCAAAGAAAGTAAAATATGGCTATACCAATCTCTCAGATAAAACAAATAGTTGATTTCATTTTTTCTAAAAATGGATATGATATAAAAAATCTAAATATTAGTTTTCCACAGCCGCTAGACATAAAAATTGTAAAAGACTCGTCAGAAAATATCATCTTGTCTTTCACTGAATCATTACCAAAAGTAACATGGAAAAAATTTGTTAGATTAAGTGCTTATGTACAGGGGTTGACTTTGGGCAAAGACGGTGGTACACTTAAGTTGAAGTACCTACCAGACATCAATTTTACTTATGATGACAATTCAGAGTCATTATTTGGCAACTCATTTGATGTTAGCGATATAGAATTTCAAGTTGATACAGAATTTCCAGATGAAGAACAAAACTTTTTAGCAAAAAAGTGCTTGCACTATGCCAATGAATGGGCTACAATAGTTAGCCAAAGCGGCACAGATTTTGGTTCATGCGACAGATATATCAGAAGACAACTCAAAAAAGATTGCAAAAATTTTGTCATATCAAATGTAAAAGATGACGAAGAGGTTCGCCACGGATCTGTCGTTTTGACATTTTTATTAATCTATGTTGTATTACCTGTTGTGCTTAAATTTGTGCTTGAAAGACTCTTTAAAAAACTATTTAACGAATAATTGACGATTGAACAGAAAGGGTAATTAATGCGCGTTCAAAAGAGGAACGGTAGTTTCGAAGTCTATACAGTTGAAAAAATACATAAGGTGGTTGAATGGGCCATTAAAGATATTGCAAATGTTTCTTGGTCTGACATAGAAATGAACGCCAATTTATCTTTGAGGGATGGTATTACTACACAAGAAATACATCAAATACTCATTAAATCTGCAAATGACCTGACCTCACCAAGTAAGCCAAATTATCAATATGTGGCGTCTAGACTACTCAATATGTCTTTAAGAAAAGACCTTTGGGAAAAACATGACTCGCCACCAAGTCTATTTTCTCATATATATGAGAACGTCAAGGCTGGAGTGTATGACAATGAACTATTGTCTAAATGGTCAGAAGAACAGATCGGCCAGATAGAAAAACTTATTGATCACGATAGAGACTATTTATTTACATACGCTGGTTTACAGCAGATGATAGACAAATATCTAATTAAAAACCGCTCTACTGGCGAAATGTATGAAACACCACAGTTTGCCTATATATGTATTGCTATGTCTTTGTTTGATACTATAGAAGAGGTAGAAGAAGCATATGAAAGTTTTTCCACATTTAAAATCAATCTGCCAACACCTATCATGGCTGGAGTAAGGACTAAGATTAAACAATTTGCAAGCTGTGTCTTAGTAGACGTAGAAGACGATCTTGATTCTATATTCTCTAGCGTACACGCGGTTGGTAAATATACAGCAAGAAGAGCCGGTATCGGATTAAATATTGGTAGAATTAGACCAATTAATTCAAGCATTAGGGGCGGTGAAGTAGTTCATACTGGTTTGATACCGTATCTCAAAGTCTTTGAGTCTGCCGTAAAGGCCACAAGTCAAAACGGAATTCGCGGAGGGTCTGCCACTGTACATATTCCATTTTGGCATTATGAAATTGAAGATATTATGGTTCTAAAGAATAACGCCGGAACTGACGATAATAGGGTAAGAAAACTAGATTACTCTGTACAGTTCAACAAGCTTTTTTATGAGCGTTTAATAAAGAATGAAGATATCACACTTATGAGTCCTCATGAAACTGGCGGATTATATTCAGCTATGAACAACAATGAAGACTTCAAAAAGCTATACGAAAAGTACGAAAATGCTCGTTACGTCAAGATGAAGAAAAAGATTAGTGCCAGAAAATTAGCAGAAATCTTTACAAAAGAAAGATTAGAAACTGGTCGTATTTATGTGATGAACATTGACAACGCCAATGAACATGGTTCTTGGGACGCACCTGTATATATGAGTAATCTTTGTCAGGAAATTATCCACCCAACTAATCCAATAGTTTCTATAGACGATGAGGTTGGCGAGATTGGCATTTGTATTTTGTCTGCACTAAACCTGCTTGAAATAGAGGATGACAAAGACTTACAGCAAGCCTGTTCGGTAACAGTAAAGTCATTAGAATCTATTATTGACTATCAAGACTATCCAGTTGAGGCTGGAAGAAATTTTACTAAGAATCGCAGATCGCTTGGTATTGGTATAACAAACTTTGCCGCGTTTCTAGCAAAACATAAACTTAAGTATGAAGACGCTGAGACTCTAAAATTAGTACATCAAACTATGGAAAAAATTCAGTGGCATCTGCTAAATGAATCATGCAAGCTTGCTGAAAAGCTTGGTCCATGTTCTAAGTTTGGTGAGACAAAATATTCTAGAGGATTATTACCAATAGATTGGTATAAAAAAACAGTTGACGAACTGGTTGCTCCAGAATATACTATGGATTGGGAAGGTTTACGATCTAGAATAGCAAAGTTTGGTCTTAGACATTCAACCGTCACGGCAATTATGCCATGCGAATCGTCAAGCGTAATACAGAACAGTACAAATGGCATTGAGCCAGTTCGCAATCTTATGTCCTACAAAAAAGCAAAAAATGGAGTTCTAAAACAATTAGTTCCAAATTACGCTTCAAGAAAAAATTATTACAGCTTGGCTTGGGAAATGGAAAATAATAAGGCCATTTTAAATATCTGTGCCGTGCTTCAAAAGTTTGTTGATATGAGTATTAGCGTCAATCTGTACTATAATTATGCCCATTATCCAGACGGCAATATACCCTTGAGCGTCTTAATAAAAGATCAAATTTACGGGTATAAATATGGTGTAAAGAACTTTTATTACTGTAATACCCCTGACGGTGACGGTGCGACAGAAAAAGAAACCAATTGTGAATCGGGGGCTTGTGCTATATGAAAACAATATTGAACAAACATAATGTAGATTATCTTTCTCAGCCATTATTCCTTGGCGAAGATCTATCCCTACAGAGATACGATAAGTTTAAGTATCCCGTGTTCTTTGATCTATATAAGAAACAAATAGAATTCTTCTGGAGGCCAGAAGAAATAGAACTTAAAAAAGATAGAAATGACTTCAAAAATGACGATGTAATGTCGGCAAATGAGAAGTTTATTTTTACTTCCAATTTAAAGTATCAGACTATGATGGATAGCGTTATTTGTAGAGGAGTGCCTACGTTGACTCAATATGTTTCTAATCCAGAATTAGAAGCATGTATGAATGTTTGGCAGTTCTTTGAACAAATTCATAGCTACAGTTATACCTATATTATCAAGAACGTATACAGCAATCCAAGTGAAATATTAGACAGTTGCTTAACAGACAAAGAAATACTTAAAAGAGCTAATGTAGCAATCAAGGAATATAACGCATTAAGAGAAATAGGTCATTCCGGCAAACTTAAAGATATCAAAAAGCAGATTTACCTAACTCTTATAAGCGTTAATATTCTTGAAGCAGTTAGATTTTATGTTTCATTTATCTGCGCTTTTGCGTTTGCTGAAAATAAAAAAATGATGGGCAATGCTGATATTATCAAGTTAATCAAACGTGATGAAGCATTACACTTATACAATACGCAAGAAATAATTAAGATTTTACGTACAAATCCAGATGAAGGATTTATTAAAATTGCAGAAGAGTGCGAAGATGAAGCGGTTCAAATGTTTGAATCTGCCGCCAATGAAGAAAAAGCATGGTCAGAATATTTATTTAAAGATGGATCAATTATCGGTCTTAATGAGAAAGTAATGGCAGAATACATTGATTGGTTATGCATGAGTCGCAGAAAGACTATTGGTTTACCATACGATAAAGGGTGTAGAAATCCAATTTCTGGATGGACCGATCCATGGATGAATAGTGAATCAGTTCAAGTAGCACCACAAGAACATGAAATCACATCATATAAAATTGGTGCAAGCAAAAATGATTTAGAGGATATGGAGCTAGGAGGACTGCTATGAATAATTTAGTAAAAGTTCAAATTTTGAAAATTGAAGGTAAAGTTCCCACTAAGGCAAACATAAATGACGCTGGATTTGATTTATATTCTGCTATTGATACCGTCATACCATCAAAACAACGCAAGACTGTCAGTACCGGGATAGCAATACAAATGCCAGAACAATTTGCTGGTTTAATTTGGCCCAGATCGGGTTTATCAGTTAAACATGGTATCGATGTTTTGGCTGGAGTAGTGGATAGTGGATATAGAGGAGAAATAATGGTATGTCTATATAATACTTCTGATGAAAATGTTAGTATACATACCGGGGATAGAATCGCTCAGATTATATTCCAAGAGGTTCCTCGCGTAATTATGGAGGTCCATGAATCGTTAGGTTCCTCGCAACGGGGAGAAAACGGCTTTGGCAGCAGCGGCAAATAACAATTCGAAAAAAAACAAAAAATCTAAACAAGAACCAAAACAAAATGTACTAGTAGCAAAAACAGAAAATCAAAAAGATTATATTAGATCAATCATTGAGAATGATATAATATTTTGTACCGGACCATCTGGAACTGGTAAATCTTTTATTGCCGCAGGAGTTGCTGCTGAACATTTATTAAAGGATAAAATTGAAAATATAATAGTAACAAGACCGTTAGTATGCACAGGAAAAGATATAGGATCATTACCGGGAGAATTGGGAGAAAAAATTAAGCCATACCTACAACCTATGGAAGAAAATCTAAAATACTTTTTGGGTAGAGATAAGTTTGGCTTATATTACAATACTCGCAGAATTAAATTTGAGCCACTTGAGACTATGAGAGGATCAACATTTCACAATTCTTATATGATATTAGATGAAGCTCAGAACTGTACCTTAGAGCAGATTAAAATGTTTATTACACGCATGGGTGAAAATTCTAAAGTAATGATAAATGGTGATACCAAACAAACAGATTTGTATCGCGGGAATGGATTATTAGAATGTATAGAAAAATTGACAGATATTCATGGTATAGGAATGTGTCGATTAGGATATGAAGATATACAAAGAAATGGAATTTTAGGAGCTGTTCTACACGCTTTAGAATCTTGAGGATTATATGTTATATGATTATATTTGTGACGAATGCCATAATGAAATGAAAGATGTTTATCAGTCCATTAAGGATGATGCATTAACCACTTGTCCAGCATGTGGAAAAAGTGGTCTACGAAGAGTAATATATGGTGGCATAGCATCTTTTATGAAGGACTGTAAAACGATAGGCAGTCTGGCAGAAAAGAATTGGTCACAAAAGGGCAGTTACGAAAAATCCGACATAGAATCACAATCCAAGAAGAGTACGGAGGAAACTTCGTACTTTTCTTCTTTTGGATCAGCATCTAAAAAAGAAATCAACAAAATGACAGAAGCACAAAAAACAAAATATATTATGACAGGTGAAAAATGAAATTTATCAATTCTGAAAATCAAGCATTTGAAATTAACCATACAGATGTATTTGAAATCAATCTAAATAAACTGGGAAGACCAATCAGCGATGAGTCTGAAAAGATATTTGCCAAGACAATTGGGAATACAAATTCTATACCTAGTCAAAATAAATATGCAATTTTAGTATTTAATAACCAACCGTATGATCCCTATGGAATTGATAGTCATAGAGAATCCACACTATCGCTCAGTTTGAAACAAGTTAGCAAACAAACACATGATATGTATGTATCTTATTTAAAAAGTAAAAATTCTCTATATATGACTAGGGCACAAAGGAGTTTTATCAATGGCTAAAACTGGACCTCTCGGTAAAGCTGAATCTTTTTACGTAGAAGAAAAATATAAATCTGGTAATAGTATTGAACAGATTGCACAAGATTTAGATAGAGCTGTTGGTGCTATTGAAAAATATATCAAGAAATGCAAGATAGAAGCACCAAAAACTATAGTAGATCAACAATTTGTACGTCAGGGCGGTGCAACCATAATGACAGAAAATGCATCTACTATGATAGATCAAAAAAAAATTATACCAAACAGAAAAAACCCTAGCTGTGTTACCAAAATACGATGAATAATTTTATTACTTCATATACTGATTGGCTTGAGGAATATAAAAAAGACAAGTATAATACTTGGATTCGTGCTATTTTAAATGATGGTAAAGAAATTTATCTCAGAAACTATAATGAATGGATGGATCTAAAAAATTATTGTAAATTACACAAACTTTGTATTAATAAAATAGGTTTACAATATAGATCAAGTTCTATAGAAATTGATACCTCTGGCACAGATGCGGTTTATTTGATAAGATCTATGTTGGCCACATTTGGTAAAGATGAAAAACATACATACACAGTTGGCAAAGTGTATGGAAATAAAGTCAAAAAAACAATATGGATTATACCAGAATTGATACAGCACTTAGAAGAAGAAGATAATATTGAACAATGTTTTGAAGAAGCCATAATATACAATTATGCCACAGAAAAATAAACCAGAGTTATTTAGCCAAAACTACCAAAAAGAATGGTCAGAAACTCATAAATATAAACATATTCATACTGGCGAATATTGTACATTTGAAGCTTATGTAGCTGAATATATCGTTTTGAGGAGATCTGAAAAATTGAATTTAGGTAAGCCATCTTACAAATTTTGGACAAAGGGCGATCCTCTACACTGGATATGGAAGAAGCAACATGGAGCAGCACTTCAATTAAAAAAGAAGTATAGCGAAGAAGCCATTATACAAGCTATACAGTCTAAAGATTTTGATAAATTATTAGTTATTGGAGTGCAAAATGGCAGAGGATATAAAATAAATCCAGAGGCAGAAAAAATCATAGCAAAGTATCACCAAAAGATTGAAGATCAGAAACACAAAATTGAAATCAATATGGATGTATCAATTGAAAAACCGGCACTTGAAACTAGAGCGTCAGCAGGCTATAATAACAAAAAGAACACCATGAACCAGTTGAGGAACCTATGAGCAAAGTTAAAAAGAACAATGTAAAATTCTCTGAAGACGCTATAAGCAATTCTATTGTCAGTAAATATGGAGATGTTGTCAGAAGCGGAACAGAAGTTCTTGAAAGTATAAATAGTCTAAATGTTATAGGTCTTTCTCCAGCATTAGATATAGCACTTGGCGGTGGAATAAGAGAAGGTTCTGTCGTGGTGATGACGGGAGATCCAAAAAGTGGCAAAACTACAACAGCTTTACATTTTGCATCTAAATGCCAACAAAAGGGAAAACGCATTATATATGTGAATACTGAGGGTAGACTATCAAAACAAAATTTTGATGGAATTAAGGGGCTTCAGCCAGACAATATCTTAATAATAGAGTCAACTGACGAAAGAGTATTATCAGCAGAAGATTTTCTTAACATTATTGAGTATTATATCAATAATGATCCCGGATGTTTAATCATTGCTGATTCACTATCTAACATGGTTCCAGCGTGTGAACTTGAAGGCGAAGTAAGAACTGGCGTAAGAAATGCACTTCCAAGATTGCTATCAATGTTTTTCAAGCGAATCAGTGGTACTTTGATGAAAAATAAGACAATTCTTATTTGTATCACTCATAATATTGCTAATACTGGTGGATCGCCATATGCCCCACAAAAGATGGCAGATTGTGGAAATATGTTGCAATATCAGGCCGGTACTAATATGGTCATTACTCATCGTGGTAAGTGGCAAGTTCCAAAGGATACTGGTCCACACGTTGGCCAAATAGCAAATTGGGTGATAAAAACTTCTAACGCTGGCGGTAGACCAAACAGCACGGCAGAAAGTTGGATAAAATATGGAACTGGAGTTGATGAAGTACAAGAAATTGTACAAATTGCTTGCGAATTTAGACTTATCAAAGCGGCTGGAGCGTGGTATACCATACAATGCGCCGTTGATGATCAAGCTAATCCAATTATAGTAAAATTACTAGAAGACAACGGTATTGGGAACACTTCAGACGAAGTTGAAAGATTTTTTAAATTTCAAGGTGTGAATAATGTATCGGAATTTTTGAATAACAATCCATCGATGTCAGAATTTATATATGACAAGATAAAGGAACTACATTGAAAGTCAAAGGAATCAATGGCAAAGAATATACTTGGAATTTAACTGGATATGATATATTCAATGATGACGCTCGTAAAAGATCTAGATACCATTTGCGAGCAAGAAACTTATTAAAAGAAATCTACAATAGCTATAGAATATTAGAAGAGGTTAAACTTCCCGGCAGTACAGCTTTACATAGAAAATCAGTTTTATATTTAGACTTTTATATACCAACTCTACAAAGAGCCTTTGAAGTTCATGGTCAACAACATTATGAGTACAACCCATTTTTTCACAAAAGCAAAGCAGATTTCATAAAAAGCCAAGTGCGAGATGAAGATAAAATATCTTGGTGCGAATTGAATAATATTGAATTAATAACCTTAAAATATTCAGAAAGCGATGATGAGTGGCGAAAAAGAATTAAAAGCATCTGACAAATTAGCAGAACATATAGCACTAATCAATGACTATATAAATAGTAGTAATACTAAATTCTCATCATTTAGAGAAGAATATCTGATGGTGGCAGATTTGTCATTAGACCAGCTTAAAAAAACAACACAACAAGAAGCATTTGATGCGGCATATCTATTATATGGATATGCTACCTATATTCAAGATGAAATAAATAAAAATAAAGTTGCATTAACTTGGTGTCATGATCAAATAGAAAAGTTAATAGTTAAACATAATAATGATTTTGGTCAATATACTAAGCATGAGTCAAAAAAATATATACTAGCACAAAATAACTCATACGCCGCTTCACTAGAAAATATGAGAGAAATAGCTGAAGCTAGATTGCAATCATTAGATGGCAAAGTATTTGAATTGAAGAGAAAAGCAGACATCCTTCTTGAGAGAGGTAAAAGATCATGAGCATGAACGATTTCATAAATATGCTCAACGATGAGCAAAAACAGGCTTTATTAAAAGCATTAATTGGGAATACTCCAACAGTAGCACCAGTACCAACAGAAATAAAACAAGAGAGTATAAAAACAATCAAGTCTTCAACGCCAACTGCCAGCGTAAATGAAGATTTTACTATACGTAGGCAGGAAGATACTTCTAATGTCAGGAGAAAAGAACCCGTGAGAGCTAGAAAGAATGAGTGGCAAGATACAGGAGAATTTCGCGATATAGAAACTCCTCAGTTTGAACGCACTCCGCGTAAGCGTCAACCGCACAAAAAGGTTGAAGTAGAATGCCATGTATGCGGAAAAACATTTAAAGAAGATCCAAGATATGTACATGGTGATTATTACAGATGCAACAGGTGTACTGGAAGATAATATGGATACTAAATTAACAGATATAGGTTCAGAACGTGCTGTACTCGCTGGATTATTTCAGCATGGTATAGATGCTTATGTAAATATATCTGATATTATTAGTCAAGACTCTTTTGGTCACGTAAATAACCAAATTCTTTACAAGTGCATAGAAAAAGTTATTACTAATGATCAAAAAGTAGATATACCGTCTATTTTATCAGCTGCCGAACAACTTAATTTGTCTGATAGTATTAATACTGATCAGGAATTAAAATATATCAAATCTTTATCTGATTTTCCGGTTAATAAAGATAATGTATTTAGCTTTGGATTGCAACTTAAAAAATTTGAGTTCGCCAGAAAAATAAAACATTTAACAGCAAAAATACATAAAGATATAGATGACATTACTGGATCTGAGTCTATCAATGAAATTATACAAATTTTAGAAAGTCCAGTAACAGATTTTCTGCGTGAAGATGATAGCGGAGATTTACCAGAAAAAATAGGAAAAGACATACAGCAATATCTAGATTTTTTAGAAGAAAATAAATGTGATATTATAGGCATACCAACGGGATTCAATAAATATGATGAAGCAATAGGTGGCGGTCTTCGCAGAAAATGTGTAGACTTAATATCTGCTCGTCCTAAAGTTGGTAAAAGCGTATTTGCTGATAATGTTGCATTGAATGTATCTTCTAAAAGAATACCTGTATTGATGTTAGATACAGAAATGAGCAAAGAAGATCACTTAAATAGACTATTAGCTAACATTAGTGGCATTCCAATAAACGAAATAGCTACCGGAAAGTTTACTGAAGATGAAGAAAAAAGAATCAAAGTCAAAGAAGCAATTGACAAAATAGAATCAATACCATATAGCTACGTTAGTGTTGCTGGAAAACCTTTTGAACAAATATTGAATTTAATCAAAAGGTGGATTATGCAAGAAGTAAAGATGGATGAAAATGGCAAAACAAATAATTGTCTTATTATATATGATTATCTTAAATTAATGTCATCTAATTCTATCACAAATAATATTCAAGAATATCAAGCTTTAGGCTTTCAGATAACCGCTTTGCATAATCTATGTGTAAAATTGGATATACCATGTTTATCATTTGTACAATTGAACCGTGATGGTATAACTAAAGAAAGTACTGACGCTGTTTCTGGATCTGATAGGTTAATATGGTTATGTACATCTTTTACTATATTCAAGGCAAAATCACCAGAAGAACTAGCAGAAGATGGACCAAATGCTGGTAATAGAAAACTTGTTCCAATAGTCTCACGACACGGTGCTGGATTAGATGACGGCGACTATATCAATATGGTAATGCAAGGATCTCATGCCAAGTTGAGAGAATTAAAAACACGCAATGAGTTCAAAAATCAGCCGGTTGGAGATACTGGCATGGTAAACCAAGAAGCATTGGACAAACTAAAAAATGGACTTACAGAAGATAAAGAATAGTCTTAATTTAAGAGCAGAAGAAGTATTCTCTAGTTTGGGTATGCAATATGAGGTATTAGGAGATAACATATATTGTAATTGTCCAGCACATGAGGCTAGTGATAACCCACGGGCATTCTCATTTTCTAAAGATAAAGGTATATGGAAATGTTGGACTAGAGATTGTCAGTATCACTATAAAAATGATATATTTGGAGTCATAAGGGGGTTTTTGTCTAAACAGCACGGAGAAGACGTTGGTTTTTCAGAGGCACTTAAATGGTCTTGTTCTTTTCTTGGAGTGTCAAAAAGTCCAAATGTTATTTCTAAATCTGTTAAGACTGAAGAATGTGATTTCTCGCGTATAGTAAATACTATTAATAGTAATATAAAAATTGAAACACAATATTCAGCGATAACACTAGAATGTAATTCTATTCCATCTTGTTACTTTCTCAATCGCGGATTTAAAAAAGAAACATTATCATTTTTTGAAGTTGGAGATTGCACAGATAAATCTTCCAAGCTATATGACAGATCAATTATACCAATACATAATGAAGATGGAACACAAATCATAGGATCTATAGCTAGAGCAATTAAAGAATACAAAAGTCCTAAATTCTTGATCACCCCTAAAGGTTTCGACAAAAGGTACATTTTCTACAATTATCATAGAGCAATAGATTATGTGTATACATCTTCTTCGTTGATATTAGTCGAAGGCCAAAGTGACATATGGAGACTTCATGAAGCTGGAATCAAAAATGTGATGAGCATCTTTGGAAGAACATTATCAAAAGAACAAGAATACAAATTATCTACTATGCCACTTACCAAAGTAGTGATATTAATGGATAATGATCAAGCTGGTAGAGAAGCAAAAGTGCAATTGCAAAGACAATTAAATAGAATGTACAAATTGTTTTTCCCTAGAATACCAGCAAAAGACGTAGGAGAAATGACGGTGGATCAAATACACAAAATCTTGGTTCCGCAATTGAGAGGCAACAATGGTTAAAATTATTGGAATTTCTGGTAGAAAACAATCTGGAAAGAATACTGTAGCAAACTATATCAACGGAGACATTTTAAAGTCTAAATCGATGATAAATGATTTCTCTATAAATGATAATGGAGAATTGTTAATCAATACTAGTGATATTACTGGTACAAGTGGGTATGGCATATTTGATGTCACTAGAAAAGATAACATTTTCATAGATTATGCAGAACGAGAACTATGGCCCTACATAAAAGTATACCATTTTGCTGATCCGCTAAAAGAAATGTCTATCAATTTATTTGGATTAAATCCAGAAAATATATATGGCACAAATGATCAAAAAAATGAAAAAACTGATCTAAGATGGGAGAATATGCCAGATAATGACTCAAATAAAGAAGACAGAATGACATACAGAGAATTTTTAGAACATTTTGGCACTAAAGTTGTAAGAAAAATAAAGAATAATGCATGGTCTGAATATACACTAAAAAAAATTGTGTTTGAGCAATCTGAGATAGCTATAGTACCAGATGTTAGATTTCCCAATGAGGTTAAGGCGATAAAAGACAATGGGGGGATGGTAATAAGATTAACAAGAGACATTTTTAATAGTGATTCGGAATCAGAATGTGCTTTAGATAGTGAACAATTTTCTTGGTCAAATTTCGATATGGTTATTGATAATCATAACATGACGCTAGAGGTCTTGTGCGATGAACTAAGAAACAATCCATTTTGGAGGAATTAATGTTAGTTACATATATAAGATCTTCTAGTTATAATAATTATGCTTATTGTCAAATGCAATATTTTATGACTTATGTTTTGGGCCATCAGCCAGATAGTGGCAAAAAAGCTGAATTAGGAACAATAGTACATAAAGTAATGGAAGTATTGGCCAGTTTAAAGAAATTTCATCAAGATAATCCACGTAAATTAAATCTAGTCATAGAAGATGATGCCCTCCAAACAATATCAATCAAAAAAAATGAATTATTTACTAGCTCATTAGTAGACAGTTTACTTTCTAAGAGTTTTGAATTTTATACTGGATCATCCAAGCATTCATTTACAAAAGGTGACAAAGATTCATGCTCTAAGTTAGTATGGGACACTTTGAATTATAATGATGGACAATTTGATCCAAGATATAGAAAAATAGTGGCAGCAGAACCACATTTTGACATACCAATAGACGAAGATTGGGCTTTTTATGAATATGAAGTAAATGGTCAAAAGATCAAAGGGCAACTTGCGATAAAAGGGACCATAGATCTCGTAACAGAGACAGAAGAAGGAATTATAGAGGTAATTGATTGGAAAACTGGCAAAAGGCTAGATTGGGCAACGGGTGAAGAAAAGACATACGACAAATTATGTGCAGATCCACAATTATTGCTATATAACTATGCAATATCTAAATTATTCCCGCAATATAAACAGTCGATAATGAGTATTTTCTTTATAAAAGATGGTGGTCCATTTTCTATGTGCTTTGACGAACTTGACCAGCAAAAGTTCATTAAAATGCTCAAAAATAGGTTTTTAGACATAAAAAGTAATAATAATCCCCAGCCAATTTCACAAAATAGGGATAATTGGAAATGTACCAAATTATGCCACTATTGTAAGCACAACTGGCCGGGAACAGATCAGAACATGTGTATATATGTAGAGAACAGTATAAAAACACACGGTATACAAAAGACAATAGAGGATTGTACCAGACAGGGATTTGACATAGGATTTTATTCTGCTCCGGGGTGAAAATATGAGTAAATTATTAACTATCGGTATGGCAACATATGATGACTATAATGGAGTATTTTTCTCCATACAGTCATTAAGGATGTTCCACGAAATATGCAATACAGAACAGGTGGAGTTTATTGTACTTGATGGAAATCCATCTAGTGAACATGGAAAAGCTTGTAAATCATATATAGAGCATCAAGTCCATGGTAAATACATAGCATATGATGGTGTAAATAGCTCATTTAATAAGTACAAAATAGTAGAATACGCTACAGGAAAGTATATTTTAATAATAGATTGTCACGTTTTAATAGAAAAAGATGGAATATCTAAATTATTACAATATTTTCAAGAGAATCCAGATTGCAAAAATTTAATACAGGGTCCATTATGGTATGATGATTTAAAAAACATATCAACGCATTTTGATCCAGTGTGGCGTGGAGATATGTTTGGCATATGGGGAACAAATAAAAACGAATATGATAAAGGGCTACCCTTTGAAATACAAATGCAAGGTATGGGATTAATGGCGTTTGAAAAATCTGCTTGGACAGGAATAAATAATAATTTTAAAGGATTTGGAGCAGAAGAAGGATATATAGCAGAAAAATTTAGAAGAAATGGTGGTAAAAATATTTGTCTTCCATACTTAAAGTGGAATCATAGATTTGGAAGACCCGATGGTGTAAAATATAGATTAATATTAGAAGACAGAATATGGAACTATTTCATAGGATGGTTAGAAATTACCAAAGATCCAAATGACATAATGGTTCTGAGTATATACAATTACTTTCGAAATAAAATACCAAGAGAAAGTTTAGATAACATCTTTCTTGAAGCTAAAAAAACAATATTAGGAGAAAATCATGCCACTTCCAAGTAGAAACAAAGATGAGAATAAGGATAAATTTGTGTCACGTTGCATGAGTAATGAAACTATGCAAAAAGAATATCCAGATTCCAAACAGAGAGTGGCTATTTGTATAGATCAGGCAACGGCAGACTGTGGATGCATAGAAGCTGCTGACTTTAGACTACAAATGGAAGCGTTTGGCTATGAAGAAGAACTCAATGAAGATAATGTATATATTCCACTAGAAGCAGAATATGAAGACTTTGGTGAAGAAACTGAAGAATTTGATATAGCAGCAGAAAAACCCGGATTATGGGAAAATATTCGCAAGAAAAAAGAGCGTATGGGCAAAAAATATAAACCAGCTAAACCGGGAGATCCAGATAGACCAGATCCAAAGTCATGGAAAAAGGCTCAATCAAATGGTGATAGCGAAATGGCTATAGAGCAGTTACAAAAAATGCACGATCAATTAGTAGACATAGTATCTAAGTTAAAAAATATGTCAATGTCTTTAGAATTTCAAGATTGGACTAAGGATATGATTTCTAAAGCTGAAGTATATATTCAAAACATACATGATTTTGTAACGTACTATGAACCCGGTAAATATGAAGATGATACAGAAGAATCATATAGTTCATATGAATATCAAGATCCAAAAACTGGAGAAGTCTATACTTATAGACGTAAAGGATATTATGAAAAAGATGGTCGAATTTTAATGTATATGGGAGAAGGAAGTGAATATCAAGGTCGTAAAGTGACATTAAATAAACCATTCAGAACTCCCGGTGGACCAAAGAAATTTGCAGTTTATGTCAAAAATGAAAGTGGTAATGTAGTTATTGTACGATTTGGTGATCCAAATATGAAGATAAAGAAAAATATTCCAGAAAGACGCAAGAGTTTTAGAGCGAGGCATAATTGCGACAATCCCGGTCCCAAATATAAAGCTCGTTACTGGGCCTGCAAAAGCTGGTAAGGAGAAACACAAATGAAAAAATCTAGAGCAGAAGAATTATTACAATCAGTTCAAGCTAAAATAGAGTGTCCTCCAGCTACTCAAGATATTACTATTAACTTAGCTAATAGAAAAATATGTGTAGAAAAAGCAAACTATGGACCAGCAAATCCAGATCTTCCAAATGAAGATTTTTGGCAAGGTAAAGCAGATCTATTTAAAACATCCATAGACGAAGCTAAAACTATGAGATGTAAAAATTGTGCAGCATTCATACAAAAAGAAAAAATGATGAATTGCATAGAAAAAGGCATAGCATCAGAAATAAGCGAAGATCAAATAGCAATTGACATAATAGACAAAGCTAATTTAGGTTATTGTGAATTATTTGATTTCAAGTGCGCTGGAGAAAGAACTTGTGATGCATGGATAACCGGCGGTCCAATAAAAAAATAGGAGACAAAGATGAATAAAATAGATGACTTATTAAGCAAGCAAAGTATAGCACAGGATGTAACAAACTATTCTAGTGAACAAGTAATAGAACTACTAAAAAAATCATTAAATATTCATTGGCAGCAGACAACCGTATTAACAGCACAGGCTGTTCATCTTGAAAGATGGGGATATAAAAAGCTCGCTGCTATTATAAAAGAAGATGCTCAACAAGAACACGAACATGCTGCTGTAAATATAGAAAGATTAGAATTTTTTGATATAGATTATCAACCATTAACAGTATCTCCTCCGACTTGGACAAGGCATGATATGTTAGCTATGATACAATATAATCTGAATTCTGTTCAAGAAGCATCGCTAGCAGAAAGGGCAACCATTGTTGCTGCGAGGTCGGTTGGTGATGAGATCACTGCTAACACAATGATCCCATTACTACAAGGAAGCGAAGACGGTATCAAGCTCTATGAAGGATTTTTAAAGATGATTGAACAAATGGGTTTGGATAATTTCTTAACTTTGCAAGTGTGATTTTTTCTCATCAGAAAAGGCAGTTAGTTGACTAATTGCCTTCTGATGGGTATAATAAAGTGTTGATCTCTTAGTATTGACAAGGAAAATGTATGAATTGGTTCCCATTGAAGAATTTTACACATTACAGTCTTCTTCGTGGATATTCTAAACCAGAAGAACTGGCACAAAAGTGCAAAGATAATGGATATCCAGCCTGTGGAATATGCGATTACAAAACATTATCTGGTGCAGTAGCTTTTTATAAAGCTTGTAAAAAGGTAGGCATAAAACCAATAATTGGATGTTCATTTGATTTTGCCATTCTATTTGCTAAAAATAAGCAAGGTTGGTATGAATTGATAGAAATGGTTTCTTCATTAGATGAAAATGGAAAATTACCAGAACGTTATGACAATATAGACATTAGCAAAAATCTCGTTAGTGTTTATAAAGGTTCAACTGATGATATGCCTATTAGCTATTATACCAATCGTGAAGATGCAAAACTTCACAGAGTTCTATTGTGTTCAGATATGAAAACCACATTACCCAAAATATTTAAGTCTGTTAGACCAGACAATAAGGGTGGAATAAATATAGATGCTAAGTTTCCTAGCGAACATGCTGATAAGTTAACATATTTTATGCAAGATAATTTCTATATAAAAGACAAGAACGAATCCAGCAATTTAGATACGTCAAAGTTAAAAGATATTTATGATCAGTGTAAAGACTATGATATATTAAGTAAACCAATATTACCAAAATTCTCTTGCCCAAATGGGTTAACAGAAGAAGAATATCTTAAAGAATTATGCCGTAAGGGGTGGAAAGAATTGCTCATAGACGGCAATAAAGTGTCCAATGAAGATTCCAAGCAAAAGTATCTTGATAGATTTAAAGAAGAATTCGACGTAATCAAAGACGCCAATTTATTCGGTTATTTTTTGATTGTTCAAGATATCATCAAGTATGTAAATGATCGCGGTTGGCTCTCCGGTCCCGGAAGAGGATCTGCGGCAGGGTGCTTAATATCTTACTTGATAGGAATTACTAAGATAGATCCAATTGAATTTGACCTTCTATTTGCACGTTTTTACAATGCCGGTAGAAATACCGCTGATCATATATCTTTGCCAGATATTGATATGGATGTCCCCGGTACAAAACGAGATGAGATAATATCTTATCTAAAAGATAAATATGGGAATGAAAGAGTTAGTCAAATGTTGACATTTGGAAGACTTCAAGGTAAAAGTGCAATAAAAGAGGTATTACGCATAAATGAAGCGTGTTCTTTTGCAGAAATGAATGCTATCAGCAATTGTATACCAGATGAAGCTAGAATTTCAGATCAATTGGCAGAAATGGATGACGAAGATAGATCTATCATCAGATGGGCATTAATGAATAATGCTGATGAACTAAGAGATTTTTGTAGACTCAATGACGATGGATCATTAGAAGGAGAATACGCTGAGTACTTCGATCAAGCGATAAAAATAGAAGGAACCTTCAAAACGCAAGGTAAACATGCTGCTGGAGTTGTAATCTCAGCTGACCCTCTTCAAAAAGTATGCCCAATGGTTAAACAAAAAGGATCTAATGAAAAAATAGCCGGTCTGGAAATGTCAGATCTGGAAGCATTGGGTCATGTAAAATTTGATGTATTGGGCATAAATTTGCTTGATAAAATAATGAAAATTGAACAATTAACTGGAGATAATAATGGCAAATCGTGATTATATTATTTTTGATTTTGAAACTGGATCACGCAACCCACATAGAACACAACCAACACAAATAGCCGCAATTGCTTTAGATGGTCGCACATTGCATATGAAAGGTCAATTTAATAGTGAAATCAAACCAATATTTGATGATGAAAAAGCTATAGCAGCTGGACTTGATCCGATAGAAAATGAAGCATTAAAGATAACTAAAAAGACTAGAGAGCAACTAGAAGAAGCACCATCTTTAAAATCAGTATGGTCTAAATTCACAAAGTTTGTGGATCAATATAACTGGAAGGGCGATGCATTTTACAATCCAATACCAGTTGGATTTAATATTATTGGATTTGATATGATAATCATAAATAGACTTTGTAAAGAATTTGGACCTTGGGACAAGGAAAGAGAGCAGCAAAAACTTTTTAGTAAGGTTTACAAAATAGATATAATGGATAGTATATTTGCTTGGACAGAAAGTGATCCTAGTGTTAGATCAATAAGCATGGATTCATTGAGACAGCGAATGGGTCTAGATATGGAAAATGCTCATGATGCTCTACAAGATGTAAAAGATGAAGCTAATATTTTTATTAAAATCATGAAAACCCACCGTGCTGTTTACCAAAATATGAATTTTGACAAAGCCTTTGCTAATGGTGAATTATATGTCAAATAATTTATCTTATGACGATAAAGATACTTGGAAATTGTTTGCAGAAGGTAAGACAAAAGGTGTTTTTCAATTAGAAAGCAATCTTGGAAAATCTTGGGCTAAAAAAGTTGCTCCAACGAATATAGAAGAACTATCTGCATTAATAGCTATTATAAGACCCGGAACATTAAAAGCTTTTGTAGATGGAAAAAGCATGACCCAGCACTATGTAGATAGAAAACACGGTCGGGAAGATGTGACTTATTTACATCCAATATTAGAGGATATATTAAAATCAACATATGGAGTATTAGTATATCAAGAGCAATCTATGCGTATAGCAGAGAAAGTAGCTGGATTTAACTTACAAGAGGCTGATGTTCTGCGTAAAGCCATTGGAAAGAAAAAGGCCGATCTCATGAATGAAGTAAAAAAATCATTCCTAGCAGGAGCAGAACGTGTAGGAATTGTTTCTAAAGAAGATGCAGAGCAGATATTTGGATGGATCGAAAAATCTTCTCGCTATGCATTCAATAAATCTCACAGCGTTTCCTATGCCGTCTGTTCTTATTGGAGTGCATACTATAAAGCCCACAACACAAAGGAGTTCTTTTTATCATATTTGTATTATGCTAATGAAAAGCAAGATCCACAGAAAGAAGTATATGAACTTATATCTGAAGCAAAATTGTTTGATATAGAGACTAAGACTCCAAATATATCTAATTTTCAGAAAAAATTCAATATTAAAGACAACAAGATATATTTTGGAATTAAAGATGTAAAGTCTTTGACGGGCGCTACAGGAGATAAGCTTTTAGAAGTAATAAGTTTAGCTGAGAAGGAATTAAATAAAACTATTGATAAGTTTACATGGTTAGAAATATTATTATTTGTATCATCCAAGATAAGTTCTACTGCTTTTAAGGCTTTAGCCTCAATAGGATTTTTTAGAGGCAAAACAAGCAATATAACTAGAAACAAAGCACTATATGATTATGAAATATATAGAACTTTAACTAAAGCGGAACAGTCGTGGGTCATTGAAAATTACAAATCCAAACAGTGGACAACATTTGTAGATTGTCTCAAAGACTTAGCCCCAATAAAAAAAGATGGTGGCGGTACTAGTAAAGTAGATAGAAAACAAGCTATTGAAAATGAAATACAACTCTTAATAAATCCACCATATGATTTAGATGACGATCCAAGCTGGGTAATAGATCAAGAAGTCAAGTTCTTGGGATGCCCAGTTAGCATAACAAAAGTGGAAACATCTGACACATCTGCGGCAAATACTACATGCAAGGAAATTATAAATGGAAAACGCGGCAAAAATTTATGCATTGTCGCTAATATACAAAGAGTTTCAGATTATACTATCACCAAGGGCGAATCTAAAGGGCAAGTTATGTCATTTTTGACCATAGAAGATGATACGTGCATATTAGATAGTGTAATAGTATTCCCTAAAATTAAAGAAAAATACAAGTATATTTTATACGAAGGTAACAACTTGATATTCTGCGGAACTGTCAGCGAAAAAGATACATCATTTATCGTAGATACAATCCATGAAATTTGAGTTGTTTTTTATGACTGTTACTGCTAAAATATGAAGATGAGGAGATTACAATGAATATTTGTTCTTTCACTGGATATCTAGTAGAAAATCCAAGAATATCTATAGTTGATGATGTTGTATTAGCTGAATTTGTTATGGTAGTATATACATACCGCAAAACAAAGAATGGTGAAAAAAATAGAATACCAACTTATATTCGGTGCGAAGCGTGGCATACCGGTGCAGAAACTATAGAAAAATATGCTACAAAAGGTACTAAACTAGTTATAAATGCATCAGCAAAACACCCCAGCAGAGATGACCAAGATATAGTTTTTAGAGTAAACGAGTTTGATTTTTGTCATAATGATTTTGAGGATTGAATGATACCAGACAATATCATACTGACATATAAAGACAATAATATCCCAAATTATGTTCTTAACAATATAAAAAGACTAAATAATGACAAAAATATTTTATTTTTTACAGATGAAGACGCAGTAAAATTTCTTTCAAAAGAGTACGATTCTTCTTATAGTGATTTTTTTGCTAGCTTGAATCTTGGATGTAATAAGGGAGATTTTTTTAGATATTGTTACCTCTTTAAGTACGGTGGATATTACTGTGATATTGATATCGAACATGTATTACCAATATCATATTATATTCCAGAAAACTTAGAATTCTTCACCGTTAATTCTGGGGCTTGTAAAAATACTACTTTTCAAGCATTATTATATAGTGAAGCGGAACATGACATTATTAAAAATTGCATCAAAAATTTGATGGATCCATCATCATTCAATGACACATTTCATTATACAACCAGAGATATGTACAATAATATTAAAACATATCTCAATGAAGAAAACATTGTGTCAAAAGATTACAACAAAAATAACAAATTAATCAGTATTGGACAAGAAATTCCATTCAATAATAGATGGGCTTGTACATATAAAAATACATTAATAGGATTTTCAAGATATCAAACTTACCAAAAAACATCACCCGGAACAGATAAAGAAACAGGATTTTTTGTATGAGAAAACCAAGAGTATTATTTTGTAGCGAAGCAACATTTTTAAATACTGGATATGCTACGTATACTAGAGAAATATTAAATTATTTGTATAGTACTGGCAAGTATGAATTAGCCGAAATGGCATCATACGGCGAACGTAATGACCCAAGAGCATCAAAAATACCTTGGAAATTTTATGGCGTAGTGCCAGATAATTCTTGTTCAGAAGAAGAACGAAACCAATACGCACAAAATCCAATAGCACAGTTTGGCGAATTAATGTTCGAATCCGTATGTTTGGATTTTATGCCAGACATAGTGTGCGATATAAGAGACTTTTGGATGTTAGACTTTGCAGAAAGATCTCCATTCAGGCCATATTTTAAATGGTGTATAATGCCAACGGTTGATGCACGACCTCAAGCTAGACAGTGGATAGCGACATATGAATCAGCAGATGCCTGTTTAACATATTCAGAGTGGGCTGGTGAAGTATTGAACCAACAATCTGGTGGTAAAATAAAATATATTGGTATTTCTCCACCATCAGCACATCCAGCATATCAGCCAATAAATGACAAAAGCGGTCTTCGTCTGTCCATGGGGATAGACCCAGAAGCAAAAATAATTGGTACAGTCATGCGTAACCAAAGAAGAAAATTGTATCCAGATCTTTTCCAAGCATTCAGAATTCTATTAGATAGCGTCGAAGATAACTCAAAGTATTTCTTATATTGCCACACTAGTTATCCAGATTTAGGATGGGATATACCAGAATTATTACAACAATATCAATTGTCTTCAAAAGTATATTTTACATATATATGTGGGCAAACTGGGCGACCATTCCCATCATTATTTAAGGGTGCAATGGCACAATCTCCATTTACTGGACAGTTTGGAGCTTCATTATCCAATGTAAAAAATGGCGTAGAATATGAAGATCTAGCAAAGATAATAAACTTATTTGATTTGTATGTTCAGTACGCTAATTGTGAAGGATTTGGATTACCACAGGTTGAAGCTGCCGCTTGCGGGATTCCAATCATGGCTACTGATTATTCAGCGATGGAGAGCGTAGTAAGAAATCTTGGAGGAACTCCACTTACTCCAAAAGCTCTATATAAAGAATTAGAAACTGGTTGTTTTAGAGCAGTTCCTGACAATCACCTAGCTGCTGCCAAATTTAAAGAATTTTTAGAACAACCTTCTAGTATTAGAAGTAAACTTGGTTTTGATACTAGACAAGCATTTCTAAAACATTATCAATGGGACAAGAGCGGAAAAGCTTGGGAACAATTTTTTGATAGTGTAAAGATATCTAACAATTTTGAAAATTGGAAAATGTCACCAAGAATTGCAACTCCCTCACCAAAACCAGAAAAAGTTCCAGATAATATCAATCACAAAAATCTAGCAAAATGGTTAATTTCTGAAGTTCTTCATGAGCCAGAAAGATTAAATTCTTATTTTGAGTCAAGAATGGTAAGAGACTTGACTTATCATAATTCTACATCAGTAACTGGTGGTATGTATTTTAATGAAAGTTCAGCTATGTTCGACGGAAAAAGTAATAGAAATCCATTTGATTTTAACATAGCGTATGATCAAATGGTATATCTATGCAATAGAAGAAATTATTGGGAAAACAAGAGAATGGAAATTCTAAAACTCAGAGGTATGCTATGAAAGTATTGTACATAGGCCACTATAAAGAGGGAACTGGTTGGTCAAAAGCAGCTATAGACCTAATTCATGCTATTGACTCAGCTGGTATAGACATAGTATGTAGAGATGTAAAATTAACGCCCAGACTCTCTGATATACCAGAAAAAATAAAAGAACTAGAGTCTAAAAAAATAGATAATATTGATTTTTGTATTCAACATCTTTTGCCTCATCATCTAGTTGGAACATCAAAATTCAAAAAAAATATTGCATATTACGTGGGCGAGTCTACTACATTGAAATACAACAATTGGAAATCTAGTCTTGATCTTATGGATGAAATATGGGTTCCTAATCATACACAATTAAATAACATGACAAAAGATGGATTCAAATCCATAAGATATGTACCACATGCATTTAATTTAGACAAATATAGTGTAAATGACAAAAAAATAAATTTTGGTCAAAAAAATGGAACATTTAAGTTTTATTATATAGCTGATATAAATGATAGAAAAAATATAGAGTCTGTTATAAAATGTTTTCATAGTGAATTTCACAAATATGAACCAGTATCTTTAGTACTTAAGATCAAAAAATTCGGAGCAAATCCAGATGATTTACGTAAACAGCTAAAAAATATGTGTAATTCTATAAAACAAACGCTAAGAATATATCCTAAAATAGAAGATTACCATGATGAGATTATAATTACTGATGATATGACATCTAATGAAATAGATATGTTGCATCAAGCATGTGACTGCATGGTAAATGTTACTCACGGCGAAGGTTGGTCTATACCATCATTTGATGCCATGTGTTTTGGTAAAACTCCAATATGTAGTAACGAAGGTGGTCCCAAAGAGTATATTTCAGATAAAAATGCCGGTACGCTAATAAATGGCATATATAATATCTGCGAACACACGGATGCTGCATTTTCAAATATATTCACTGGAAGAGAATCTTGGTTTGTACCAGATGAAGAAGAAACGAAGGATGCGATGAGATTTTACTACGAAAATAGAGATACAATAAATCGTAATAAAGGTATAGAAATAGCTCAGAAATTTTCATATCAAAGCGTAGGGAATATGATAAAGGAACTATTAAATGATTAATACAAATGCTAGTACTATAATAAATTCAGCCAACAGATTAAAAAAAGATAAATACAATATACTTACTTTTCCAACGCATGAAAGATATGAAACTGAACTATGCAAAACGGGCCATGAATTTTATGCTTTGAATCTGCCGAATAGCAAAAAATGGAATACTAATCAGACTAGTGTTCCTATAAATTATCATATATTACCAGAGAATCAATTGTGTCCATTTTTAAACTTTGACATTTTGTTGGTTCAAAGTAAATTTGGTCAATTTCAAATGGCGCAAAATATAAATCGACATCTTGGTATTCCAATAATATGCTTAGAACATACTCTTCCAACTCCATCTACTATGTCTAATAATCAAATAAATGATATGAAACAGATGGTGGGAAATATTAATGTATTTATTTCTGAATTTTCAAGATCCGCTTGGGGCATTAAAGGATCCGTAATACGTCACGGGATAGATACAAATCAATTCAAGCCCAATGATGTAAAAGAAAAAAATGGATGCGTTCTTACTGTAGCAAATGATTTTCAAAATAGAGACTATTGTTTAAACTTTAGCGGTTGGAAAAGAGTTACTAAAGATTTAAAAGTTAAATTGATTGGTGATACTGCTGGACTGTCTAAAGCGGCAAAAGATATAGATGAATTAGCGGATGAATATAATTCATGTTCTGTATATTTTAATAGTTCTACTCTTAGTCCTATACCAATGTCTTTATTAGAAGCTATGTCTTGCGGATGTGCAGTAGTTTCTACGGCAACATGTATGATACCAGAAATAATCAAAAATGGATATAATGGATTCATATCTAATGACGAACAAGAGCTTAGATCTTATATTGAATTATTGTTAAATGATCAAGACTTAAGATCAAACATTGGAAAAAATGCAAGACATACTATAGAGCAAAATTTTGCTGAAACAGTTTTTATCGATAATTGGAATGGAGTATTTAATTTAGCTTATGAGGAATCAACAAAATGAAGATACAAATATTAAATGATATTTCAGATTGTATTGACGGTTACAATCCTGTGTTTTTGAATGACGGTGATCTAAATATAGATGCACCAAATAATTCAATAAGCAATATATTAATGATAGATGTAATAGAACAAATCCCATATGAAAATATAGACAAGATCATAAAAAAGATAAGAACATTGTTAAGGATCAATGGAAGTGTCACAATAACTGGTATAGAAGTAAATTGCATGTGCAGGGATTTAATTAATAAGAATATAAATTGTGCAACATTCAATGGAATATTACATAATAGAAAAAGCATTTATGATTGCAGTGAGCTAGCTGATAAGTTGAATGATGTTGGCATTCAAGTAGAAAGAGTAACACTAAAGGGATCTACGTATGAATTACATGCCATCAGACAAAATTAGTGATACAAGTCATACCAGTTGTAAAGAATGCATATTTGCTATTTACAAAAACAAGACTCAAATTGGTTGTCTTGACAATAGAATAGAAAAATTTAAAAACAACGTTGTAGCAGCATACGATGATGACAAAGAATTTTACGTAATAAATAGAGCATGTACTTTATATAGACCAGAAACATGGAACAATGGGGAAAAAAATCTACAAAAGGCTAAAGAAGAATGTAAAATCAAATTTGATATCTTAATAAATTGTGATAATATAAATGTCGATATGTTGAAGTACATACAAAATATTGCTAAATTAGCATCTAGCGGATGTAAAATTAACATATTTTATTCGTATAACTTGGAACACAGTCAAAAAGAATTGATTAAAAATATTATTTATGGTTGTCCAAATATTAATATCTCTATGTATCTTGAAAAAATAAAGTATATATATTCCATATTGTCTAAAAGCAAAGGGATGTTTCATATCATTTTAGACGAAACAAACTATGTGGGCATATTAGATTTTATAGCTAATATAAACAAGGCAATAAATGATGATTTAATTAGAGGAATTATTTTCAAACAAGATAATAAAATAGCTATCTCAACTTTAGCCTGTAGATTATTATATCCAAATTTATATATGGATTATAAAATCAACTTTACTAACGTCGAAGCACAAATCAAGAAAAGTAATTTATATATTGAGTTTTGATATGACTAAAATAAAACACAAAAAGAAACGTACAAAAGCAGAAAACCCTGTTAATGCTATAGATGAATTAATAACAATAGTAATTTTGTGTGATTTACCCGGATATAGAATGAAATCATATGGCCCAACTTCATTGGTAAAAATTGACAAAAAATTATTGATAGATACACAGCTTGATTGTCTAAAAAAGTGTTTTCCAAATAATGAAATTATTTTATGCGTTGGATTTGATGGAGAAAAGATATCTAAATATATAAGATCAAAATACAAAAATCATAATATTAGAATTGTAGAAAATCAACTGTTTAATATATGCAATTCTTGCGAGGGATTACGAATATCAATAAATAATACTTTTAACAAAAAAATATTAATCATAGATGGCAATTTGCTGGTGAACAAAAAAACATTGTCATTAATAGATACCCATAAAACATGCGCTATAGTAGAAAAAAACCCGTCAGAAAATCTAGAGATAGGAATAAATATTAACCAAAATAATATTGCAGAACATTTTTCGTTTGGTGCATATAAAACTTGGTCAGAAATAATGTACTTGTGCGGAGAGGAAATAATAGAAACTTTAAGGAAATTTTTGAACAATCAAGATAGCAAAAAGAAATTTATTTTTGAGGCTATTAATGACTTATTAAAAAACAATCATAGTATTTTTTGCATAGAAAACAAATTTCCAATATATAAAATAAACAATATAAAAACCTATCACAGTATAAAGGACAATCATGAAATTTTTAATATCTAATTATAGTACACCTTGGATAACTGAACCATTTTATGTCAATGCTACTCTGAATATGATCAATGAAACATCTAGTATATTAGATAGCAATCAAAGTTTATATGACGCATTTGACTCATTCAAGCCCGATGTATTTATTACTCATGCTGGGCATATTTCCAAAGATCTAATCTCTTATCTAATAGAAAACAAAGAAATCAAGCTATTAATTAGTACAACGGGTGTTGGAAAAGATGATGCCGAAAAATTAATGAAATTTTTAGAGAGCAATAAGATAAACTATGTATTTTTTGGGCAAAATGAAATTGCTAGTTCTAAAGTCAAAAATATATTGATTCCTGCTGGTGCTGATATATTTCTCAACCGCGATTCAAAAAAATATAGCATAGAAAAATTGATTTTTGTAGATAGTGAAGATCAAATTAAAGAATATGGTGGAACTTATCATATTACTTCTCACAATACGGAATTAACAAATAAAGTAGATTTTATTATGCCAATTACTATGTTGAGCAATTTATTCAGTAATTATAATGAAATTGTTTTTTGCGGTAGTAGTTACATAGGAACACAGTTGTCATTTGATGCTATTTATAGTGGAACGAAAGTAACATTTGATACAAACAAAAATGAAGATTTAGAAAAAATAGATAGCATATTCAAAAAACAAAAATTATTAACATCGGTCAAGGCTAAACATACATGTTTAAATAGAGTGAAGTCTATGCTTTCACAAGTTTCAAAAAACATCTCTAGTAAATTAGAAAGTTATATCGAGAAATTATGAACGTAACAGTAATATTAAGTGGGTTCAAACGCCCATATTCGGCACAACAACAATACAATGCTATAATAAATCAAACTCAGAAACCTTCTGACATAATTTTTTGGCACAATGATTCTGATAAAAAAATAGAATTTCCACCAAGCGTAACGTCTAGATGCAAATATATAAGATCTAGCGAGAATTATGGTGTTTGGGGGAGATTCTCCATAGCATTGAATGCTAGGACCGACTACATATGTATAATTGATGATGATACAATACCGGGATTAAGATGGATAGAAAATTGTCTATCAACAATAGAAAAATATAATGGAATTTTAACAACTAGGGGTGTTATAGCCAATCCAAGCAAAATAGATTATTATCCCGGTCCAGATAGTTACACCGCGTATGGATGGTGCAATCCAAATGAAAATGTTGTCAAGGTGGATATTGGTTGTCATTGCTGGTTTTTCCATAAAGATATACTACGGGCTTTTTGGGCGGAAGCTCCATTTGAATTGCCAATGAATTATGGAGAAGATATGCATTTGTCTTATGTAGCACAAAAGCATTTTGGACTTGGAACATATGTTCCTCCTCATCCCAAAGAAGACAAATCATTGTGGGGTTCTCAGCCAGATACTGGCAAACAATATGGAGAAGATCAATTTGCTATCTCTTGGAACCACGAAGCAAATCGCGGAATGAATACATATTGGAATTTTATTTTAAGTCAAGGATACAAACCGCTTAGAGGAACTGAAAATGAATAAATTATTACAAATACCAAAAAACAATCTAGGAAATTACATCATACCAAGAGATGTGGCGGGGGGCTTGGCTATAGATATTGGAAGCAATGTTGGATCATTTCTAAAACAAAGTTATCACATATTTAGTGAAATTTATTACTATGAACCAATTAAAGCTTGTTTTGATATTTGTCAAGATTTCAGTATAAATCATAGTCATATACATGGATACAACAACGCCGTATCAAAAACTAGAGGGCTTTGTACTATGCTAATGCATGAAAACAGATTAGCAGGATCTTCTGCCGCTAGTTGTTTGGGCAAGGAAATTATAAGCTTAGAACACAATAGTGACAATAATAGCATAAATGATGTATATAGTATTACGCTTCAAGATATTTATAGTCATGTAAACTTTAGAAATATTGATTATTGCAAGTGTGATTGCGAAATAAGTGAATATGATATTTTTATGAATCAAGATTTAACACCAATCAATTATTTGGCTATAGAAATGCATTGGCAGATGGGAGAACAAAAATTTAACGAACTTATAGATTATATACTCAGTACTCATGATTTGATTTATGGAAATAAATCATTCCCCGGAAGATTTGATAATAGAGAATTGCTATTAAAGAGAAAAGTAACATGAGGTTTACTACACCGCCAAATAAAAATTATAGAGATGATATCAAAGTTTTGGAAACTGCAATCAAAAATAATGAAAATATTAGTTTTTCTAAGTTTTGTGATGGTGAATGGTCAGTAATATGTAACCAGCAAATAAACAATAAAGAATTTTGGTTTGATCCATCTAATTCAATGGATCAATCTAAAAGAAAAGCTTTAATAGATGCATTTCAGTACAAAAATGAAAGATACTTTGTAGGGATAACATGTACCAATGTATTTGGTTTAGAAACTCATAGACAAATGAAAACTGTATGTCAACAGAAAGAAGACCATTTGACTTGGGCCGATATATGGGTAAATAGCAATTATAAATATTATTTAAGTAATATAGTTCCTATTTATAAAAGTAGACAAGTCGTGTTATTCTGCAACAGTAAAGGAATAATAGAAAATCTACCATTTGCTCCATATATGGTTTGCAAAGTAGAAAACAATGCATGGGAATATAATTGGGATATGATAGATACATATAAAAAAGTTTCAAGTATGATAAAAAATGCATTATTTTTGTTTTGTTGCGGTCCATTTGGTAATATATTATGTCACCAGTTAACGGAACATAATCCAGAAAATACATATCTAGATATTGGGTCTACTTTAAACCCATTCTTACAATCGGCTGGTTTTGAAAGACAATATCACATAGGACACAATTATTTTTCTACAATGACAGGAGCATGGGATCAATGAATTTAGGAATATACATATCTAGTTTATCCGACAGAGAACAGCTAGGACATATAAGCGAATTAGTCCAAAACAGTGTCCACAATAAAGACATACGCGATCTGAGTATATTTTATGACGATGTGGACTTTAATCCACATAATACTAGATGTGGAATGTTTAATGCAGCAGATCTGTGGAGTTTCAATGGAAATTTGATAACAACCTCCTTGGATTCTCTAATAACCTCATTAAAAGTAATTAACAACATTAATATTTTTTACTATCATGGATGGGAAGAAAATCCAAATATACTTAGATTAATTCTATCTATACAAAATGCCAAAATTATATGTAGATCAGAAAAAGATGAAAAAGAGATCTACAGATTAACTGGAGTGAAACCAATCGGAATATCTGATAATTTTAAAGACATAATCAACTTAATATTAGGATGCAAAGATGAATACAAATCAAATAGTAATGATGTATACCAAACAGCATAAAAGTACATATGAAATTGCTGAACAATTTAATACTTATCCAAATCGCATTAGACGCATTTTAATAAAGAGTGGGGTAGAGCTAAAAACTAAAAGTGAAGCTCAGAAAAATGCTATTGAAAATGGAACTGCAAAACATCCGACCGATGGCAAAACAAGAACTAAAGAAGAAAAACTTAAGATCAGTTCGGGCCTAAAAAAATATTGGGAAAATATGTCTGATGAAATGTATTCTAGCAGGGTTGAGCAATCAAAAAAACGATGGAATACAATGTCCGATGTAGAAAAAGACAAAATGATGAGTGCAGCCATTAAAAGCATACAAGTCGCTGGAAAAGAAGGTTCTAAATTAGAAAAGTTTTTGTATGAAGAAATAACTCGGGCTGGATATAAAGTAGAATATCACAAAAAACAACTTATCCAGAACCAAGACCTTGAACTGGATATGTACATACCGTCGATCAAGACTATAATAGAAGTAGACGGCCCTTCTCACTTCCTGCCAATTTGGGGTGAAGAAAAATTACAAAAACAAATCAAAGCCGACACACAAAAAAGTGGGCTTATATTAAGTAAGGGGATGGTCATTATACGAATAAAAAATTTATCTGACTCAGTATGTTTAGCCGATAGAGAAAAGTTGAGACTTGACATTTTGAATTGCTTGGGTACAATAGATAAGTCATTCCCCAAAAAATCAGAAAGGTATATAGAGATTGAAATATGAACGATGTTGAAACTATTTTTGAAGGTGTTGAATTAGCAACTCCTAGTAATACAGATACTTCAGTTAAGGATGTAGTTATGTCAAATGAACCTTCAATGCTTAGTCATGAGTGGCATGACTATGCTATGACACTATTTCACGAAACAGAAATGGTCGATGGTCATCCTCTAGTTGCCGGTTTAAGGCGTGTAGCAGAGGCTGTGCTAGGCACAATTGTTTTCAGTGGTCCAACACAGGTCTTTCCAGTACAGCGTGATGATCATCATGGTCGTGCGACTGTAGTGTTTACTATTGAATTCGCCAATGGAGTAAGATACTCTGAAGTAGCAGATTCATGGGAAGGCAATACGGATGATACATTCTGTGCGTATGCTGTTGCTATTGCAAGTACCAGAGCAGAAGCAAGAGCTTTACGCAAAGCTTTAAAGATTAAGGGCGTTGCGGCAGAAGAATTGACCAAGAAAGATACAGCAAAGATTGTAAGACAGATTTCTTCTGTTAAGGATTCTAGTGCTGGTGAGTATAATGAGCAGGATAGAATGAGTGATGCACAATACAACTTTATTGATGTAAAGTGTAAACAACTCAATATTGATGGAGAGAAGCTATTTGCTACCTTTAAGGTAGATGGCGGAAAGAAGGTTTCTAAGAAAATCGCTAGTGATATCATTGATTCGCTAAACGATTACCAACGTGACAAGAGTTCAATTCCACAAGATATAATAGGCTATCAACAGGAGTGGCGTAAATGAAGATTGTATATACAACAAAAAATGGCAGATTACAGGCAGAACTAGAGGGTGAGTCACAGAAAGATTTGTTTACTGAATTAAGTAAATTCCAAGAAGTATTTGAGGAAACTACTTGCGGAAAGTGTGGTTCTGAAGATGTAAGATTTGTAGTCAGGACAGTGGATGATAATCAGTATTATGAACTTCGTTGCATGAAGTGCGGTGCTAGGTTAGCATTCGGTGTTAATAAGAAGGGTGGCGGGTTATTCCCAAAGCGTAAGGATTCAGAAGGAAATTGGCTACCAGATGGTGGCTGGGTGAAATGGAATCCAAAAACGGAGAAGTCTGAATGAAGTATTTAGTTGCCTTATTTATGCTAATAGCAGTATCCAAAGATGGTATTGCTAATGGTTTACCAGTTGCGTATACAGTGCCACAACCAGTTGTATTGCAACAAGTTGTTGTGACTCAAACTATGGTATATCAAGCACCTAGCATAGTAGTCACTGTGCCAGTTCCTATTGTTTTATATCCTCAACCAGTTGTTGATCAACGAATATATTGGGGATATCCTTATTATACAACAACACCTATGCCGGTAATTGAATATCGACATAGGTGCTGGAAGTACTGATGAGATATGGGGCGGGAAACCGCCCCTTTTTCATAGGTATTCTACTGTATAATAAAGTCCATAATTAGTTTTGCTTCCAATACCTTCTGGCTCAGAACTCAGAGCAATATACCAATCGTGTCTAGATGATTCAAGTGCCTGCCCGCTTTGGGAAGTAAATTTGAGAAGATCAGCATCGGTATCTGCTGTTGATGTATTTTGACCACTCATACCCGGAGATGGAGTGAGTGGTAAATCTAGCTGTGCAGCTAAAGGTTCAAATTCTGTCCATACGAAGTGTGTTATGCCGCGATGACTTAGGCTAGTTGTACTTGGAGTTGACGATGGTTTGCGGGCCTCGTAAACCCAAGTAGTAACTCCGCTAGCCGGTTTACTAATACCATGATCTCTAGCAAATATACGAAGTTTGCCGTTTTGCACTTTTACTGGAGAACTATGAGTAAATCTAATATTTAATGGGCATAGATAATTAGATAGTTTGTCTAAAGTTATAGGACTAGAACTGCCATCTACACTTACTGTACCCATTTCTACTCCGGGTATTCCGCTGGCAACTTTAGCCGTATTATGGAGCTTTGGACCGGCAACCGTACCGTCAGCATTAGTAATCCATGTGGTACTTTGTTGAGATCCAACTGGAACAGAAATACCAAAGTCCAAACCATAAAAACCTATACCAGATCCAAGATCATGCCTAATTAGATTGTCATCGCTGGCACTCAAGAAATTACCATAAAATTTGATTTCAGCCATAGAATTCTCCCTATATTGGTGGATTACATTGTAATATACACTTTTATTATGTACTGGTTATTTCTAGCTCTACATATCTGGCAGCTGGAACATCTGAACCCTCTCCAAAAATCACTCCTCCTTCTGGATAATTAGCTATATCGCTAACAAAAAAGAAGAAAACGTCATACTTTCCAGTACTATTTGGCTCCAATGTAAAAGTGGTAGTTTTAGTACCAGTAATAAATCCCTTCGAATTTCCTTCACCATTATTATCTTCATGGGTCAATTTTTTAATTCCATAGAATTGTGATTTGTCTACTTTTAATCTTTCATATACTTTACCTCTGGTAAATACTATTTCCGCCCCAGTACCATTAACGCTCTGTATTGTAGCATTTGCAGTTGGACCATACTTAAATGGATTTACAGTACCATTATTTGCAGTTTCCCCGTATATATAACCCGGTCCAACATCTATTGACTTTAATAATTCTTCATCTATACTAAGCTGAGAAATACCACCATTATTTGTTAATCCGGTAACAACTAAATGTGCCGGTTTACCGCCAATATTAACTTTTACTTTATCAAAATCTGCATATCCAGTTCCAGGCTTGTTAATCTTGATAGATGTTGTATCAAGACCTATATATTTTTGAGCATATGCAAATCCACCATCTGATAACAACATATTTCTTCTTACTTTATTTTTTATAGTATCAAACTTGGGAGATCCAGATGTCAAAATTGTACCGGTTTGTAGAAATACTTCTTCAAAATCCATTTCTGCACCAGAAGGATTAAACTGCAACGGGGCAAAAAATCTACCATCATATATAGTATTTGGAGAATGATCATATACAGCGCACCATAGGGCAGTTGTTCCTAATTCTTTCACTTGTTCTGCACCTAGACTACCTCCCCACTTGATATGTTCTACACCCATAGATCTACCACTTAAATCTTGCGCAAAACCTAATATTGGACTTATGCTAATATTAGTTTGAGAAATTGTGTATGTTGTATACGTTAATAATCCAAGATATTGATTGGTCTTGAATTCAACAATCCCGCCTTTTGTCATTGGAAATGTACCTTTTGCTGCTAATATGCCAATGACATTAGAACTCTCTACGGCATTAACCATAGGAATCATTTCTGGTCCACCGTCAGGTTTGTCGCCTCTTGCTGGAGGTCCAATATTAATTGCAGCAGTTGGATTTTGAATTGCATAATTAATTAATTTATTAGCAAATGATAGCTTTGCCCTTACACTTCCATCTGGTTCTAAATTTACGGCATTATTAATGCCAATTCTGCTCCAAGCTCCACCAAAATAATCTCCACCATATGTGCCAGCGCGTTGTAAAGCCAATTTTAAATCAGAGTATCCTTCATTTAGAGCCGTTTGGGCACCAAGGCCAAAATTATCAATTTGTGTAGTTGACAGAGCGAGTTCTAATGATAAAGGTGTAAATTGTACGAATGTTGAATTTATAGGTGTCAATCCATAAGCTGGCTTATTAGAAGAATTGTTAAGATAATATCCCTTTATTTGTTGGTGTAAATATTGAACATAACTATCACAAGTGTTACCATAATATGCACTCATCATAAAAACAGGATCTATACTTTGATTGCCAGAAGAATTTAATGCTATCTGGGCAGGCAGATGATAAAAATATGAATCTTTTAGATTGAAAGTAGTGCCAACCAGATTAGTATATGGTGTAAAATTTAGCGTTCCGCCTTGATATACAACTCTTCCATTTGAAGAAGCTACTTGGGATACAGATCTTGTAGACTTGGTTCGTCTTACACTCAAAGAACTATATCCATCTGGAAAATACATACCCCAACTAGTTGGCACATCTTCAGCCGCCACCCCCATAGTATCACTATATGGAGTTGTTCTTTTTATAACGGTATTTTTTAACTTGGTTGGACTACTGTTATTTCCACCAATGTCCTTTGGTAACATATCTGCATCATAAAATGTATGATAATTAAAAAAATTAGGTAATATTGATTTATTGCGATTTGCGATAGTTACTGCATCGTTTACTTCACTTGATGATGGATCTTGAACAGACCCATTAGTATTAAGAGAATAATCAGCATCATCCATAGTAACTAAATTCCATTCTCGTAATCGCGGAATAATATTATATTGCAATCCACTCACAAGTGGTGCATAAGTAGCAGAAGTAAGACTATCATAAAATTTGGCTCTTACTGCGGCTATATAATCTTGAGGTTCTATGAACGATGTATCAGAATCATTTCTAAAAAATCCTTTTGCATTTACTATATATTTTTGTATTTGTGACCACTCAATGGTTAATTTTTTTGCTACAGAAACACCATTAGCTAATGGAATAGGAACATAATCTCCATTTATTTGACTAGCTATGACTATTTCCCCTTTTGTGAATGCCCGTGTGCTTCTATTTATTAAAAGAATTCTTTCTTTGGAAGAAGTAGCACAACCAAATGAAACGGGCGCAAGTAGATGAGGATTTCCCTTCTCTGTTTGCAAAAGCATACCCCATCCACTAGCAGTCGGTATTTTCAAACTTTCATTGTCAACAAGATCTACATTTTCTGGGAGATCATCTAAAGATACTCCAGCGATATCGTCCAGTAGTCTGCAATATACTTGAGTTGTTCCAGATTCCCACTCTCCAGTTCCTCTATTAAAACTAACTTTTAGTGGACCAGCTACTGTATTATTTGGATTTTTTATTCCACCAACATCTGGCGCAGAAAATGCACCAATTGGAAGAGTTTCACTGATGGCAAATGCATGTTCTTTTCCGGTTGCTGTACGTGCTACACCAGCAATAACTGGTGGCTGCAAAGCAACGCTCCTATCACTACCATCAGATTTAGATTGAAAAAATATTTTAATGTCTCCACTTGCAGCTAATCCTAATACGTTATATCCCGCTGCTGAGAATGTAAGACATCCTTCGCGGCTGTTAATAATTTTAGACCAAATATATTTTACATTGTATGCATCAAGCTTTTCTGTGAGCAAAGTAGAATCGGCTTTAATAAATCCTTTTTGATATAAATCAAATTTATTTTGAAAGATTTTTAATTGAGTAAATGCAATTCCACCACCTTCACTACCGGTAGTTCCACTTGGAGTCCAAAAAATATTATTTTCTTCTTGCCCATCGCTTGTAGTATCCAAATATCTTTTTCCATCTTTATCGAATCTTTGCATATGAACAACCGCACTATCTCCAAGTAAAATATTTTGAAGATTACCAATGCTAGTTCCAAAAAATTCTTGAATATCTGGATGCCATTGCCATTGCGCATTTGGGGTGCGCGCTTTTGTTTTACCAAAATTTACTAAACTATTTCTAGTATATGAAGCTAATCCAATATCATGAAGTTTTGTGTCAGATGGAACATAATAATAGTAATTTTTTACAGAAAATCCAGATCTAGAGTCAAAAAACTTTGTCATATATTATCCTATTCAAAGAATTGAAGTCTTGTTTGATCATGATTAACATTTAATACATTTGGCATATATGGATTGTATTCTTTAGAGAATGGGCTGAATAATTCATTAATTGATGCACCACCAGATTTATAGGAACGTTCATTGTACAATACATTTCCTTTGTCTCCTGTCATCATATTCATTGTATTTATGATTTCAGATTCAGATGTAAGACCTCCAGCAAAATTATAGTCAGTAATATTTTCTTCTGATGTGCTAGAACCAAGAATTGGTGAATAAGATTTAGTTTCGTATTGATTAACTGATAAAGCAATATAATTATTTGGTGTAGAAGACATTGGTGTACCATTATTGGCAAATAAATTAAAACTTCCTATATTATTTACTGCCTGAGATTTTCCAAGACCCTTTCTAATCAAAGAATTTCTTTCGTCGCGTAATTTTTGTCTTTCTCTACTTATCTTAGAAATCATATCTTGTTTCTGTTTTTGTAATTTGCCAAAACTAGATGTATACAAATCTAATTTATATGTAGTTCTTAAACCGTTTTCAGACACATCCACGCTTATGTTTGTTACTAATGGCCCACCGACCTCTAGAGCTTGACAAAGTGACCTGTCAGGTATTCCGGGAAAAGAAAATCCACCACGCTCAGAAAATAAAAATAGGCTATTAGCAAATTGAGCTTGCAATACTCCAGCTTGATTTAGAAGTTCATAACCACCATAATTCCACGGAGCGAGATTTTCATCTTTTATGAATTCTACCCTACCACCAACATTTGTGTATGCGTTGCTTTGGGGATCGACTTGAGAAGATATCCATGGACCATAACATCTTTCGTTAGATATCAAAGGTAATACTACTAGATTAGGATATACTGGAGATGGAGCGGCCATATTGATTTGATATGGTAAAGCAAATTGCAATTGCCTTTTGGCTTGCTTTGCAGCCATCCAAGCTTTACTGTTAACTTCTGCCGGAAATGCTGTAATTGGTGGAGATTTAGGAGTGCCATCTGGTCCTCCTCGCGGTACAGAATTGAATTCTGGCAATCCTTTTACAACATCAGCAGTAATATAGTGTTTAATTGTTTTAGTATCAAATTGTTGATTAACAGAATCTAAAAATCTAGAGTCTTTAGTTGGTATTAGTCTTTCTGGCAGAGTAATTAATGCATAAACATAATTAGTATCTAAATCTTTTAATCCAGTTTTAATTAGATCCCCACCAAGCTCTGGAACATATTCAGTAAGAAAATCTAATCTATTGACACTACGCTGTGTTGTGGTCGTTGGATAATAAGACGCTTCAAGGAATCTAAAGCTATCAACATAACATCCGGTTCCCGGCTCTAAATCTGTTCTGGATGATCTATTTGATCCCGCTTTCCAACCAGAACAAGGTATAAATATTTTGCGAGGTTTAGAAGTTTTTGTTCTATACTTAGGCTGTTCACCATAAATAGATAAACTAATACCACTAGTTTTTGGTGGCATATAGAAATTTTCATCTACAGTACATTTAACAAAAAGGCACTGTCTAGGAAGCGGTGTATTATCTCTATTTACAGCATTTGCATCATTGAATGAGTCATCATCATCAGAAGTATTATCCAAAAATTCACATAAATCTGGTATCATGCCTTGAGCAGTTATCAACTGTTGAGTAAAATCTTCTGGAGACATGGATCCAACATGTAAATATTCACTATTATCAAATCTGACATATGCAGATAATCTTCCATCTTTATCTATAAAATTGGTAGCATCTTGTGGAGCAAGTTGTTGTAAAACAGCTAGCGGTTTTGCTGATGAGGAAAGTGCATTAATTTGATCAAAAGTTAATGTATTAGTATATAAATCAAATGGAAAATATCCACCAAGATTAGTTGGCGTATAATTAAATTCATATTTATCAGACATAGGATTAAAATTTACTCTCAATCCGCCAACGTATTTATCTTGATTTGGATCATGCTCGTGAGATAAAAAACTTTCCATAGCATTTTTGGATGCGGGTCTATCTCGGGATACGCTTTGTATAAAAGTGCTACTAAATTCTTCTGATATGCCGGACGTAACCGGTCTTGGTCTAAAACCAAATGGTCCAGCTGTATATTCATCACTGTTATTTTTTACTATATCTTTTGCATAAAATAGGTTTACTTTGTTTGGTATTCTTACTAAAAATTTTTTACCAAGATTTTCATCAGCAATTTTTTTTAAAAAATTATATACTTTTAATGCATTTTCTGTTCCTTTTTTAGCCAAGCGTGGTAATATAGCTCCAATTTGATGTAAATTTTCTTCTACATTATTAAGTAATTCTATATCTGGTGGAGTACTATTTAATGCCCCCGATATAGCAGTATAATAAATTTGTTCCGCTGGTGTTAATTCACCATAATTTATTTCTTCAAGTTGTGAAAGTTGTGAGTTTTTTATATCATCCCAAGAGTTAGCATCAGCACCGCGAATAGCAGCACCACCAGTAATAAGTCCAGTTATTCTAGATTGTAATTTAGTTAATCCGCCCTCTGGTATCCCTAATTTTGTCATACGCTTATAATATAGGGGATATCCATATGGAGGATTACATGGGCTAGATGGTAATTCATCTGGACCAAATAGTGAACCACTACCGGGATATGAGCGAAAAACAGATCTCGGTACAGTAACAACATATTTATCAGATATTGCTCCCGGAACTCCACCAAAATTCATCGTTTGGCTTAATGCTGCTGATTGTTGACTATCATCTTCCTCTATAGATTCTAAATATATATCATTATATTGTGCTAAGAAATTTTTCCAACATTCATATGATATAGAAGCAGACCTCAATTCCATTTCTGTCGCAACATAGTAAGACCCAACACCTTTAGCGTTTAATCCTGTGGTATCTAATAGAATTTGTTGATATGCTCCCCAACCTTTTGGTATTGTCACAGCATTTTGTCCTAATTGACCGTAATATGGCAATACTTGTTGTGTTAATTGTTTTTCCAGAGTCCATTGTCGCCAACTACCATCGGTAGCTGGTTCGCCAGTTCTATTGCCTTTTACTTCTATAAAATCTCTGTCAGCATTAGTAGAAAAACAATACATATCTACTTCTTGTGCGCCAACAACAAATTTATCCGTTACTAAATTAGATAATTCGTAACCGACATCTTGATTTTCAACATATATTCCCCCGCTAGCTGCTAATCTGTCTATATATCTTTTAATTGAACCATATGATGGGGGCGTAGATCTATCTATAGCATCAAGTCTTATTATGCCAGCGATAAATTTTGTGGGATCAGATAGATTTGTACCATTTTGAGAATATATTTGACTACAAGCTGGATGATTGATTACTGGCAACAAAGAAACATACAAATCTCTACTAGTAATCTCACAAATTTCTAAAGCAAGATCCAAGAGATTGATTTGATCAAAATCCAAAAAATACAAAGCTGGCAAAGTTGGCAAGCCAGAAAAATCAATTACATAATTATAGCCACGAAAATTGATAGTGCCACCATATGATTTATTTATATATTCTTGTGGTAACGGTGCGTCAACAGATAATAAAGCTCTCATAGCTTGGGCGACTCTGTAATACGGAATCCCTTGTGGACTTCTTCTAGACATTCCTGTTCCCGTAAATGGAAAAAATTTAGCTGGAGATCCAAACATTCCAGAAGCACTTCCCACCCAACAATCTACAGGACTAGTAGAACTAATAGAGCCACTATAAGTGACAGCGCCGGTGGCGTTATCTACATATTTTTGGAGCATATTAAATGGACCAAATGTAGAATTAAGAATACCAGAAGTTGTTGTGCTAAAATTGTGTTCTAAAAATCCATAAACATTAAAAATATTTTTAGTACCAAATGAGCTTCCAGCGTAATTATTCAATATAAGAACAACGTTAGATAATATCTCGCGAGGATCTACAACTTGAACAGAATATGTGGGATTTCCGGCTGGTCCTCGATTTTGTATATATGATTGTAAAATTCCACCAAATACTATATGCCCAGATCCACGGCCAGCATCTCTATAATAGCTACTAAAATCAAGTATACTGCTTGCAGCCAAATTAACGTAATTATACGGATTTAAAGAAGTAAAATTGTTCTTATCAAATGATCCAATATTAGTTATATTAACTGAAGTCAATGTATTGATTCGATAAAGACTGTCAAATGTAGCTCTATACGCTTCTTCAACTGTTGCAAAATTTTGACCAAATTTAAAAAATACAGGACTACCAGCAATTGGTGGGACAAAACCATCTCCATTTCCACTATGATAAACGTCATCACCCGCTCCTTGAGCGGTATTATCAGATTTATTGTATTCATCAACTACTAAATCAATAGATAATGTAGAACTAGAATCGCCAAAACCACCATTCATACTAAAATTACGTATAGAAGCACCTAAAAATGTTTGTTGTGGATATCCTCTATCGTATGTTTTTGGAGTAGTAGGATCCAAACCCCATCCGCCAGTAGAAATACCTTGCGGTATAACACTTCCGCTTTGTACTGGCCAGCTAGTGCCATAATAACCACTTGGTTGTCTTATAGATAATCCGTTAATTCCATTATAAACAGATGGAGTTAGATTGGGATTGCCATAGATACCGGATGTTAATTGTGTTCTATGCATATTACTACCTATATTGCCTACTATATATTTCAAATCTAAAGTTGGCTTTTATTAAATTTGGAAAAACATTGTACCTAAAACCTTGTGAATGATGTATATATTGATTGTAGGCTGTAAAATCAGTTATACCATTTACTCGCGAAGCGTAACCATTGGATATGCCAGTTCCTTGATCAAAAACAAGATTTGTTGGAGATAATGCGCTACGATTACTAGCATTTGGCGTATATGTTAAACCATATGTCAAGCCAGAAACATTATCCGTAATTGGTTTAGATATTGCTCTGCTATTAGATGGTAAAAATTCAGATGGATTGTTATTTGTTTCTGCATTTGTTGGCATGATTATCTATTAATCTCGTATGTCCAATTAATTTGTAAAGAATATCTACCACTATTTGGATCCCAACTTTCCTGCGGTGGACTAATAAAATATTTTCTAATTCCGGCCTCTTGGATTGGACTATATGCGTGAATTATAGAATTAATTTGACTTTTAAATGGCTCATTAAGACTCGGCTTAGATAAAACAGATCTGTTTCTTATTCTACTCGTCAGTGTTCCACCTGTACCTTCTGAGTAATATCTATCCATTACTAAATCTATATTTAAACTTCGTTGATATTCCGTTCTGCCACCAATATATTGTAATACTGGTCCAGTTTGTCTACCTAATACTGGTATTACAGCAAATACGTCGCCGGGATATGTATCACTGCACGTTATACTTTCTGAAAGCGCGCCGCTCACAATATTCTGTATTCTAGTATCATATTCTATATCATAAGTAATTTCACCAGTAAATTCGTTAGATGCTAAAGATATCGACAGTGGAATATAATTTAATGATAAATGCGTTAAAGATTGTGCGCGACGGAATAAATAGCAATTTGGACCATATACCCCAGTATTGCTTATCTGATGCCATTTATATAAAGCATTTTGATATGATGTGTTTAGTGGGGCAAATCCATATTGAGTAGCAGTACTAGTATTAGATCCTCCATATTGAGTAGAACCAGCGTGAACACTAGACAATCCTTTGATAGTACCATTTATATTTACTTTATGTATTGCGGTATCAGCACTCTTAGAAACAGAAGTATTATAATTTTCATAAGAATTACCACTAGACAATAGCCATGTATCATTTAACGTAACTGTGCCAGCTGTAGTATCAATAGATTCTGTACGAAGATGATTATATCCACCCCATATATCTTTTGCGATATTTAAAAATCCACTACCAAAATATGGTCCTAAACTATGTTCTGGAAATTGTTCATATCCAGTTGAGTTATTTGTTGAGGTATTATCTGTGTCTTTAAGTATATAGTTGTAAATATAACTTTTTGCTTGTTGCCACGCCTCTTTGCGCTTTATATCGGATGCAGTTCCATAATACATAGTCCTACCTGTCGCACTAATGCTGCGCGTGAGTCTATATGTACGTCTAGAAGAAATATGATTGTCATCTAAATAAGTAGGATTTGCTACTGAAGTATTTGTGGTTCCATTTCCTTCGTCTACTTCTAAAGACCAATTTTCACTAAAGTCTTCTACGAAACCGCTAGCACTTAATGCCGTGGTCAAAGAAATTCTATTTTCATTTCTGATTGGAGTGCCAGCCGCATCTACGGGTCGAGAAGTAGAATTTGTAAGTCCGTCAGAAATTATATTGTTAGAGTTGTCTAATAAAACTTCTGCGCGTAGATTGATTGTGTATTTACAATTAGTAACATATGGCCCCTCTTCAAAACTGATAGATTCAACAATAGGATAGAATTTCAATACGGGATTATCTGACATAATAGAATCAGAAGCATTAGAAGCACTGGCTGGTAATAATTCTATTAATTGCCCATCTTTTTTGAAAACTTCTCTGATCAAATTTTGTTTGTGTATTATAGACCCCATAGCATTGTCTACATGCACACTTTCTTTAGGCGGTCTTTCGTAATCAGTTTTAAAACTTCCTGCGGGACTCGTAGGTGTATATCCACCTTGTGTATAAAATGGGCTACCTTCATCTGGCAATATAGTACCATTTAAAACAATACTATAATAACTACCAAGCATACCAGATTTATTTCTGATAGCATTCTGTGTAATAGAAATAAATGGAGCTGGGCGAAGAACTAATGCGGTTCCATTATAATATATAGCTAGCATTATTTACCTCTTACACTTAAGTTAAGAACGTCGATTAGACTTCCTATCCCGCTAGAATATAAATTCAAATACTCTATAGAAGATCCAGATGCACATTCTGCGAATAAATTCAATCCAGATGGAGATGCAGAAATATCACCGGATTTTACATAATTGTACAGTCCTAATGTATTATACACATATGCAGAATTTTCCACATCTATAATTAATGGTAATTGTGAACTTGGTGGTATATGGCCACAATCCACACGTAAAGAAAGAGAATCATCAACCAATTTTCCATATTGATAATGCCCATAAACAGATTCAATATATGGCCTATGTGATATAAAGCCTTTTGGGGCAAAATCTTGTCCAGAAACTTCTATAAATATTTCGCCTTTTGACGTAGTTACTACAATTCCACTATTATAATATTTAACATTATTACCTATATTAGAAAATTGTAGAGGAACTGTGGGATTATTATTAACATCTCTATATCCAAATACTTTTGCGGATATCCAAGCCCCAGTGCTTGGCAAAGAAGGCTTTTGTGATTTTAGCATGATGTCTTTTGCGTATGCAACACCAACATTTGTAACAGTCCCAGATGCAAAATTACATCCAGCAAATATACAATAATCTGCATCACTTCTGTATGGCTTAGTTGGCCTAGTCAAATAAACAGTTCTGCCAAATCTTTCTCCACTGGGTTGATCATGCAATGATACCACTTTTTCAACTAACTTCCAAGATTGTTGTTTATTTTCCCAATCTGAAATTTTATTTTCGTATAGATATATTGCACCCATATTGTGTTGATATGCGTCATTAATAGATAAAGAATCTCTAATGCCAGAATATCCTAAATCATATATATTTCTTTTTGGTATATCAAATTGAGGATTGAAATTTTTTCTGGCAAATGATCCTTGTGAATATATATTTTCATAATAACTATTATAACTATGGTTTGGAGCGCCAACAATGATGGTATCATATTGCATATCTACAGAATGACCAAATTGATCAGAATATGTATTTATTCCGCTGAGTTGTCCTTTGAGTGATGATGGTTTTAATTTAGATGTTGCTAACCATTTGTTATTTATTGATTTATCAAACATGTATACAGCACCAGCACCCCCATCATTTCCTAAACTAAGAGGAATGCCGCTATACCAAGGTGATAATGAATCTTCAGTAAATGCCGAGAATGGAGATCCAATTAATACTTTTTCACCGCGCACACATACTGAATATCCAAATAAATCTCCGGGATATCCAGATGGGAATTTGTCAAAATCAAGATAATCATATCCCTTTTCGTGTAATATAAGTGGTAATCCGCCTCCTATAGAAGCATCGTAATAAGTTTTCCCATCTATTACTCCACTAATTCTAGATGTAGCAGAATATTTGGTTTGACTAACTAAAAACCCGCTAATAAAAATGTTTTTTATATATGCACGAATTTTATCATCTTGTACATCTTCCCATGGTAATTCTGGTCGCTTAACATTATCAAATAAATATCTAGATTCATAGGGATTAATTGCATTTAAGGGCGCATCAGATGAATTTCCAAAATTTTTATTAAGTCCTAATTCTGGAGAATTTAAATGATATTTGCTTGGACTTCCTCTTTGTGGAGAAATTATTTTATTGTAAACATCAAAGTGTCTACCATATTCTAAAGATGTAAATTCAGTTTCTGGATAAAGACTTCTTAAAAATTCATACGTATCTTGTGGAAGTCGATTGTCTTCTCCTAAAACATATCTACCTTGTAAAATACTTGAGTCAGTTATAACAGTTATTCTAGATCTGGCATAACCAGCATCAAATTGAGAAAATGTTTCCATCTGTTGTGCGGCAACAACTGGGCCATCTTCTATCAATTTATGTCCTAAGAATTGGCAACTTTTAGTACAGTATTTAGTATTATCAGTACTTATACTTCTAATTACTTTAATAGTCTCTTTGTATTCTGGTTTTGCTTCTGATTCTATATAGTATGATACTCCAACCGGTATTGATTTATTATTTGGAACAGCTTTTTGATATATTGGAATTAATGTACCAGATACTCCAATAAGTCTTACGCTCTTTGGCTGTCGGTCATTACTTAATCTTGCTCTTACGCATGAAATATAGACACTAATATTATCAGTATCTCCAACCTGTAAATCAGCATAGCATGAACTATCACATTTTATAGTAGGAACGCTAGATCTAATATATCTAGATCCATACGGTTGTCTGTCCGTATCTAATTCTACTATATCTCTAAGTATAATATCTGGATATGGAGAATCTGCAAATGCAGATGCATCTTCTACGTCGGCTGATAAATATTCATATTCATTTGGATTTTGAGAATCTGTAGTAATAAATAGTCTATATCCAGATCCGGGTAAAACTGGAAAGTTAATCTGAACTATGCCGGGATTTAATTCCCAATTATTGCTGTTATATTCTCTTGGAATTTCATCGTATAGAGGCTTATCATAATAAATGAGTGGAACCGCACCTTCATTTTTTTTGAAAGCATACATTCCCATATATGGAGTAGTGCTAATAAAATAGTTCGTAGATTTACTCTTAGAAACATTTATGAAAGAATCTCCACCAACTTGATGATCAGTGTTAACCCATAATAAACCAAAAAAGTGTTTGTGATATGAAAAATCATATTTTTGTATCAATTCTAATTGGATCCCTAGCAATGAGCATAAATTTTTGGCATGATTAATACCATCTATAGTATCTTCGGTAGTAATAACTAATTTTTTGTTTCCAGCTGACAACCAAGTACTTAAATTTCTCAATTGAGACTCTGATATCTCGCCGTTTATGTTTGGTAGCCAAGCAACATTATACTTGTTAAATAGTGTTGATACATTTAAGTCTACATTATTCCATGCATTCAACGCATCTCTCAATAGTGAACGTTCATATCCGTCCACAAAAGATGTGCGACCATTCCAATTCAATTGTGCTATATTAGATTCACCAAACCTAGAACGAGATGAAGATACTAGATTTTGATAAAATAATATGTTGTCATCATTAAAACCTTGTTTTAAATCGGCTTCAACTTTTACATTTGGTATAACAACAATTTTAGAACTAGTATTTTGTTTGTAAGAATATTCTAGAACAAGATAAATTTTATCTGATAATTCTTCTTTTTGTATATATGGAATAATATCAACTTTTGGAGTTGCTTTTGCCTGTAGTACGCCACCAAGTTCATCAGATGGTTTGTAAAATAAGTTGGCATCTGTTCTGCCAGTTATATTATATTCTACAAAATTATAATCAATACCTTCTTCACTATCTAGACTATAAGAAAAATTAGCTTGATCATTGATAGGACTACCCAAGTCATAATATACCGTAGCTCCATCTGTTACGGTTTCATACTCTATTCTGATACCGGAAATAGCTGGAATAGCTGGATATATTATTTCTTGATCTACTTTTTCGGCAGCTGCTAATAATGGTATAGGTTCTTGATTCTTTGTTGGAGAATCTGGAGAATTATTTACGCTACAGTCTGGAACATAAGATCCAAAAATAAATGGCCAATTTTTTTGATAAATTACTGGAACTGAACCTCTAACTGTTTGTTTGCAACAGAGTTCATTCCATTCTGCTCTTAAATCACCATAATTTCTGAGTGGCATTTGACATTTAGTTTGAATCTGTACCTTTTCTGGTGACATCGGATCGCACAATGAAACTTCTTCACATGGCATTTCCTCGTCGTAATCAAATACTATTTTTATATCTGCTACACCACTACCCCTAACTGGTGAACGTTTTATATAAGTTGAAGTAGATCCTCTTGGTATAAATGATGGAACTATATTATTAAATGTAGTATATCCATCTGGCAAAGATTCATATTGGTTTCTAGCCGGAACAATTCTCATATTTGATTTTAATCGTGCTAATAACTTGTTAATAATATCATTAGATTTAGCATAAATTCCACTAGCTTCCCATCTTGGATCATTGCCAACAAGAACTAAGTGCCTATCACCTAAAGCCAACCAGCTCTCTATACTTTCAAAAATAGTGTCACTTAACCTATCTTCGGCTGGGGTAATAATAAAAACTAATCCAGCTTCTCGGGGTATATTCAAATTTTCTTGGAATGGAGTTTTAGTAAAGTTTTTATCTACAAATATACCACTTAAATATCCAAAACATCCAGAGTCAGCAGTATTTGCACTAATATTTTCGTGTAAATTTCCAAAAGCACCGTATTCAATAGCAGTGCTATGTGGATAATATTTACGAGATTCAAATATATGGGCAGAACCGGCGTATAAACTAGACGCCCATGAAGGTGTAATTTTTCCTGCTAAATTGCTATCTGGATCTGGATCTAAATATGTAGCAGAATAACTTTTACCGCCATAAGACCCATCAGTATAATATACATCAGTATCATTATATAGATTTAAGCTATCAGTTGGCGCACCAGCAACTACAACGCTACCGTCTTCATTTACATCTACGCTGTATCCTAATCTCGCCGTAGGTGCATATGTATCTGTAATAAATTTCCAACTACCCAAAGCTTGAATATTACTATATGAAAAATTATGAACATTTTTGTATTCTTGTATGTCATTATCTAATCTGACAAAAAATTTATCTTCTTGATCCAAGGATAAATATAATTCATGTTTTGCTTTTATTCCCTGTGCGGCATTAGCATAATATTTTTCTAATTGTTGAAAATATTTCTGTTTTCTTTTACTTTCTACCCATGGTATTAACGCATCGTCAAACAGTCTTTCTCTAGCTTCATAATCTCTTTCATATATTTTTACGGCTTGTGATATGTATGGAGATCCTATTGCAATTACTTCTCCATTGTCACTAATACTAACAGCATGACCAAATCTATCATAATATTCTGATGAAATATTGGGGGATCTAATTTCTTGTATCAAATTCCATGCGCCACTTTCTTTCTCAAAAATATAAACCTTACCTCCACTGTCTGGTGGAATGTTAAAATTTTTGTCATACTTGTTGAATTGTCCAACATTAGTAGAAAATAATTTAGCTTGATTTTTTTGAACTAATTTTCCAGTGTCTAATACTTCATCTATTATATATTGAGACATTTCGATCCAATCTATGTCTCCTTCTGTCTCAAATTCTGCCACATAACCGGAAGCGGGGACTCCAAAAAAATCTTTGACACCACTAGAAAAAGTATATTGTTTGTAAAAATCAATAAAATTGTCAATTGCTGGCTGCAAAGCTTCTTTTCCGCCAACCCCGTTGCTTCCATCGTAGGCAATTCCTAGTAATGGTGGCAATCCACTATTAATAGCAGTATTTGAATAAGGAAAAGCTTCTAAAAATCCAGATTTTATACCACTAAAAGTGTTTAGTATTGTTTCTTGTGATAGTGGATATCCTTCATTTTTTTTGATTCGCTTGAGCGTGATAAATGATGGCATATCTGGAAATTGAGCGTCTGGCTCATTGGGATCATTGGTAACTGCATAAATCACTATTTTAAGATCAAATCTTACTCTAGGAGTTGCAAAGTATTTAAATACAACATCTTTTGTATACAAATGCTTAAGAACAGTATCATATGTAAAATATACCAGACTTTGTTTTATTATAACAGGTATTTCATGTTTGAATTCAGAATTATCTACAAATAACATTATACCAACAGATACTGGTGTTGGCTCGTCTTCTTCAAATGTACGTGTCCATCTAGCACCGACCCCGCCGACTACAACAATTTCTTGTCTATTTTCTCCTATAGATTTTATCTTATCATTGATTGAAACATCTACTGAATGACCGAACTGCCTTCCGTCTTGACCAACATGCCATGAAGTTTGAATTCCTTCAAAATTTGATGGTAAACCATTTATTTGAATTTTTTGTTCTATCCCATAATCTCCAAATAGTCCAGATGGTAATGTTAATTCTTTTTCAAGTATCCAAGATGATTTATAGTTATCTAATGGCCAATCTATTGTGTTTGGACGAGGATTTCTACGATATAAGAATACTTTACCAGCATTTTCAAAAATAACTCCACCAGAAGTAACGGGAATTTTTGGACACCCAACAGCAAGAAGATCTTCTTTTGATGCTATTGATTTTGCAAATTCTCCACCTTGAATAGTGTTACTGTCTATTCTAAATCCTGAGTAATCAGAACTTATTTTATCATCTGGGTTTTTATTATATTCTACTTCTATGATTTCTGTTGGTATTTTTATTGCAGCTTCTGAACCAGATTTACCGGTTATATTAACAACGTAAGGAAGATTTGGAGCCAATCCGCTGTATTTTCTTATTCCATAAAAGTGTCCGCTGTACGAAAATGGTTCGTAGATAGTGGTGCCGTTTTCAGTATGCTTAAAACCACTAGCAAAAGAAAGATTAGTATATGTGTTCTTAGGACGAAATACTCCACCGTCAACACAAATTTCTGGATAATACCATTTAACACCATGAATATCAACTATGGCCTCTGTGCAGCGACTCATTGTTTACAACCTCCGTAGCAGATCAAATCCGTTCCTCTTATGTTATCATCAGAATCAACATATGCATAAACATTATCCACAGATGTAATACCTTGACCAATATTATCGCTATCCCACTTAATAGTTGCGCTGGTAGAAGCTAATGAATCTGATATTGGATAATTGAGTGTAACCAGCGGTAAATTACCAGACGCATTAAATAAATCTGGAATGAATCCAGAAAGGTGTAGCCCAATTGATCCGCTGGCATTATTTACTATTACATCATTATTATACACATATAATGGCATAGTTGAAAATGGGTATGCATTTATAGATTTATTAATACCTTTAATTCTAAGAGATATATTATCATCTATAATCACAGATCCAGTTGGACTTAATGCGACGAAATTCAAGGAATTGCTTGCACTAAATGCCATGCCGCTGGTATATAGTGGTAAGGTGCTTTCAGTCATGAACTCTCCACTAACATATAGCGACATACCCTTGAGTGGAGATGATCCAAATAGTCCAGCGAATATTTGTTCACTACTATCAACAACGCCATTGCCAATAGTAAATAAATTTAGTGTTTTCGGTGGTACATAAAATCCACTGCTATCAAGAAAAATATTTAGCCTATCATTTAGTGGTATGGGTAAATGACCCTTAGTGACCAGATTTATATAATTTGGACTAGCTTCAATTACCGTGCCATCTTCTGGAGCAAACAAATTCATTATTCCAAATTGATAATATGCTCCACTCACATGTAGAGATAATGGAGTGACGGTGCTGGAGTATTCACCTAAAAAGATAGCATTATCAGATCTAATATTAGTATTATGTATTTTAATCTTAGATTTATATGGTGCGCCAGATGGATATACAACATCATATTGTAAAAACATTTGATTAATGTCATCTACAAAATATGTTTCTTTGAATTCTTTGCTATATATTTCTTCAGTAAAAATAGCCCATGGTTCAGATTTATCAAGAATATCATCAAAAGTTAATCTACTAGTAATCTTCCTTATGCAACCAGATGGCTCTAGATAATGAATTGATCTATTGACAAGTCCAAGAGACTTGCTTTTCATATATGGGTTATCTTTTGTTGGCGTATACAAACTGATTATTAATTTTGCGCCAACATTGTTATCTGGCCATATAAAGTCATTATTTGTTTCATGTTCTATTACCGTGTCAACAAATAAAGCTTTTTCTTTGAAATTGTATCCTTTTGGTAAATTTTTAGAAATTCTTGGAGCTATAGCATGGAATCTATTTATATCTAAATCATCTATATTAGATAGATCTAGTCTTAAAAAGTCATTTTCAATTTGAGTATGGTATGAAACTCCAGATAAATATATGTTTGATGGCAATAGTTTATCAGTATATTGAGAGTAACCAGATCCATGGTGATTTAAACTAAAAGTAATGTAGTCTTTACCTTCTCTCTTAGTATAACGATCAAATGATGGAGAAAATTGACATATTTTGAATGCACCAAGTTTCCATTTTGAAATATCATCGTCAATGTTTTCACCAAGCACTTTGTAAGAATCAAAAAAGTCTTTAGCTGTAATTTGATTAATGAATCTATCTGGATTTGATTGTAAGATATTACAAAAAGCATTGGAGCATCCAATTTCGTGCAAAAACATTGGAAGGGCCGGATAGGTTGTAAAGTTTTGAGAAAAACCTATACGTAAAGTTGGATTATTAGATAAAATATATGTTTCTATTGATTCTGATTCTGCTCGTAAATATTCAAAAGATAAATTTGAACTATTATCAGTATAGAGTTTGTATTTATATGATAGTCCATCATCATTATATGTAATTAAAATAGGTATGGGAAATTGATAATTTGATATTGGTATGGTATCTGTTATTGTTACAATAGTATCATCTGATTTTCTTATTTTCAGTTTTAATATACCGTTTTCGCAGATTAACGCTAAAGAATATTTGTTATTATTTTCATAAGATAATATAACGCAGTTATTCAAATCATTTGTAGAGACTTTATCTGGACTAAATCTAATAAATAGTGCAAATCCTAAGATATTGTTTGCATTGCCGCCATCGTCAAATGAGTTATTATTTAATGCATAAAATTCTAATGAATTTGCAGATGATATTCTAGCAGATCTATCAAAGGCATCGAATATATTACTTGACCAAGAGGTAGATTTGTAATCAGTAGTAATGCCATCTATCAATTGATCTGATGAATACCTCCAACCAAAATTAGAAAGTATATTTAAAGATGTTGCAGATTGTCCAATTAAATTATTTTTATGATCATATATGTCAGCATCATCTATATTAGTAAAATCTACATATGATGTTAAAAATGGAGTATCAGACTGTTTATGATTAAATGAAAAATCAAATTCATAACGAGAAAAGTCACCACCACTAAAAATATCTCCAGTATTTCCTCTCCATCTCCTAGCTAGATTAGATGACAAGTAATCTGGACTTGAAAAACCTATTGGTATACCACTTACTTGCTTGTCGCTTGTAATTGTTCCTTGACCTTCTGGAAACAAAATAATAGATTTTTGAATAGCATTTTTATTAGACGGGCTTCCAATAGTATGCATCATCAACGCATTGGCTGGCTTGTAATATACATTTAAGCTAACATAAGATATTGATGCTCCACTTGGTATTGGACAAATATCTAAATATAGGTGTTCAAAGTATGGACTTAATGAATATTTTGTGTATCCTAATTTTCGTGGATTTTGATAAATCTCTAGTGGTACAATATATTCTTTGAACTCTGTACTATCTACAGTTACTAAATTGCTGACAACATAATGATCACCAAGGGGAGAAACATCATAATTAAAATAATCTGAAAAATCAGATATGCTACTATTTGATAAACCATAATTGTTATTTAATAAACCAGAGACATTTGGAACATTATTTTGGTTAAATACTAATGAACCACTATTTTGTAAGAATCCCCCAATTGGGCTTGTAACGTATAACAATTTATCATCACTATATCCAACTACATCAATATTGTAATCTGATTGGCCAGATAATTTTTTGGCAATAATACGTAACTCTACACTATCTACTTCATAATAATCTTCATAAAAATAACCTTGTAGTTTAGCGTCGTTAAATGATTTATTGCCACCAAATCTAAAAGATCCACCTTGAAATCGCTCCTCGGGTCTTCTACTACCATCAAATTTCAAAATTAACCTACCACTATCAATATATGGTATAGAACCACTTAAGCTAATGAAATCTCCATTTTCATAATCAATATCTTGTATTTTTTGTAATAAAATATTAGAATCTGTAAGTGATTGATTACTATATTCATAATCTGGTGTTCGCCAAATACTACTAGCCTGTGGGTATATACCATTGTCAAAACTTGTAGTTAGCAATTGGGTGGGTAGTATAGTTTTTTTTATTCTCTCTGATTTGTCTCTTACTTGAGTAAAAAAGTTGAGTACATTGTTTTTTCTTATTCCAAGACCACCGCTATTTCCTATTTCAATAGCAGAAATAAGCAATGCGTGAAATGGATTAGGGTTATCAATATCAGAAAGAGAATTATTTATAATGCAATTTTGTTCGTAACTAAAATTGAATCTATCATTGAATGGAAATTGTGAGCAATCATAAGCAAAATTAAGTGTTAAAGTATATGGTTCGTTTTCTAAATTAAGCGGATTTCCAGAATCCATATATGGATATTTTGGATCACTAGAAAGCAAGTTTGCATTATTAATTTTAGGAGTAGAGATATACGTAGTAAAATTGTTATCACCATGTATATTAAAATCATTATACTGTATGACTAAATTTCCACTAGGATCTTCTAATTTAATATCATATATTTTATACTTTTGAGGCCGTCTTAAAGAATAGTTGTCAAACGGGGCATATGCGCGTAACGCAAAATAACTAAACTCAGGATGTGCAAGTGGATATGTTACACGTAATTTGTATTCTACATCGCCAGAATTAAATATATTCTGTGAAACAATTAGTGTTTTATCATCATCTGTTAGCAAAGAACCAGCTTGATTATTGTTTGTATAATTTCCAATGAAAACACCATCGTCTAAGCGAGTATATGCTGGATTTGTTTGATTTACAAGTGAAAAAGTACCATTATCAATGGCCCTAAGATTTATATCATTATTCGTAAATTTATTCTTAAATGATATATCACTTATTGGATATAACTTAGATGATGGTTGAAAGTTTAGCTTAGAGCCGGAAAATTTGTCAGTTTTAGTATTTCTTATGGCACCAATCGATGAAACTCGTTGTTTAACAGCAAGATTAGCTGTGGTTCGTGCGCGAATGTTGCCAATAGCAGATTCTGACATATCTTCGCGTGGAGCAAAATTCATATTCTCATATGCGCGCATGTTAGATGAACCTCGCGCACTAGCAATAGAATTTCTATAAACTCCAGCAAGCAATCTGATTTTAGAGCTAGATGATAATCTTTGCTTAATTCCAAAACTAATTGAAGAAATTTTAGCAGATAGCTTACTATCTGAATTCAATTGTGTTTTAGCATTTACTATGCATACAGAACAATTCATATATAATCCTAAATTATCATGTTGATAGTATATTACCAGACTTCTTCAATCTTCCATCCTCGACTCTAAAGCTATTTTCTATTAGTCTAAATATTTCATCTTTTACTTGACCCGTTACTGCTCTAATCAATCCACCATCATTTAGATTAACATTAACGGCTGTGCTATCTAGTTTGATGCTTATATTTGTTTTAGATAGTTTATCTATATTTGATCCCAACTCTGAGTTGAAATTGGTCAATGCTGATGCAAATTTTGATAAATTGTCAAAAGTGCCGCCACCCCCAGCCTGTGGTTGTCCACCGTCAGTAAAATACTGCACCCTGCCACCCCTAGCCATAGTAGCCACGCCATTCTGAGAACTTGATGTATTTGCACCACCATTCATGGCTTGTAAAATCTGTAAATTATTTCCACGCTGAACAGCACCTCTATTGACTACAAATTCACCGGGGGTTAACATGGCTGGAACAGTATCAGTGCCACGGGGTACAAAAATACCACGATTTGCATAGATCAAACCGCCTCTTGCTTTTGCTACGGCTGGCATACTTTCTGATTCTTGAGCTTTTCTAGCTGCTTCATTTCCTCTTGCCATAGTTTCATCAAACTTTACTTGTGCTGCCGTAAGATTAACGACAGATGTATTTACTTGCATTTCTGCCATATCTACACCAAGCTGTCCGGTTTCTCCAAGCATACCGCCAAGTTCACGAAGTCTAGATTTACTTGCTTCTTCTTCCGCCGTAGTGCCAGCCATAACTTGGGCTGCTCTCATATCGGTAACTCCTCTTGCAGATAATGCAGCACCGGCAGCTGCTTCCGCTAAACCGCCAGCCCCACCAAGCTGTTGACCGTATAATGTTTGAACTCCAGCCTCTTGTTGTCGTTGAATGTCTAATGCTGCTGTACCTAAAGCTTCTGCTCCATATAATCTCATTAATCGTTCATCACCAGTAGCAATAGCAGCTGTGGCTCCAACGGCAGACTGCTTTTTGAAAAACTCTTCTATATCTCCCTTGACCAAAGATTCCATAGATTCTTTTTCAAGTTTATTTTTTTCTTGAGTAATTTTAAGTTGTTCTTCTTCTAATTTGATTAAACCTCTAATAGTGTCAACCTGTGTTTTATATGCTTTTTGTAAATCTTTTTGTGCTTCATCGGCAACTACACCTTCTTTGTTACCCACTCCACCTCTCTGAGTTCTAGTTGATTCAATATTAGCAAATGCACCTCTAATTTCAGCATTTCTAGCTCTAAGCTCTCCCATATCTCCAGTTCGCATATTGGTCAATCCTAGTCTTTGACCTTCTACATTAGATTTACCCAATATATTAGCACGTTTTTCTTGATAACTTACGGCTGGACCGCCATACTTGCCTTGAATTTCTCTTCCTTCTAATGCTAAATCTAGTGCCTCTTGTTGAGCTTGTACAAAATTTCTTTCTGATTCAATTCTTTTCTTTGTAAAGTCTATCAATACCTGTTCAGCTTTTGCTCTTTCTTGAGAAATTTTCTCAATAGGCTCAAGCATCTTCCTTTGCGATTCTGTCAACTTGTCGCCAAATACGCTGATATCACCCATTAATATCTTATTTATATCTGATTTATCTAATTCTAAATCCATAATTACATCTTTTAGATTTTTTTTGGCATCTTCGCTTACCCCTTTTCCCAAACCTTTAGTCAATTCTTCAGCAAATTTTTTCTTCATATCGTCAGCATCCATGCCTTTGAAATCTTTTCCTTTGATAGTATTTTTTACAATTTCAAAAGCTTTATTGTAATCTGCTTGAGCTTGAGTGAAAGCTAAAATATTTCCTTCAAATTTTTTGATGTATTCTTCTGATACTCCAAATTCTGCTAAATTTGCAGATACATTTTTCATTGCACTCTGAATATCTGCTGGATCCATGGCTTGAGCGGCACTGCTCAGAGCTTGTTGTAAATATTCTACGTCGCTAATAAATGTAGATCCGCCAACTTCTAAGCCGGAACTAAATCTATCCATATCAGCAGACAAAGCAGAAGAAGTGGCTGATGCAGATCTTAAACCAAGATTCATGGCTTCAAAAGCTGCTTTGGATCTACTTACTTCTTTTTCTAAATTAGCTATTTCTTGATCTATTTGTCTGACTTCAGCAGCTAATTGTCTAAATGCCTCATGGGCAGCTTCTGCGCCAACAAAATCTTTAGCTTCTCCGAGTCTAGAGGCTTCGTCTGATAATTTTTTCATTCTTGCTATTTTATCATAATCAGTACCAATTCCAAGTGCTTGATTTTTTATATCTTGTTTTGATTTACCAGCTGCAAATCCAGATCTAATAGTTGCAACTCTAGCTCCAGTTTCCATTTGAAATTGTTGAGATCTCATCTTTGCGGCTTGATTAATTTGTTCTGCACTTTGCTTTCCTAATTCAGTATTCCTTTTTTCTACGCTGTCTACAAATCCAAGTGTTAAATTAGAACTAACATCTCTACCATAACCGAGTACACCGCCAGTATTCCTGTTTTCTAAATTTTGTTGAGCAAATTTGAAAGCTCTTTGTTCTTGGATTGTAGCTTCTTGTCCAGATGATCTTATGCGATTTAGTGCTTCTACAGCTGTAATAGTACCATCTTCAAAATCTTTCATCGCTTGAGTAGCAGAAAGTTGTGCTTGCTCTAATGATTTTTGTGTTTTAACTGCTCCCGCTTGACTTGCAGCTAATGATTCTATGCTAGATAATGTATTTCCTCCAAATCCTCTCATTATGTTTACAGCCGCACTTTTGATCATGGGTCCAACTACTGGCAATTCACTTCCAAGCTTAATTACACCAGCTGTAAGACCAGCTATGGCAACTCCGGGAGGTCCAAATAATGAACTAAGACCTATCAAGCCAGTTGAAAAAGCATTTACAGCATCTGCTCCAGCAGATTCTACTGAATTTTTTCTAGCTTCTGATACACTGCCTTCAGAGATAGCTTTATTTAATTTACCTTGATAATCTAGATAAGAATCTATCATGCCACTTATAGCTTTAAAGCCTATACTGACAGCAAGCGATGGACCTAAAGAAGCTTTTAGATTTGTTCCAAGTTTTGTAATAGATTGACCTACGGAACTAATGCCAGAGGTAAGAGAATTTAAACCGGGTATCGATCCTATACCTTGGCCTATTTTACCAGAAATACCCAATGCCCCAGCTGTATTTCTAGTAATCTGTGTCGCTCCAATACCTTGATTCATACCTACGCCTATGCCAGCCTTTAAACTACTAACCGATCTACCAATAGGACCATTTTTTATAGATCCGATTGCTTGTCCAGCCCTTGCTCCAATTGTAGTTGCTCCGACAGATAAATTTTGCATAAATGGTGAAGCATTTTTAGCGAAATAAGCCTGTGCCCCCGGCATACCTTTCATCCCCTGAGAAAATCCACTCATAGCACTTTTGCCAACTCTTTCAAAAGTTTTAGACAACTTATCTAAGCCGGGAATTTGAATTTTTGTACCTAATATTGATCCAATTTTAGAGCCAATTCCACCACCCAAAGGCATTGGTCCAGCTTGACCAGCAATACCCATTTTCAAGCCTTTAAAAACATTAGATAAAATATTTCCTAGACCGCCAGCGCCACTTCCAAATAATTGTAAAATTTGATTAGCACTTAAAGCAATTCCAAAAGCCTCTAAGGCAAAGCCAACAGAAGTTATAGTAGTAATTAGTCCTAAAAAGCTATGTGTAGCTTTAAGAGTAGCAGATGAATTTTCATCAACAGCTGGCAAAAATCCTTGAATAAGACTAGTAGCCATAGAAGCGGCAAACATTTTATTGCTATTTACTACATCTCCCATAGATCTAGAAGCATTTTTAGCAGATTTGTCTAGGCTATCTATTCCAGCTGTAGAAGAAGAAGCAGCAGTAGCAGCACCTCCAGCAGCAAAATGTTGAACAACTCCACCCTTGGCATATTTACCAACCTTATTCATACGGTTGAGATTACCGTAGCCGATTCTTTGGGCAGATGAACGATTAACAACGAATTCGCCGGGAGTTAATAGGGCCGGAACAGTATCTGTTCCAACTCCACCGCCTGTAGCAAACCGTTGGATAAGACCACCAAGATTTCTCAAAGTAAATAGTTGACGGTTGCCAGACTTACGAGATAGATTAGCAACTCCTTGTAGATCTGCTGTAGTCGCCTTGGAATTACCAGTAATTCTTCGGTATTCAGTCAAATCAAACTCTCTGCCTTTTAACTTATCTAATCTGCCTTGAGAAATTTGACTTTGAAGTGTGGTATATTGTGGAGATTTTTTGACTATTGCAGCAAAGAAATTCGGTATTTTTTTATATAACATCTCGCTAATTTTTTTAGAATCAGATGTTTTCTTTGCATCTACTGGCATATTATCTAAAGTTTTAAATGGGGCACTGAATCTTCCAAGACCTCTAGGAAAGTCAATAGCGGCGGTAGATTTACCAGCAGAAAATGGGGCACCTAATAATCCTAATGCTCCCTCAAATACACTGCCAATAGTTGAATCTGTTCCAACTTTGGCAAGAACTTTATTAGGATTAATTGGTCTTTTTCTCATCGAAATTCCGGTATCATTGCTCAATGCCGCAGCTGAACTTGTTATTAATCCATACATTTGATTTTTAATATTATTGTATATAGCATTTTTGATGCCGGGATCACTTAGGGCAATAGTATCTGATTTTGCTGTAACAGATAAATCAGATCCTTTTAAGCCTAATACTCCTCTAATTGTATTTTCAACATTTTTATTGTTAGATTTATCTAAATTAATTCCTAATTTTTCTCTTATAGATGAAATAGGAAGTTTGTCAGATTTTGATAGTATATCTCCATCAAGTGCTGCTATTCCGAACGTTCTGGCCTTTCCGCCAAAAGCATAACGATTCTCATTCATCGCTGCCAACGTACCAGCACCCATTTTATTCACGCTACTCTTGCGTATAACAAACTCGCCGGGACTTAGCATTGCTGGAACAGTGTCCCTATTTCCAGTACCGGGTACTAATCCGCCACTAGCAAATCCGAGTACTTTTCCACCTTTGTTGTACTGTCTACCAGAAGTGGCACCACTCATCATTCCGCCAAAAAAACCAGCCATACCTTTTGCCAACCTTATAGCTGATAGAGCAGCAAGCATTGGCAACAATGGCTTGATAGCATCTCCAATTTTTATTAATGCTGATGCTAATGATAATGCAGTATTAGCCATTATTTGGAAAGTAGAAGTTTCTGTGACACTACGAATTAACGCAAGGAATTCTTCTTTAACTTTCATCACTCTAATAGCAAGTGCCGCTTGTGCTGATGCAGCATCTTGTGTCAAAGAGTCTCCAGCTTTCATAGCCACATTTAGTGCAGATTGAGCGGTAGAAAATTGTTGTAATAGTGGAAGAACCTTACCAATTTGTCGGAATCCGCCAAGTTCTTCAGCGATTCTGATAAAAGTAATATCTCCTTCACCTAGTCCAGACAATGCTTCACTGAGTCTTTTGACAGCTTCGTAAGGGCCAACGAACTTACCATCTAAATCTACTAACTCTACACCGAATTGTTTTAAGAACTCAATTGTTTTGGGACGCTGAATACGTGTAAAAATAGTACGTAAGCCAGTACCAATACTCTCCGCACTTTCTCGCGTTGTTGCTCTAACACTAGTAAATAATGCAAGCAATTCGTTTAGACTACCGCCAGATGCTTTAAACACACCGCCCGTTCTACGAATAACATCAATCAAATCACTGGCTTCTACAGCAAATGCGCCAGCAACAGCATTGATAGAACCAAGCTGCTTTTCTAAAGAACCAACACCTTCTTGAAACTGAGCAAGAATAGCAATAGCACCCTCTGCCGTTTCAGAAATACTATCAAAGTTGGGAGCCAATGCGGCTTTTGCTAATGTTTTTAATGCTACGGCAGTATCTTCTGCACTTAAACCAGCCTGTGCTAATACTGTAGATACTTCTAACAAATCAGATGAAGCAACACCAAATCCAGTAGAAAGATTAGTAATTTGTTTCGTTAATCCACGGAGTTGACCAATACTTTTACCAGTTACTTGAGCAACTTTAATTAACTGTCTTTCAAAATCAATAGCATCTTGAACAGCACTTCCAAGAGTACTAGTAAATAAACTAACAGCCCTAGTAGCAATAGAAAAAGCAGCAAACCGCCTAACAGAAAGGGCGAATGCTTTACCCATTCTTTCGGCGGCTGTAGTTGCTTGATTAGTTGCTTGAGTTACTTGCTGTATTTGACGTTGAGCCTGTGCAGAGTTTTGCACTTGTACATTTATATTAACCCCATTTAATTGGGATTGAATTTGTTGTACAATTTGACGAACGTTATTTGGGGCTTGTAACTGTAATTGTGCGGTCAGTACGAATCTTGACATAATTCTCCTTTACTGATGCCACACAACGCTGTCTATTCACTATCTGTTGATGTTGACTTCTTTTTCTTTAGGGGTTTTTCATCTAACGCTACGTCTTCGCTCTTTGGCTTTATTTCTTTATCATTATCATCTAGATAAGTTACTTCTGGTATATAGTTGCCATTTTCGTCAAGAATATTCCCATCTTTGTCTATTCTTTGACCTTGATCATTTAACCAATATCCACTCTTGTCTATTCTTCTGCCTTCAGTGTCTACTGTTTCGCCCTTATCATTCACTAGGCTAAGATCGTCATTAACGAAATTAAACATTTTAAGGAATTTATTTTCTGGTAGTTTAGATTCAAAGTCTTTATCTACAGAATACATCATCCCCGCTAGGGTAGACGCGGCAGTAAATGCTATTTCATCGTCAGATCTCTCTTTATAGTCATCCATGCTATTATACACTTTCTGACCATTTTCATAAAAGACACAATTGGCTACTAGATAGTCAAATCGAACATTATCAGATATGGCTTCTGCCGTATTCTGTTCTAAGCTCATTTTTTCAGCAATTAAATCTCTAAGTTCATTTCGTTTGATTCTCATATCAATAGCAATTTTTTTACCTTCTGAAGCCTTGAGCTTTTTGCCGCTAGAACCACTAACGTATAGTCTTTTTTCTAGGTCGGCAATTTCCTGCACTACTTTCTTTTGTTCTTCATCTTTGCCCTCATCCCAAATACCCTGCTGCTTCATAAACTTCTCAAGCTCTTTTTTAGTCATAATTCCATCACGAACACAATCGGTCCAAGCTTTTGCTCCAACGCGCTGCGCCTGAGAAATTAATGAGCTACTTGGTCGCCTTACGAGAATCTTAACAATTTCTTCTTTGCCATTTTGTGTTTTCTTGATTTCTACAATTTTTTCCTTTTCCTGAGACATAACTTCCTCCAATTATTTGTTAGGGTTTATTACTGGCATTTTGATTTGATATCTTAACCACTCTACTTCATATTGAGCTAGTTCGGCGTCAATATTTCTAGCTTGGTTATTTCCACGGTCTAAAATTTCTGAACGTATTTTGTTATATAAGTCTTTCATAACTTCTTGATCTTTGGTCAATGGGCCACCAGATTCATTGGTCCATAAAAAACTAAAATTTTCTTCTATTGTACTTAACGCACCTATCATAGTAGTTTGAATTTTTTTCTTCAATATCTTAGATAGTCTTTCTTTTGACTCTGCCTTATACTTAGAATCTCTAATTTTTTTATAGTCAGGTTCCATATTATCCTCCTATTTTTCCTCTCATTTGATTAGTAGCCATCATTTGAATTTTTTGACGCTGATCTGGTAAATGTTGTTCTTCTACGAGGCCGTTTTGTTCAATAACTTTTTCTCTTTGTCTTTTAATGGATCGAGAAAATGGATCATTCATATTATTGATTTTATTAATTTTATCATTTTCACCATTTGATATGATATAGACTTCAGATGCATTTTTGATTTTTTCGCTTACTGTGTCTTGCTCAAAATCTTTTTCTGATCTTTCTCTTTCTCTCTTTTTGTTCTGCACAATGAACCATCCGTCGAGCATATCATCATCTTCTATTACTTCTTTACTGGGGCAGTCTATAGACTCTTGTATATTATCATACATTTGTGACCAAATTAATAAGTTTTTTTGATTATATGTTAGTTCTGTATTTGGAGGGTTGCAAAATAGTGGAACTTTTGAACTTTCTCTAACAATCCACAATGATTTCCAAGGATCATTTCGTGCTAGATCTCTATATTGTTTTTCTGACAAAAAATGTGACTGCCACTCATCTACAACATACTGTAGGGATACATCCTCAAAATCATATAGTTTATTATTTTTGTATGTAGTATTCTTGATAATCCAGATCAATCTTTCTGTGGATGCTATACCTTCACAAGTATTTTGATGATACATATATTTTTTATTTAGATGAGAAGAAAGCTGAGATTCCCCCGCGCGTAAATATTTTCTTATATTATTGACCATTGAGGTATTTTTTCTAGCATTATATATTTCTTCTTTTAATTTTTCAATATCTTTCTTAAGACCTTCTTCCTTTTTATCGTCATGTATTGTCCAAAGTTCATTTTCTATCATCCATTGATTAACATCATCTTCTGTCATCATTTCTTCCGATAAAGCCTTTTCATATGATTCTTGATAAACTTTGCAAGATTTAAAAGATTGGTCAAGTGTAAGTGGGCATATTTCTAATTCTAAGTCCTTATATGTTATGAAAACTTTTCCAGATCTTATCATAGAAACAAAAAACTCCCGCTCATGATGCTTCATATAGCTTTCTCACAAGCGGGAGTCTCATTTTGTATCCTTAAGATTCCTAAAATTATTTATTTAATTATGGCGCATTGTATGTAGGGGAACCAGATAGTCTTGCGCCAGTTGCGGGATCTTCTGGATGATATACTGAAAGATTATTGAATGTACTATAACTGTATGTTATAGTGGCATTGCCACCGCCAGCATCACCACCAGTATAATTTACTGAAGATAATCTATTTTTTGTACCTAAGTCAATAGTTGTTCCATCGTGTAAAACAATTTTGATAAATTCTTCTGCTGTATTGTTACCGTAATTTATATTGCCTACTGCATATGGTCCTGCTTCGGTAGCATTAATCATATCACCACTAACAGCTATTACTTCAAATTCGCATGTAACTTCTACTGGGAAGTTGGCATATCTTGTATAAGGAGCTTTACGGCCTAGTTCTTGCACACTTTCTCTATTTAAATCACAACTAATATTTATATTTTGAATATGTACTTTTGGAATCTTTTTGCTTGAGTCATAGCCATTTCCAACCCCAGAAGCACCGGCGATTGAAGCTGGTAAGGCTGATAAACTCATAGAAACATTTTCTCTACGCTGTATGCCGCCTTTTGCTGGACTTCCTTGTAAATTTTTTGGAGTATCTGTATAGACATTTGAAGCAACAGTACCTAATGTTTTTGCTACAGCACCTGTAAATAGATTACCTGCTACATTCCAAGCCTTGTGATTACCAACTAAAGTTAAAGATTCTGTGCAGTTACCATCTACTGGAATAGTATATCCAATACTACTTATATACATTCCACTCATATAAACTGACTGTGCGGGGTCATTAGTATTTCCGATATGTTCAACAGTATCTGGAAAAATACCTAAAATTACATCGCATCTTTGTTTTGCTCTTGCAACTAATGCTGTTTTTGCTGATGGTGTAGTAAGGGCACTATCTGATTGCACGGTACTACTAGCAAGATGTAACATTAAAGGATAACCATCAAGGACTTTTTCTAAAGTCACTTCAACGTCTGGAACACCTTCAATATTTTCATAAATATGAATTTGACCTAATTCAAAGACTTGTTCTAGATTAAATGTCGTATTAATTCCAACGCTTTGTACGCCATGAACGACTGTTGCCGCAGCGGTACTACCCATTGGCTTTATGGCAACGGCTTGACAAGCGTAGAAGATTCTATTGTTGTTAGCGACAGGCATAATTCTCTCCTATTTTAAGATGGTAAGCTCTAGTTACTTATACACTAAATTAGACTGAAAGTTCTATTGTTTCTAATGTTAACCGCACAATCCCAGCATAAAAATTGCTGTTAATTAATTTCATATTTTGGACACTAGAATTTTTTAATCTGAGACTTCCACGTAAAAAATTATTTATTAGATCTGGATATCTCATGGCTCCAGAAACTGGAAAACCCATATAATCTAATGGAAAAGATCCACTAGAAGCTATTTGGTTGCTATTAAACATATATATAGTTTTATCATTTTGCAGTGAGATAATATCTACTAATTTATTTCTGGTATATTCATCCTCGGCCAAACAATGGAAAAGAACATCAGTTTCTACCCATTGACCGCCGCCAAGTTGATATCCACGTAATGATCTTTTTGGTACTATTTCAACCGCTATAGTTGGTAGTTGAATTCTAGCTTCTGCTGGTATATCATATTTACCCTTATTTAATACTGCAAAATCTGGGCCTAGATCCAAAGAAGAATATTGCACTTCTGCGAGCCAAGGTAGACTGTTAGCATAGACTACGTTTATATATTTATAACTAAATTCAGCTTGTACTAAACTGCCGGTGGGAATTGGATTATTGAATATTATTCTTCCATTATAATAGTCTACTTTATGAGCATATGTACCAGACGAACTAGACGGATGAAAAGTGCCGTTTACATAAACTCCAGAAATGCCGGGAATGGTATTGTTAGATCCAACTATTGGTGGTGGATTATATGATATTCCGCTTTGCCAAACCCAATTTTGTCTAAATCCTTCCCAAGCTTTTCCACTTGGATAAGAAGTATTTGACGATATTCTTAGTTTACTGGAGTCTATTCCTTGATTAGACAGTTCACCCAAGGTAACATTCATATAGTTACCCTTTTCAAGTAATGACCAATCTAAAAATTCAATTATATTATCTTGTAGTTCATTATTTAGAGTATTGTCGAATACACTATTAAATCCTTTTAAATTAAGATAATTACTCATTATGTATCCAATACCTTCTTAAATACTTTAGTAATTTCTTTTTCTTGGGTCGAACCTGATAAGGCTCTAGTAATAAAATTGTTTTTTTCAGTACCAGAATATTGCGGTGGAACTCTAAATCCCTTGCCGGATATCATATTACCAAGACCAGTTCTTCCAATGCCAGTTCTAGGGTTGTATTCATATCCAACAACAATTATTTCGTCGCCACGTATTAACATCCATTCTAGCCAATGTAAATCTCCACCGGGAGCAAAGTTGGTAGCTTGATATATTGAATGCCCCTGCGGTAATCCCAATAAATTGATAAAATTATCTGGTTGAATACTTATCTCTAAACCGCCACCCTTTAATTTATTATTGTAAGTCTTGACAGATATGGATATTGAATTTATAACAGAATCAATTATCGAATTCACTATAGATTGTGGAGATATGGTTATGCCAAATTGACCAACTAATTCTCTAGATAATAAAGCATTAATTTCTGGCTGAGAATTAATCCAACTTGGTATCAAAGATTTGATTTCTTCTGTTATTTTATAGGCATTATTTCTAATAGCACTGTTGAATTGGTCTGATAATGCAGATAAAATCATTCCTTCTATTTGTTTTTCACTGTCTAAAAGTTTTATAGATATGGTCATACTCGACTCCATAAACATGAAAAATATCTATTTTGTCTTAATCCCATTGGAATATGTTCGCCCATTCTTTGAAATCTCATTTGTTTGATATCCAACAAATCTTTATTTACTATTAATGCTTTTGCTTTTAGTATTTTCGGAAGATCGGACATAAATCCTATGGTCTGTATTACATTATCGGGAACTTGTATTGCGCCCGTAACATTGATCCACTCTTTTGGATTCCAATAAACTTTGAGTTTAATATCAGTTAAGATTTCTACTTCTTTTATGATTTTATTGCCTCTTTCATAATCTCCATCACGAAGGCGATGAACATTAATAGAATTTTTTTCTGGAATATTGTTATGTGGACTATAAATAACTTCTTCTACTTTATCAACAGAAACTAATTGACACATAATTCCAAAAATATCAAATGTTGAATCAATAACGTCATAATATTTATCGAATACGCTCTCTGGCACATTTACTGGCATAGTTGCACCTATAGATTAATATTAATTGCTTCTAATTCTTCTACTGAAGTTGCGTTATTGATTAATTGCTTGATTGAAGCATAAGAATTACTTAAAGATGATCGGGCCTGACCGTATTGTAACATGAGCATCGTTAAATCTTGTAAATTCATAGAGTGAGATTGGCCGTCAATGTCAACTATACTGACGGGATCTGTGATACCCATAGCACTAGCTTCTTTAGCTAATGTAAAAGCTCCGTTTAGTAATGCCACATCAGAAATATCTATACCTAAATAATATCCTTCTGGAGTTTGCCAACCAGCATCTATTTTAATTTTCCAATTATTATCTAGAAGTTGTATTTTTTCTAATTTAGATTTTGTTAAGGGCCATGTATTTACTAAATTATTAATTTCATTTAGTTGACTTTCATTTGGAAAATTATTATTATAATAACTTATCTCAATACCATCAGCCGATTCAGATAAAGATTCTATTGGTAGGATAGAATTAATCTTATTATATAGCGTATATAGCATTAACACCTCCAAGAAGTAGAAATTCCATTAGAATAATCTAAAACTAAATTGGGAGAATTTTTACCAGTTAATATTTTTTCTGCCATATAATATGTATTTAATCCAATTGGAACATGATGTGATAATGATCCACGAATTTGACTGTTTATATTGTCATTACTATCAGTAGATAAAATACCAATACTATATGATGTCGGCTCACTAAAACTAGAGTATGGATTATCTATTTCTGTAAGATTAATTCTGCTATTATTAACAGTTAACATATAATTACTATTTGGAGTTAAAGATGATATATAGTATACAGAACCATTAACAGATATTGTATCCTCTTGAATGCCACATAAAAGATTGATTGTCATGCTATTCAAAAAAGCAATATAGGTATTCGGTATTTCTCTCCAGACATTGGAAGGACAGGTCCAAGTTCTAGACAATGTTCTTAAAGTAGAGTATGCCAACACTTGAGTTTTATTATAGTGATTATATATATATCTATAATTATTTATATTATGAAATTTATTGCCACCTGTCGGCGGATAACCCGGATATGTTATTGGCATAACTGATCCAATGTATCTTCTAGTATTATCGCCAGATTTTACATATACACCATCTTTTATGCCGAGTTGCGTGGCTCTTTGGGTTTGGTTAGACCAAGCTACTGATTCAAAAGATATTGCGTTATTGTCTAAATAAGCAAATATATCAAATATAATATTTGCTGGATTAACTGGTGATCCGGGGGCATATAGTGTACTAACCGTTTTTGCAACCATCGAATTAAAAGATACTTGTTGCCATGAAGATCCATTATATAATGATATAATATTTCCATTATGTGGAACAAAATATATTGTATCAGAATACCCTTCAGCAACTGAGTTTGTAGGACTTATAGATAATCTTCCATAACAAACGTTGGTTGATAGATTTATTGATGAAATATTATTATATACAACAGCAATTTGGTCATTCAGTGCGCCAGATACGGTATCTATTTTATTATTTAACACTCCAGAAATTTGTGTAGCGACTCCAGAAACAGTTTCTCCATTTATAGTAGTAAAATATAAAGAAGATAAGTCTGGCAAATCTTCTTTTATTAAATATCTAAAAGTAGGATAGTCTGGATCGCACGATGGATTGCACAGACCGGATGGACCGGCAAATACCATTCCGGTATTTTGCTTTTTAAGTAATATATTTTGATTTACAATACCACTCAGTTGTAATATAGATATAAGAGGAAAGGATAATTGATTGGGTTCAAAATGAACGAATTGTATTCCACCAGAATACGATGAAGTGCCATCATTGCCAGATGGAAAATATATTCCAGAATCTCCAACAAAAAAGCCAGATGATCTGATAATAGAGTTTGCACTTAATCCACCTATGTCAATAGCATAATATGGATTGGATTTGTTGATTCCTATGTTTCCACGACCAGAATCCACTATAAACTTATTGCTGTAAGACAAAGAGTTAGATGAAGTCCAAAAAGCTATACCACTATTTTGTGGAACTGGACTTAAACCAGATGTATTGAAAACAGCATTTGTAGCTGGATAATTTACATATATCTCTTTGGTGCCTTCTGAAAAATTAACTATATTATTGCTATTTGTGCTTTTTACTGGAAATCTTTGTATAGCATTTGTTGCTGACAAATATACTCCAGACCCTAGCTCATAATTAGTTCCATCATTTATGACATAAAAAAAAGAATCATTATTGGAATAACAAGATGAGAACGTAGTAAATCCACCAACAGCACCAGACAATATTGCATTGCCTGTGCCGATTACATAACTTAATTCTTTTACTCTGTCATGCAGTTTAATCATATTTTATGTTAAGCATTGTATGTTGGATTAATTACAACAAAATCTGCATATCCGCTTCCTGCTGGCTCTGTGCCAAACACAACTAAATCATTGATTTTACCATCTAGATATGCTCCAACATCTTCTCCCATAACAACAAAGCTTATTGATCTTAGCTTAGTGGCGTCATCGCCAGTTCTATATGACATAGCTACAGTATTTTCACTAAAATCTTCCATACTGCCAGCCAAACTCCTTCCATTACTGTGTCCTACTGCTACATAGTTATTATCTTTAAACACACCTGAGTTAAAAATAATAGTGAACTTACCAATATCTTGTTTTTTAATACCAGAAACATTGTAAGCATCTTTAACGACCGGCCTACCATCTCCACCAACTCCACTAGCTTCGAATCTAATCCAAGCTTTTGCGACACCTCTAGAAGAATTCATTACAGAGTTATCTTTTAAGAAAGTAAACTGAGTACCACTGCCAACATTGATATTTTCTTTTGATGATGAAAGATATCTAAACTGTAATCCTTTTCCAAGGGTTGTTTCTGCGTTTGAACTACCGCTTGAATTAATCCAGCAATTGCTAAATCCTATATTACCAAGTTCAAAGACTCGGCTTCCATTTTTTGGAATGTATTGCGTATGTGGATCACCCTCGTCTAATTTATCTAAATCATTATGCTCTATATGTCCCGGACCCGGATATGCAACGGTTTGAAGACTATTACTATCATTAGCAAATCTGATGCCAGATTCCACAATGATCTGACCAGTACCATTGTCACCTATTGTTCTTTTTATAGTTATATTTTTTAAAAATGGATTGACATTGGTAAAATCTCCATTAGCAACAATATGATTTATAGAAGCAACAGTATCTAGTATACTATTTCTAACGTCGGCAGCAGATATTTCTCCAGCATTATTGTCTGCCAAAGCGATGCCAATGTCAGTTGTTAATTGTCCGCTAGTTTTAATAGGCATTGTAAATCTCCATTAGTATCTGAAATAACCGCCTCTGGAATCATAATCACCATGAGTTCTAACAACGTAATCACTAGCGGGGCTGTATGGGCCAAGTATGGCGTGTCCAACAACGCTTCCGCCAGCGCGATAATCTAATAACATTTGTTTATATTTATCTGACAAATCTTTGTATAGAACTGATAGGGTAGAGGCTACTCCCCTTAAGTCTATAGCAGAAGGTCCATCTTTGATGGATATAGCATTAGAAGCTTCTGTCTTTAATTCACTACCAACAATAAAACAAGCAGTCTTGAGAGCAGATAAATTTATGAAGGCATTATCTTTTATATCTACTGGGTCTGGGGACAAATTTCCATTGGCTATATCAATAGAATATGTTTCACCAAAATCAGTTTCTATGGTCAAAAGCTGCGCCCCTACAAGAATAGATGTTTCTATTCTTTCATCAGAATATTTATAATTAGACTGATCAACATCATTGATCAAATATCTGACTACAAGCGGTATTTGACTTCGCCAAGACATAGAAATTCCCCGATTTAGTTATATATTCTTCTACTATAGTATACACTAAAACTATATTGTATCTAATTCTTCGTCATTTTCTGGAATTGGTTCATTAGCTAGTAATTTGCGCGATTTTTTTATGGCTCTACCTACCAATAGTTTGCCTATAGTATCAATAAAAGGTAAATTTCTGCGATGCGCTTCATCTCTAAGCCACCCAACTATGGTATCTATATTTTGCTCACACCAATCGTTCCCTTTGTCATTCATTTCTAGAGCGTGGCGTTTACATGAACAACTATCAGTTATTTGTATTCCTAAAGATTTAATCATTTTTGATAAAATAGTTCCGGGATGATTGGGATGTTCTTCTAAAGTTTTTGGATATAAAGATCGTAAATATTTTGATGGATCATCGCCAAGTAGTTCTGAAATTTTAGTTTCTGCTTGTGATTTAGTCCAATCTCCAATAAGATCATATTCATTTCCATTCCAAATAGGTATGTTTAAAGGTAATCCTTGTATTTGTGCGCTAATTATTTTTGCTTTTGGATTGTCTATAAAAATAAAATGTAATTCATTTAGATTGAGTTCTGGTGGATTAAAGATTTGTCCAGAATTATCTGAATATGGAGGGGGTTGAATTTTTATACTGTTTGTTAATTTCATAATCTATTCCTTTTTTAGTTATACAAATATTTTGAAATGCAACCTACATTGTAAGTATCTCCATAAAATTCGATTGGCGGATCGGGACATATACAGTACTCACCGTTGCAATCGGACTGATAGGTTTTGTAAAAACCAAATATGCCTTCTGGTCCTTGATTAGTTGTCCATATATATATACACGATTCTGTTACGCACGGATATGGGGTTGTGCTGGTTGAGGTCGAAGTACTAGTCGAGGTCGAAGTACTAGTCGAGGTCGAAGTACTAGTCGAGGTCGAAGTACTAGTCGAGGTCGAAGTACTAGTCGAGGTCGAAGTACTGGTTGAGGTCGAAGTGCTAGTGGAGGTAGTTGTTGTAATTGAATAACAAGGAACAGTTATTATATCTTTAACAGTACCTGTAACGTGGATATTAAAGCAATCGCATCCATCAAGACAATTATTATCGAATAGCAAATGTACGTTTTGGAATTCAATCCATTGATATAAACAAGAGCCGCAAGGGTAGTCCCAAGGAGGATTAGTAGTGGATGTACTTGTCGTTGGATCAACTATAATTGTGGGACAAATAAAGTCATAAACAACTACGCCCAAAAAAGTGTTAAGTTCAGCATTAACGATCTTATATGTTCCATTCAGATTAGAATAATTTCGACAAGTTATTTGAATTATGTCTCCAATACGAAGATTCAATGGAACAAATGGATTTAAAGAATAAAGAAAACCACGTTGTGGATTTGGAAAATTTCTACTATTAATATAAGCCAGTTTAAAATCACCCCACCCTCTTCCGCCCGTACCTAGCACTCTTATAAAATCATTTCCACCATCCTCGTATTGCCAACTGTCAAAACAAGCATAATTAGGTGGTATAGTAGTTGTGGTTGTAGATGTTATAGGAGAAATAGTTGTAGATGTTGTAGTAGGTCTATCTTTTACGCAAGGTATTTTGACAATATAGGATGAATTTAAACTAGTATTTGCCCCGCGACAACATGGATCAGAGTAAAAGTCGCATAAACTTTTTATTGATACGGCAAATTTTTTCTCTGTAGATATATCAATATTATCTGTTTTTATGGATATTTTATCTTTTGTTATTGAATTTATATTTTGAGATCCAAGATATTCATCTGTAACATAATCATAAATAGAAATTTGGATATTATTTTTTAGATTATGATTTGATCCACTACCCCAATACAATTCGAATCCAAGAATATCAGAATCAAAACTTTGTTTGCTTGTCGTAGTAACAAATTTTTGACCGCTGGAAACAATGCAAGTGATATTATGTACTAATTTTAGGTCAGTAGTTTTGTCGCCGTGGATAGCCATCAAGCCAAGGCCATTGGCTTGGTATTTAGTTCCAGATGGTATAAAAATTGATCCGCATGAGCAATTCATAATTATACCTTTAGCAATCTTCTGATGGAATTACAATTACGCATGGTGGTGGACCTATTTCTATTGGATAAGATACATATGGATCTTCTACAATATATACATCAACACACAAGTATTCAGTATTGAGTTTATATATTGATAAATTAGTATTAATATAATTTTTAATCTCTGAAAAAGATAATGATGATGCTATTTTGATAGCCTCTTTCATATTTGCATCAACTCTATATATACTATTAGTAGGTATATTTTTGTAATAAATTGTTGAATCTTCGTCAAAAACAAAACAATACAAATTCATTGGATTGTTAGGAGTAGGATTAAGACAACTATATTCTACGTTTATTGTAGAGCCTAGACAACGATCTTGATCCATAATTATTGCCGGTGTTTCATTTATAGTTGTACCATTTGTTATATCGCACCTCAATCCCGGTCTGCAATCATATACAAATTCGATGGTAGCGTCCATTGGTATTTTTGGTTCATACCAAGATTCCTCATTAGAAAATTGATATACACCTCTAATATAGGAATCACAATCCCCAAGATATTGTCCGCTAGTTTGGTAAGAAAAGCCAAATTCATATGTTCCACTACTGCATACTTTATTAAATCCTCCATTTTCTATTGGTATGCTATAGTTAGGACAGCCCCTCAATTCGTGGGGATTTTTTAAATAAGTATTTTTATTATAAAGTCTGTCAACAACAATCCAATCTTCATATGCCCACCTATAACGTATTGGTAATGTAAATCCAATAGATGCTTTATATCCAATACCATCTTGAGTTGATGGAGATTGTATAATTCTAATAGAATATTTAGCTGGATATTTATATTCATGATCCTGCAAAGAATCATCTGTGTATACTTCTTGATAACAATTATTGTCATCGTATTCATCGAAAGCAATTAAATACGTTGTTGGTGGATCATTAGTACTGCTCCACACGCATGGATTAATATGTGTATCGCTTAAAGATGAATTAAACAACCAATCATTTGGTCCTCCTAACCTATCAAATATATATGTGCCACTAAAAATAGGATCTGTAGGAATAACTAATTTTATTCTATTAGATACTCTAAATGTGGTTCGTGGATTTGCACATAATAATCCAGACGCCTCCGGTGGAACAAGTGGGATATGATAGCTAGGAGGATCAGAAGGAAGAACAGGTTTATCGTAATAATATGGAGTAAAAGGAATATCTACTGAATAAGTTTTACTAATTCTATTTAACATATCTCCAGTGGGGGCATAACAATCATCATTATCAGCTACTTCTATACTATCCGAGCAATTACAATCTGAAATTTTCCAAGATGTATTAGATAAAATAGGTGAACATGTTGTCGAAGTCGAAGTGCTAGTCGAGGTCGAAGTGCTAGTCGAGGTCGAAGTGCTAGTCGAGGTCGAAGTAATGGGCGGTGCAGTAGTAGAAGTACTAGTCGAGGTCGAAGTGCTAGTCGAGGTCGAAGTGCTAGTCGAGGTCGAAGTGCTAGTCGAGGTCGAAGTGCTAGTCGAGGTCGAAGTAATGGGCGGTGCAGTAGTAGAAGTACTAGTCGAGGTCGAAGTACTAGTCGAGGTCGAAGTACTAGTCGAGGTCGAAGTACTAGTCGAGGTCGAAGTACTAGTCGAAGTCGAAGTACTGGTTGAAGTCGAAGTACTGGTCGAGGTGGAAGTGCTAGTTGAGGTCGAAGTAGTAGTACATGCTAATACCTCAACGTATATTACAAATGTATCTGAATCCAGTACTCTTTTTTGTAAATCTAGCGTATTTATAGTTACTGTATAGTATCTACTAGTTGCGCCAGCATTTAAAAAATTAAAAAACAATTCACTATTGTTTATTTTAAAGAAAGATCTATCTGGACCAGACAATGAAAAATTAAAATAATCACATGTAGAATTTACTACAATGTCGGCTACTTTTATGTCTGTTGAGTCTAAAATATCAAATTTAAAAGTTGTTTTTTTTATTTGAAGATTACTTGCATAACAATCTGTTTGCGTTTCAGAAAGTGCAAAAAAATCTGTATCTATCTTTACTGGGGGAAGTGTTGTAGTTATGGGTTCAGCATATCTCACATACGGCAATGGATATTTAAAGCATTGGTCAGGTGCGCGCCCCATAATTTATCCAATCTATATTATGAATTACAACAAGAGCAAGATGTATCCTCTGAACTAATCCATATTGGTTTATACTCACTATTGACTTGAGCAGCTATAACGTATGCACCAGTTTGAACAACTAAGCTTGTATCGCGATTAGTTATGAATATAACCCCAGAATCGGCCCATAGATAATCTTTGGGTATCATAATACCGCTTGTTTTTTGACCAATTGATGGCGCTGGCAACCCAGTGGGCATAAAACCTTCAATAAACAGAGTTTCTATGTTTTTTGCTATTTTTATACCGCTATTTCCCAAATCTATACCACTATTAGCTAATAATGTATTTGTCTGTATTGGCTTAGTGCTTCCAATATATGTTCCATCAGCGAACTGTATATTGCCTTTGATTTGAAGATTTCCATTTAATCTCGCGTATGGTTGCGGAGGTAAATCGGAAAGTTGTCCGCTAGTTGGGAACCAAAAATAGTCATTATACTTCACATTACTATTGGTTATGATGGTTGGATATCTCCAATCGCCAGCATATACCGAAGACGCAGCATTATGATCTAATGTTAATAAATTGCTTGATTTATTACCAATAAAAGTGAAAGTTAAGGTATTTTCTGGATAATCACTGCCGCCACTATCTATAATTTCAATAACATTAGACTTAATGCATAAGCCTTCTGTATTATCATTATTATTTATATATAGTTTTCCACCACTTGGTAATATGAGTCGCTTATCATTGTTAGTGGGTCCAAGCTTACCTTCTAACAAAACAATGTTTTCAGTATATCCAAGAGCAAAATTATAAGATCCACTTACAGAATTGCCAACCCCATTATTTCCTATAATGATATTTCCACTAGTATTGATTAATTCTGACTGTCTGTTAAAAGATAGATTACCAATAACAATATTATTGTATGAATTCACTAGTCCGCTACCGGCGTATTTACCAATTATTAAATTATTGTTACCACTAACCAATGTATCTAAAGCATTTGTGCCAATTGATATATTTCCAGAGCCAGATCTGAATCGATATAACGATCTATATCCATAAGATGTATTGTCTATTACTGCGTCATTGATATTGAATCTTCCAGATGGAGACTCATATCCAGCAAATGTATTTCCACTTGAGTTTGTAAATACTGCTCTGCCATCTATGCTATCATTCTTATTTACAACTAAATTGAAAGAATTTCCAGAACTGTCCATGAAAACAAGATTATTGTGTTGCTTGGCATGGAATTGATCATTTTTAATATTGTATATCTTACCATAACCACTTGATGGTATAACATTTATATCAGTAATGTATTGACTATCTTTCAGTGATATAGCTGGAATATTGCGCATTCCAGAGTGACCAATAGTAATGACTTCATTAGTTATACCGCTTGAGAATATTCCCATTGTTCCACTATCAGTTATTCTGATAGCGTTGGTCTTGAGTTCATTTTTGTATATATTAAAATCAGCAATACCACTATTATTTAAATAAGCAATTTCTAGCCCGCTAGATAAACAATTATTGCCACCCAATAATTCGATAGAAGCTTTATAGTAACCGTTGCTTTCGGCGGTGAATCTAGCAACACAATCATTTTTAGATCTCACATTGAAGATGGTATTTGGCAAAACATATTCTGTATATTCTGGTATATTTGTAACAGAAAGAACAGCACCATCGGTTGAGTCTTTCATCAAAATCAAACCGTTTACAAAATTAGATGTATTGTTATATGAACCAAAAACTAATCTATCATTCAGCCGGGTATTGTTAAAATTATCAATATATTTGATTTCAAAACCACAGAGTTTATCTTTGTTATTATTAGTAATATCTTTTATTCTAGATTTTGTTCCAGTTAAAAATCTTTGACTAACATTAACACCTGACTCTAATGAAGAAATAGATAGGCTATAATCATTAGCTTCACCAGAATTAGAAATAAAATTTACATTTCCTATGCCAGCTATGTGGCCCTCTGATAAACTTGGATTAATATTTAATATTTTTTTACGAGAAATATATGAACGTCCAGTTTTGAAGAATAAACCAAAACAATCTCCATTATTCAAAGATGATATATCATAGGATATAATATTATTTGTTTGAATATATCTATCACTTGGCACTTTAAAATTTATATTGCTATACCATGTGGCATTGAAATCTCCAGCAAAACATGGCACACCTTCTGATTGTGGTTGAAAAGAAATTTTATATTCTTTTAAACTAAAAACATCTGGGCTAGATTGATAAGTAGTTGTTGACTTTAAGAGTATACCGCCATCATTTAATTGATCGTCACTTAATATTGGCATTCCACCATTATTTGTTGCAAGATAAAGTATTTTATTGGTATAAACTGAGCTTTGTAGAGTTATTAATTCATTGATTGTGGCTCTGCCAGTTACAACTAAATCTTTAAAATATCCAGAACACCAAGAGTATACAGGTGAACCAAAATTGTATTTTTCAGTAGTACTTGGATAAATGCTATTATTTGAAATAAGCAATGAAGTACCACTGGAAAAAATGGATGATAGATTGCTAAACTCAATAGATTTTGAAAGATATAAATTTTTCCATGGATATAAACTGTGTCCTAAAGTGCTAATATCGCCGCCAGAGGGCAAAATATTTCCACCAACATGTAATATTCCATAATTATTTAAAATTCTTGTGCCAATTCCAAGTTTTATGCTAGATAGATCGCCATAAATCAGTGGCATCCACCCGTCGCCATGTGGATTATCACATATATGTTGCTCATCTACTGGATGATAACCAATAAACAATTGATGGCTGGTATTTTTTGATGTATAGTATCCAGCGCCATGACCTATAGCTATATTGCCTTGGCCAGACTTATTGTTATTTAAAGCAAAATTTCCAATACCAATATTGAGATGACCAACTGTATTGCCGCCTAATGCATTGTAACCTACTCCAATATTTCCTTCTCCATACACATTACAGGATAAGGATTGAGATCCAACGGCGGTATTTTTTGAGCTTTGATAGCTTGATCTTAGAGCATAATTTCCTATAGCAGTATTGTCGGAACTAGTAGATCCAACCGTAGTTTTGAAATTTTCTAAAGCGGATTGACCAACTACAGTATTACCGGTAGGAAATGTGGCAAAGTTTAGACTTTTTAAGTCATTTGAAAGAGTAAGATTATGTATAGAATCTACAATATCTATAAGATTATGTCTAATATCATACGGACTTATTTGACCATATGACTGATCAGAAATTTCTGCGTTGATATTATTAAGAAGCTGGGACTTGCTTAATATCATTTTAAGTTCCAGTTATTTTAGACTGATTTCTAACGAATTACTATCAAATCTTATATTATCTCCTAAAAATACATATCGTGGATTTGCTAACGGTGCATACATCAATAATTTGCCAGAACCAACAGTGCCATGGTCAACTATTGCAATGCCAGAAACCCAGCCCCATTCAGTCAATGCTGTATCAAATACAAGTTGATTTTTATTTCGAATAAATCCATTACCTTCATAATCTTGATACATAGACTTAACTAATACACCCGAGTTGAATGAATTAATTGCATTTGGAGCATAAAATTTAACAGAAGGAAATTCTGCAAATTGATATTCTGTACTCGTTTCTGCTCCACCGGCAGCTTTACTAACGGTATTGGCTACCGTTGAACTAAGATAGAGTGGATAAAAATATGATGGAGTATTGTCGTGCCTTCTTCCAGAAACGCTATATGCTGTTGCGTTATCTAAACCAACAAGATTCCAAGTAGCATCTCCGTTAGAAGCTGGAGGCCCAAGAGAAATACGCTTATAATTTGTTGGAACCCAATCGTATCCACTATAAACTCCAGATGGCAATTCCAAAATAGTTTCACCAGTGTCAGAATCTCTAGGCACACCGCTAGTTAAAGCAATTGCTATTGTGGCTGGTCTGGGAAAAGCAGTATTTCTAAAGAGGTGACTTAGAAGACCAGACTCAAGATAATCCGATAGTGCGGCCATATATTTCTCCTATTCTTATCCTTAAATAACGTTATCTACTCTATTATACACAAAAAAGCCACCCCCAATCTCTTGAGGATGGCTTAATTGTGATTGATATTTATAGACTATATCAGAAAGAACCAAGAATGATTCTACGATTGTCTAGAACACCAAAGCCAAGTTCAGCCCAACCGTAATAGCCAGCGCGCTGCTGACGATGTAGAGTTGGATCTTCGAAGACCTGTAGCTGTTGCTTAACGGGCATTACGAAGCTATCGTTCATTGACTGATCAAGGCCAACAACGAGTTCAACGTCGCTTGTCTGAACAGCGCCGCCAAGGTCGCTAGTTACAAAGTTTTGGTACTGTTGACCTTCGCCTAGTTCATCTAGGTCATGAAGATTAACACCAAATACTCTTGTGATTACCGAACCGTCTGGAGCGGCATTGTAGATTTCGCGACGAGTAACATCGTCAACTTGATCTAGACCCCAATTACGAATATCTTCTAAAGCTTCGGGCGATAGATAGATATCTGTTAAGCGACCACGACCAACTGATGCAGAGTTACCGCCCGAGTTACGACGCATCACTGTTTGCATTAGTGATACTAGTCTCTTTGAGAATAGACCAGCTGTTGCATCAGCGTCATAAACTAGGATGTTACGATCAACGCCAGCGGCTAGAATTGTGTGCCAGCCATCGTCGTTCATCTTCTTGGTAAAGCCAGCTTCCATCACCTGCATAGCGCGACCAACGATATCCCATCTGGCTTCGCGGGCAAAACGAAGTAGATAGTCAACCGATGAAGCGATTGTGTAGGTTGGAATCATTACGTAGTCGCCTTCGACTGAACGCTCTGGAATCCTACCATGGCCGGGATTGGTGTAAGCAACATGCTCACCTTCTAGGCCGGGAGAGATAAGATCAAGAGGAAATTCAGTTGTTGAACCGGCTTCCACGTTGATGGTTTCAAAGATATTACCGAGGATATTACCACCTAAAACGCCCTTACGAAGAGGGAGTTCCAAAGCTTTGGCAAACTCGCGTTGAGCGGCCATTGCTACATTGATATCGGCATCCCCTGACTTGCGTAGGAGAGCGATAAAGTCATCGCTAGGTCTTTCAGTTATTGGCATGTTTAATTCTCCTTTGTTATATTATGATCAGGGGAGGTTTACTTCTACTTTGGCATAACCATCGGCATCCTTACTGGTAAGGAAACGACCAACGGCTAGTACGCCAGAACTACCGGGGCTATCGCCACGAAGATTGCCAGCATTTACATGGCAAGCATAAGCGAGTGAACCGGCAGATGGTGAACCAGTGATATTGTTTGTTACAACGTAACCCTTGCGGAGTACTGTAACCTTGCCACCCTTCTGTACTTCATCCTTATACTGATTAAGGTGGGTACGGGTTAGATCCTTGTTTACTACATCGTTTAGTAAAATACCAACTGGAACAGTTGCCGATGTAGCGGCAGCATACTTAACAAGATTTACACCTTGATCCATAGCTGCGCCAGAACCGGCTGTATCATGTACAACGACGCCACCGCGAGTAGCAGTTCCGGCATTGTAGAAGAAACTGATATCAGTTTGAAACTCATATCTATCTGCTTTTAGGGCCATAGTTTTTCTCCTTTATATCACTTACGTAAAACGTTATTTGTTAGCCACTCTGCCACACTAGCTCTTGTGGCCTCGACTTCATCGACTTCATCAGAAGCAGCTACTAGAGTGGCTTCTGTTGTTTTTACTTCTTCGAAGATTTGTTCTGTAGTCTCTTCGGCTACAGATGCCTTGGGATTATCTTCTTCCATTGGCTCATCTTCTTGAATTTTTTCTTGGAACTTCTTCTTTGGCTGATCGCCCATCTTCTTAACTTTGGCTAACTGCTTTTCATGCATATTTACAACAGCATCAAAAGCATCATCAGCTAAAGCATCATAAAGAGAAAGAGCTTCTTCGATTTCGTCGCCCTCAAAACCAGCATAGCCTAGTTTTTCTTTGCGAGCCTTCATTTTCTCTTTCTTCTTCATATCTTCCATTTCTTTATTCATACCAGCTAATTCTTTTTGTAAATTAGCAAGGGTTTCTTCTAATGTTGCTACTTTTGAAGCATAAGCTTGAAGTTCAGTTTCTTTAGCAGCTAAAGTAGCTTCTAAATCAGAAACCTGAGTATCGACTTTTACTTCTTCAACAACAGTTGCAGCTTGCTCTGCCACTGTGGCAACTTCTAGCTGCTTCTCTTCGTTAGTATCTGACATATTAACTTCTCCTTCTAAAACATTGGAAATAGTTTGTTCTTCTTTAACAGAGAAAGCTTTGCTAGAATCAAGAATGATACTTCTTGGATTTGCTGGTCTAGATACTAAACCTTTACCAGAAAATGAAATATCTCTTAATAATCTACCAATTTGATAGCCTTCGTATTCTCCTGTACCACCATACGCTCTTAAGTGTTTGGTTAAAAATGCTGACTCTTCGCTTCGGGCTACTACTTTGGTTAAACCACCGGTATCCTTTACAGCATAATCAAATCCGGCAAATAGACATTCCATAGAAACGAACCATTTGCCCTCTTCTATCTCTGATATAATCTTTCTCATCCTCTCTCTGTTTTCTGGATTTGTCCAGCTATTATAAATTACAGCTTCTGTTACTATATCGAATTCAGATGGTGTAGCATCATTTTCAGATGCGCCGATTTTATTTCCATCGTGATCAATAACATAACATCCAGTAATATGTCCTATTATATCGTTTTCATTATGCATTAAGTTGAATTGTTTATCTTCTGGGGTACTGCGAGCCGCCCAAGTTTGAGCAGGATCAAAAACATCATCGTTTTTATTCCACCCAGTAGAAACTAATATAGATTTGATATAGTATAAATCTATTTGATTTGGATTACTTGATGCTTTTACTTTATCAAGTAACTTTTTAATTTGATTAGTTTCATTACTCAAAACAGCTGGAGAACAATAAGCAACAGTAGTATCGCTATTGATACGTTCTTCTAGGCCGTCAGCTATTTCTTGTGCATATATTTTCATATTTTCCTCATGGTGTCTCTCACAGATAATATACACAAAAACTTTATAATAACGTTAAATACTTAACTTTATGGATATTTTTGTATATGTGAAATTATATTCAAAATTAGACAATATTTTCTGCATTTAATGATTGTAAATAATTTTCAACTACAATATTGACTTCTTCTTGAGTTGGATAGTGATCAAATTTAAAAAATTGAGTTGAATTTTCATCAACCACTACTCGTACTCTGTATTTGTCAGCAGGATCAAGAAAAACTTCAGTAATTTTGTAATTCATATTTCACCTTATGCTTGTATTATAGTAAGATCATCAATATAGCCTGTATATGTAGTGCCGCCCCAACATTCTGCTAATATTTCAACAACACCATCCTCTGTTGGAGTAAAACTTAGTGATACTTGCTCCCATGTATCAGAAGCGGCCGTCATATAACTAATTACGTCGCTAGATACTCCAGCTATTTGTCCACCCTTCAATCTTAATCTCATAACTAAACCAGAGTTTGTACGCCTCATCCATGCTTTAAAAGTAACAAGACTATTAGCACTAACAGCAACTTTACTTATCGGAAATCCTAATGGGTAATTATCTCTTCTATAATCTGTGTTAGGAGCCATACTCCAAGCATATCCACTGTTAGTGCGTCTAACACTAGTTTGTGGACGTATTAATCCACCATCAGTATATATATACCAATTATTACTTGTATTATCATGATTAGAGCAATATATCCTTCCATCTGCTTGACCATAAAATCCAAATTCTGTACTTTCATTAATCAAACAATTATTTAAATATATAGTTCCACCAAAGCTATAAAAAGCATTACTAATATTTCCTGAAGTTGTACAATTATTAAAAGTATCATTAAATGATAAACCTTGTGTTCTATACGCTTCTAATTGATTATTTATAAATTGACAACTATTCCAAGTATTATTAGATCCTCCAGCGCTAGCAAGCATACCATATCCACCATTATTATTAAAATAACAACTATTCCAGATATTATTATTATATGTACTTAAGTCTAAACCTCTTAAATTATTATTAAGAAAATAACAATTAGTAAATTTATGCATATTAAAACCAAAATCTCCAGCTAATCCTATATAATTATTATTACAAAATACATTTTCAAATTTACAAAACATACTTGCTGTTGGTAAATTAAAATGATTAGTTGTTGCTGTAAGATAAAAATCTTTAAAATAACAAAACCAAGAATTTTGAACATATAATCTGTCATATCTAGTAAATCCTAATTTTTTAAAACTCCATCCAGATCTACTAGATTGTGAAATACCATAACCTAATCCATTAACACCATCGTAAAAAGTTATTCCACTTTGAGTACTCATATTTGTTCTGTCATAACCGCCTTCAACACTTATATTTGGAGTAAAATGACTAGCCGAGTCATTAATTATATGAACACCATTACCAGCAGCACTCTGCGGTGGGGTTTTAATAGTTTCTCTTTTATATGTTGTTATGGTTTCAGTAGTTCCATAATATCCTTTTGGAAAGTTTCCTTGAGTAGATAAAATGGGTACTGTGGCTAGTCTTCCGTCTATAATAACTCTGGTTCCAACTATACTTTGTATCGGATACCAACTTTCATTCGTAGTATTTTTACCAACGAGAGATGTTAAACTTAATGAATCGGCACTTGAACTAGATTTACAGGCAATTATATTACTTAAAAGTATTGTTTGAGCGCCAAGGTCACTTGTGGCATATAAAGCCACGCTTTGTATACTATTACCAAGATTAGATCCTAGGTCTATAGTAAATGGATGCCAACAGTTTAATGTTCCTAGAGCTGGAATATTAAAAGTATTTACAGCGGTTGCTCCAGCTGTATCACTACATAATTTTAATTGTAGTTGACCGCTGGTTGCTACTGATCCTGCTGTTTGATGTATGTAAAAGCTTAATTGTTGATATCCACTTAAATCTTTGGCAGAAAATGATTTATAAGCTACTAATCCTGTAGTAAAAGCAGCACCAATTGATATACTATCGGATACATTTCCCTGTTTAGTAGTAGCTGATGTTGTAGCAGTATTGTTGGTTGTTGCTGTCCATGCTGTACGCCCTTCTCCAATATTTCCATGACTAGCAATATTTTCAGTCAGAGCCGATGCTAGCCTAACTACACAATTTGTTGCTTTTCTTGATGTTCCTGCTGCTCCTCCGACACCATTTCCAGTAGAGCCGGTTAATGTAAAAGTTGTAGAACCAGTAACAGTAATTTCCCATGTTCCGTTAGCATTGGTATTCGTGGTATGATCGCATATAAATACAGTATCTCCTGTCGAATATCCATGAGCCGACGATGTGGTTATCGCTATGGGGGTAGCATTAGTTGACGATGCTATAGAAATTGTTGGAAAAGATCCTGTTCCACTCCATGTGGCGTTGCCAATACTAGTTGGGTCTGGACTAGCTTTAGTCCTAATAATATCTCCACCAACTAATCTAGCAGCAGTTAAACCACTTGTGAATGTTTGTATGCGACCACCAATATAATATTGTCTAGCACTTGTGTTAGCCAATGCTGTTCCACCGCTCAATGCTGCTATAGTTAAACTAGTACTATTAATTCTAGCTATTATATGATAATAAGCATATATAGTTCCATTAAATATGCTTAGTATTTGTCCAGGAGGAGTCTCATAACTGGAAACAGAACTTGCTGCTTCAATTTGAACAGCAGTAAAATATATTCCCTTTGTTGGATCACCATCATAATTAACGTTAGCAGCATCTAAGCCACTATAGCTATCTTGTTCCATATAAAATGCAAATAAATCACCGCTTGCCGATGCTGATGAAGTAATAGTCATACTTAATCTATACCATCCATTTCCAGCATCACTTATTGCGGCTGATGCGCTGGCTCCTGTTGCCTCAACTGTTCCATTAGATAGATTAAATCGTGCTGATTTTGCAGTATCATTCGTCCATTGAAAAATAATTTTATTTCTACCATTGCTTTTTATATAAACAGAACAAGTATATTGCGTACTATTTGCTATGGTAAAATTATAATTAGTTCTGACTGAATGGGTTGTGAGTGATGGATATTCTTGTAGATAATAAATATAAGAACTTAATCCTGTTGGTCCAGTTATATTATCATCAACATAATAATCTAAACTTAGTAATCGACATCCATTATAGCTACCATACCCAAACCAAAAATTACTATACCAACAAATATTTTTTAATGGAGCAATAGTATTGTCGTTGGGGAAATTGGCTGTTGCGGAACTAAAGGTTGAGGACGTTATAGCTCCATCGCTGCCAGAGGCTAATAAATTAAAACTAGTACCTCCATAATTATCGTTCCCACTTTCATAATCTAAATAAAAAGTTGTCATCCTTTAACTCCTATATATGGTTGCGCTTGGTATACAACATCCATATTTTTAGTTTCTTGATTTTTTGTTACAACTTCAACATATGGCTGTGCCTTATATACATAATCCATAGTTTGTAATTGTGTTTTAGTTAATAGTCTATTTGGTCCCTTTAATAAATTTATTCTTTTATTAAACATAGCTATTAACCATAATTTTGTGAAAAAGATCCATACCAATAAGAACCATCGCTAATAAAGCTCAATATATCAACTTTACTAGCTGTACTAGTTATAGTTGGAGCTGTACTATCACTCCACCTTACACCACTAAAACTCGCAGTATAATTACCGCTACCCGTATTCAGAAACATAGTGAAGCTCTTTCCGGCGGTTGCTGTGGGCATTGTGAAGGTACAATTGCCGGTTAGTGTACATGTTTGAACAGTGCCACTTGTTAAACTAAGAGTTTGACTAGTGCTACTATTTCCAATTGCTACTACACTCTCAGTATAACTATCAAAAGTAAGATTGCCATCTATATTAACATTACCATTAACATCTAGTTTTGTTGATGGAGTAGATGTTCCTACGCCCACGTTGCCAGCAAAATAACTATTGCCTGATTGATCAATATTCCAATTTATATGACTTAATTTTGTAGCATCTCCAATTGTTAGATCACTATTAGTTGATGTGTCATAGTCGCTTAGAGTTTGTAAATAATTAGTCAATATACGATTAGAATTTATAGTACCATTAGTACCCTGAACATCAAGTTCCACAATCGGAGAAACGGTTCCTATACCAACATTACCATCACTAGTTACGACAAATTTAGCATCAGTTAAGGATCCTCCTACGCTAGTCATTCCAGAACCAACACCCATACTACCGTTGCTCATTATTTTCCATACAGGATTTGTGGTAATTTCTGTTCCTGCATCATCGCTAACATCAAATCTAAATTGACCCTCGGTTCCCTGAAAATAAAATAATCCAGCGGCACCGGCCTGTCTTCTTACGAAGGCAGAACCATTCAAGTATGCATTTTCGGCTATCCATGCATTATTTAAAGCATAAGGTTGGAATTCTAAACTGCCAACTTTGAGTAAAGAATTTGATGTTGCAGTACCTTCTATATTTAATTTTGATTCTGGTGATGCGGTTCCAATTCCAATATTATTTCCACTACTATGAATATTAGTATTCGGCTCCCATAATCCTGACGATCCATTATAATACAAAAATTGACCGTCAGATACTCCACTTACAGCAACGTTATGAAGTTCATCTAACTCAAATCCATTCTGAACTCTAACCTCAATAACTCCAGCGTTTTGATGGGTTCTGGTAATAACACCCAATGCAACGATGTGGTTAGGAGCATATGGTTTTGTTGTTGTTAATCCACCAGATACGGTTGGACTAAGATACACAACCGTACCGTTAACATCGCCTTGAGGAGCAGAAGGATTGAACTGATCAGTATTGACGCCGCTCAATGCTCCAAAAACTATAACGCGGCCCTCTTGATTTATTCCAATAGTTTCATAAGTTAATCCATAAGTTCCAGCACTAGTGGGATCACCGGTAGCAATAGCCTTTTGTATAGTTGGTCTATCTCCGTGACCACCATTAATATAAACGGCTGTCATTTTAGCTATTGATGAGCCAGTTTCATTGAAAACGGTAGTAATCAAAGATTCTGACCGCGAAACACTTTCATGCGAATGACCACTAACACTAACTGGAACACCATTAACAGCAAGATAATTAAAGAAATTACCGCTAGATGGGGTTATATATGTTCCACTTATACTAGTAACACCAAGATTGATAACAGAGTTAACATTATTCTTAGTATATAATTTACCATCAGCAATATTTATTGCAAGTTCACCCTGTGATAAACCGCTAGCAGCGGGAGCAACACCAGATGTGCTACTCCTTTTGTGCTGTATAGTATTAGCCATTTCAGTCCTTTATAACGTTAAGTTAAAATGATCCACCGTCTAATGCGCAATCAACAATTGCAGCACAAACAGTTCCTGCTGTTAAGTATGTTGCTGTAGTAACAGCTGTAACGTGTCCTAACCCATCTACAGTGATACTGGCGATGCCATTACTACCCTGCGCTCCAGTTAGTGTAGATGTATCTTCGTGAGCAATTGTTATGCTACCAGCGCCATTTGTAATGTCGATACCAGTGCCTTCGGTGAGTGTAGCCTTAGTTAAAGTGTTACCAGTAGTATTGCCAATTAATAGTTGACCATCAGTGTAACTAGTTTGACCAGTGCCTCCCTTATTTACAGCTATGGTTGTAGCATTCCAAATACCAGTACCTACATATGCTCCACTGATTGCAAATAATACAGTTCCATTATTTTGTGCTACATTAAATGATGGTCCATTAATATTTTCATTGCGAACCGTAATACCATTATTAGGTTCAATACCAACAACCTCATAACCCGTGACAGTTCGACAAAATATACCTCCATTGCTTATTCCACTACCACCAAAATATGCAACAGAACCAAAAGTTTTTTCTCCAGTAAATGTTTGAGTTGTACTTAGTCTAGCAATATCTGTAGCTGCAATAAAACCATCTTTAATTATTTTACCAGTAGATCCATCAAATATAGCAATATTATCACTATTAACAGATGTTGGGCCTGTAACAAGTATACTAGCATCAGCTATATTAGTTTGTAAGATTATCCAATTGCTACCAACTGCGGCATAAGTTCCAGTAGATGTGCCATCGGTTGTACAAATAACGGTATCATTAACTTCTACTGCTACTCCAGACACTCCACCAATTTTGCCAGCAACGCTAATCTTGTATGTCCACCCACGATCAGCGGCTGGATAGTTTGGATTTGTTGAACAATCAATAGCACCTTTGAATATCATTGCATCATTAGTAGCAATACCACTGACTATCATATTATCTACATATGTCTTTACAGCATCTGCTCTTGGTAGGTTGGAAGAATTACCAGTTAATACTGTTTCTACGCCATAACCATTAGCTAAAAGATCGCCAGTTGTGCCATTCCAGAATGGGATATTTCCACTGGTAGAAGATGCTATCTTTTTAATTTGAGCATCGTTGGTAACATTATTTAGTCCAAGATCTATTTTAAAATCACTATTTGATATAAATACAAGAGGAGATTGTTCTGTGTCTGGACTTTGGACTTCTTTAAATACAGGAATAAAATTAGCATTACCTGTTATTCCAGATAGATTGACAAATTGTATAGATCCGTTGAATATGACATCAGACATTGTTTTTTGTCCATCTATACTTTGAGCACCAGTAGTTCTAACTACCGTACTATTAACAGCAATGCTGTCAGCATTTACCGTGATTCCATCACCTTGACCAATATCAAAACGTCTATTCTGTGACAATGTGCCACCGCCAACAAGGCCGCTTCCAGCAGTAATATCTAATCCGCTAGTTGCGGCACCAATGTCATCAAGTATTTGACTTTTACTTACGGATTTTAAAGTTGTCAAAGAGCTATTTGGGTTACTTTCAAAAACAGCAAAATATTCTACACCACTGTTAGATGTGTTAGGGGCTTTAACTTCAAGTTCAGAATTTAATTGTATTTTTGTACCATGAGCAATTTCCATGTTTCCTGTACTAGATGATATATAAGATGATTGTGTGGTATTTTCATAATTTATTCCATCAAATACAATATTGCCATTGTTGGCAGCACTTGCGCTTTTAAATAACAAAAATGGAGATAAGCTTCCACTTATTTCAACCTGTGAAGTAAATCTTTTTATCCCACCAATGTTTTGATTGCCAGTTGTATAAACACCATTTGTAACAGTCGCAGCATTACCAGTTACGCTAATCGGCCATAATCCACTCGCATTGATACCGCCACGATGGGCAAAATATCCACTACCACCAATCTGCTCAATGCTAGATGCTACGCCACCAACTCCACTACCATAGCCATAATAAAGAATATTATCATTTTCATTGAAGGCTAATTCGCCATTGTATAAAGATGATGGTTTTCCGGCAGAGCCGCTAGCTGGTCTTCTCTTAATTTTGATTGTATTAGCCATGGTGTCCCCTTTGTGGTGTGTGAATATTCAGTATTTTATACACTTATACAATTCCACCGTCTAATTCATTTTGATTGATCCAACGGGAATTGTTAGAGTCATATTTTATTAGGTCAGAATTAGAAATACCATTAAAGTATATTTCATTCAACTGACTGAGTTTTGGATTAATAAAGGATCTTACTAAAATTGTGCCATCTGTTGCGTCGGAGTATGTTATTATACCCACTAGAATTATATTTTTAGGTGGTTTAACTTTAGTCAATTTTCCATAATCTGTAGGATTTACATATAAAATGTCACCAGTAGACCAAGATTCACTACCATCAGATATATTAGAAATTGTACCAGTTGTATTTAGGTTAGAAATAGATCCAAAATTTAAAATAAATCCAGAGTCTCCATTAGACACATAATCAGATATCAACCCTGCGAATAGTTGTTCTGATATAGTTCCATTGGCGATATATGGGCTAACAGTAGGAACGTTGAAAGATGAATTGAATCCATTAATATAAACAGCTTGACCCTTTTGTATAGCAGATCCACTATTATTTTGCACTCTAATTAGATTTTCTTTAGTTCCAACATAGTCTAGTTCATCCCAAGAGCTTGATCCATCTCCAAATTTTAATCTACCAGTATCAGTTTCAAGTCCAAGTTCGCCACTTTCTAAAACTGGATTGGTAGATATCCACTGAGATTTAGTCCCTCGTCTGATTTGTATTAGATTTTGGCGAGGCATTATGGAGAACCTCCATCTATTGCTATTGCAGATTGCTGTGGAATAAATGATTGTATATATGTAGCTAGGTCACTAACCCTAGTGTATGGAAGATCTCCAGATGTAGCTTCTATGGGGTATCCACTTGGAAGCTCAAGACTAATAAAAGTATTCGACGTAGATACTTCGACACTAACATCATTATCTCTGGTTACGGTAAGGTTAACGGGGCTTTGAACATCTCCATTGTCAACCTCAACATAATATGGTTGGTTGCCACTTATCTCTATGATGTAGTCGCTCATTTAGCACTCCAAAATAGTAGAACTATGACTGCTGCGCTTAACTATTGTTATTACGCCATACAGAATTCTATTAGTATAATTTCCACCACCAGAATAAAGTATATCGTCTGACTCAAGCTCAAGATCATACTTGGCTGTTTTAAATGTGAAATTGTTTGTAGTAATTGCTGGAAGGAGCAAGGTAATTTTACCATTTGGTCCATCTATAGTCATTTTATAATCAGAATTTGTAGTACCAGAGCTATATGTTATTGTTTGGTTGTCACTGGTTGTCATTATAATTCTAGCACACCAATTAGAAATATCTACTACAGTATTTGTACTATCTTTATATGTGAAAGATATAGCAAAAGAAGAGCCTTGCTGTATAGAAAAATTGTATTCTGCTGCGCCCATGTTATTCTATTTCCTCTAGTGTGGTTTGTATGTATAGGCTGATTACTTTCATGCGATACTTGTCTATGTTCATTGACTCTAGATTAACATCATTAGATTCTAACACTGAAGAAAATGCCTTTGGAGTTGTCTTTTTAGAAATCAGTATATCTCTTACACTATTAGCATTTACATCTGACATCAATTCTACATTAGTAAGAACGTCTATCTTCAACTTTTCTAGCTCTAGCACTTCCGATTTAGTTAGCTGACGTAAGTTCTTTTTGGATTTTGAGTTTAAGTATGCGTCAGTCAAGACATCTGATATTTCTTTCCAAGTAGATTCTGCCCAGTAAACAAATTCAGCAACTCCGGGTTTAGTTCTAGGTTGTTCTGTTCTTTGCTTTCTTGGTCCGGTATCTTTTGTTGCTGGCGGTCTACCATTAGGATTGCTGGGCTTGGGAGCGTTTGGTAACCCCGTTCCAGTGGGAGCCTTTGGTTGTGGTAATAGCATATCTTTAGGAACGCTAGTCTTTAAACCAACATCTTGTGGAATAACCTTACCGCTCTGAAGAGCAATTTTCTCAAGATCCATTTTATGATTTGCATTATGGAATGGACCGGCTTTATCTGGAGTATCATTAGCTTGCCTATCCTCAAACTCTCTTTGAAGCCTAATCTTTTCAATCTGTGGGATTTCTTTGAATCTTTCAAGTATAGTTTCTTGACTTATGATATCTCTATCTGCAAGTTGAATTAGAAGAGCTTTTTCTGCTGCTTCATCGGATAGTGTCATCTGATCAAACTGAATATATGCTTTGTATCTAAATCCCATAGCCTGTCTGACTAACTCTATTTCTTTTTCCCAAAACTTAATTAGTTGATCTCTACCATACTGTAATCTTTCTAGTAGAGTCTTCAGAGAAATAAAGTTGTTAGTAAAGCCACCGCCATTTGTAGCCATACCAGTTAATGTTGGCGGAACACCTAATCCAGCATAAATACTGTTAAGTACAGAAGTATATTTTTCAGAACCAAGGAATTTGTATACTTCGCTACTAGATTCTTTAAAGGATAGTTCTGGCCCCCAAACTAATTCCATCGTGCCGCCGCCAACATTACTGGCAAGTATATCTCGTAATTTATTGATTGCTGTTTTGTTTGGTAAAATCTTGTGTTCAAGGTTGCCTAAAGTCCAAAGTCTAATATTAGAAATGGCACCGTCTAAAGCAGACATATCTGCTAGTCTCATTTTTTCTAGCATGATTATGTCATCAAGAATAGCATATATCATGGGATTAGCCCAGACTTGCCAATCATCTTTTTTATAGTGAAATACGCATAGTCTTTCAGAGTCTAGTGGAATTCTTTTTTCCTTATTAATTAGTGCTTTTTTTACATCGACGGGTAAACTGTCTAAAACATCATTTGGTATTGTACCACCGGCAAATGAATCAAGGAACGTTCCAGCACTTAATGTATAATTTGATATGCCCATGAATAATGCTAACTTGCCCTCTTTCATCTCTACTGTAAGTGGGCTAAAAAAGTTGTATCTCCAAGGAATCATTTTTTGTTTTACGTTTGGTATCTCAACTTTAATATCTTTAGCAAGAGACTTCATGTATTTTTCTAAGTCTGGAGTAACATTAGCATAACTGCGATACATAATTACATTGCCGGTTTTATATAGATTATTTAGAAAACGTTCTGATCTTTCCTTGCCATTGACGCTCTTAAACCATTGCTGATAAAACTTTTCAACACTTTTATTTGGGTGAACAATGTTAATGCCTTGGCTTCCAAAGTCGCCCATCAAATCAATAATATTACGAATTATACCAACTTTGTCATATGCATCCATGCACATTTTGATTATGCGACGTTGCTGATTAGGTACAGATTCTGTTTGTCTAAATGCGTAATAATCTATTTTATTAAAACCGGGCCTAACAGACCTATTTGGCTCAATATCAATAAATGTTCTATACGCACTAGAAGCTGTAGATTTATTCAATCCAGAATAAGCATCAATATTGTCAGATAATTTTTCCATAGCATTAGATTTGCTAGAAAAATCGTCATCCGACCAAGTTATCATTTCGTCGCTCATGTTTTTCCTTTAATTGGAATGTAATCGGATTGCTATTATTTAATACACATCTTTCATATAATCAGAGAACCAACTTGGACCAGTATAAAGCTTGTCATCCAATTTTTCTGGAGTGTGACCACCTGTTGCAAAACCACCATAAAATTGATATTCTTCTGGAGTTGGTGTGCGTTGCATTATTCTTCCGGCCATATTAGCCATTAATAAAGCAGAGTATCGGTCTTTTCTCATCTTGCTTTTTTTACCAGTTCCAACTATAACTTCTGGAGTATCCCACCTATCTCTACCATTAGTAGTTTGTGTCATTTGTATCATAGATAGCTCATCTTTTAGCTCTTCTATATCCATTACGCACTCTTCAAGAGTATCATACATTCTATTTTTAAGACCATCTTCTGAATTAGATAATCCAAGTGTTATAGAATCAAAAAATGGAAATAACAAAACTTTATCTTCGAAATCTTTTCTCATGCCATGGTTAGCTTCAGAAAGCCATTCATATTTTGCAAATTGACACATTTCTAGTATGTGTAGTCCTCTTTCTCCGTCAGTATCTTTTGGCTTGTCATCATCTATAGTCGGCCATATGGGTAATTCACCATCCTTTATTTTATCTTGATCGTGGAGAGATTCCATAATTGCAATACCGCCACCTTGAGCATCAAGTGCTATATGATAGCATGGAAATAGTTTCATCAAATCTCTAATTTTTCTAGCACAGTATGCATAAAAGTCACTTTCATTTGCATAGCCCTTTTTGACTTTTTCTTTATGTTCTTGTCTAGTTGTTGTCCAACAATGAACTATTCTTCTATGGTCTGGATTAATTTCTAATACCACTATGCTAAAATTGTCTACTTCGGATGCGGGGTCAACACCAAAAACATATTTTTTATTTTTATCGCCAATTAGTGTTGCCTCAAATTTGATAATATTTCCATGTAAGTCTTTTACTGGATTATCATTATTGCCAACTACACAAGATTCTATCAAAGATCTTTTAAAGAACCCCTGACTATCTCTAGTAAAACAAGCTCCGTATTCCATTTGATAAATACCAGCATGTACAGTGGCCTTTGATCTTGCTACTTGATCAGCATCCATAAAACCCTGCGGTAGCAATTCATATGGCATACGAATGATAGAATATTGACGCCAATCGAATGTTTCTGGTGGTTTTTCTCCACCAAATACGTCTGTTAATTTAGCAATATTACCACGACTTTTGATAATTGCTTTCCATTTTTTCCAATATGTTGCAAAGTGATTAAAATCATAATATGCTGTACCAGATAGAATAATTTGATTGTCTTTTACTTCGGAATTGTCTTCTTCTGTTTCTAATTCAATACCAAGTTCTGCTGCTTTTTTCTTAGCAGACATTCTTTTTACATTTTGAACTGGATCAGCACTTACGGCGGCAAAGCCCGCTACTACGTTTTCAAAAATATCTCTTGGTATGGATGCAAATTCGTCAGCAATGATATCATTTGCGCGTTGGCCTCTAATCTTTTGGCCGTCACCCAGTGGTAAGCAAGTTATAACGCTCTCGTTAATTCTCATGGTACAGCGATCAACATCTCTGGTTGGACCGCTATTGCTATCACACATATCTCTAAGCATTGGGGCATTGCGCCAAATAGTTTCCATGTATTCAAACAAGACTTTTGATTGTCTAAATGCTGCACCAACTATAACAATTTTGCGCTTGGGCAAAAGCATTCCACGTATGATAGAATATAGTGCTAATTGAAAAGATTTGCCCAAACCTCGACTGCCAACAAGCATTGGAAATTTTCTAACCCACAATTCATTTATAATAAGTGATTGTGATGGTAAAAGTTGTATATTAAGAATTTGATGGCACAAAAATGATAAGTATTCTGGTCTACTCATAAGCCAAGACAACTTTAGATGAAAGTCATCTTCAGAAGGATTAAGTATAGACATTGGATTGAAGATGTCAGTTTCAATAACATCTAATCCAAGCCAAGCCTCATCAATGATTTTTAATTTATCTTTACTCATTCAGTGAAATGCCAATTGCGAAGTATGGAGTCTGCAAAACCGTAATATACAGCTTCTTCAGCATTAAGATACCAATCGCCAGATTTTAATTTGCGAATTAAATATTGACGAACTTGTTTAACACTTGGTTTTTTTCCAAATTTTTCATAGAAGAATTTTCCTTCTACACATCTATTAGCATATATGTTAAACATGGCATCAGCAGTTTTGCGCTCGTAATCGGCTTGATTCATGGCACTGAGATAATCAGTATTTATATCTGAAGACCCATAGTGACTCATAAAATGCGCATTTGGAGTCATATAACGATAATCTGCGGCTTGCATAAAAATACTGCTCATAGATTCAGCTTGGCCGTATATAATGATAGTGACATATGATCTACACATTTGGATAGCATCGTAAATTGCCATACCGTCAGACCACTCACCGCCAATGCTGTGGCAATGAATAGTTATATTTGCATTGCTGCGCATATCCAAAGCTCTTAAATTTTTGATAAAGGTATTAGACATACGATATTCTACGCCGGGATTTTGATTATCTTCTGCGTGATAGTGATTGTGTAAGAATATTTCTCTTGTGGCTATATTAGCCCCATAATCATGAAAATCTTTCAGTAACTCTGGTTCAGCCATCATTTTTTCCTCCCTATAGTGTACATTTCGTTCACTCGTTTTAGGATGCTACTAACAGCTAAAAATGCATTATATTTATTGCCACAGAAGAGAATTTGAATATTATTATACAATTGAAATTCAAATAAACATTTAAGCATGTATTTTCCAGTTATTTTTAGAGCAGATTTGTTTTTTACTGGTATACGAGTTTCATCTGGAAATTTAATCAAATCTTCTAAAGAAAATTCTAGTACTATAAACTTATGCGGAAACGATTCCATTCGTTCTATTTCTGCAAGAAAAGCATGTTTTTTTTGACCAAGATTAACTGCTAATTCTTCTACGCATCCTTTACGTTCTATACATATTTTATCTTCCATACCTTGTATAGAATAATCCCCGGTGTCTAATTTTTCTTCTATCATTCCAGCGCAAGTATTAAATGCGCTAAAAAAATAGCCATCTTGTTCTCTTGTGTCTTTTATGACAGTAAATGGCGGGGCAACTTTATAGCTCATCTATTAATACTCTGAAAAAATGTTCATATTGATGTTCATAACCTTTTATGCGATCATGGCATTTTTTACATAATGTTATTCCATTAGATACTTCATATCTTAAGGCGCTAGCTCTAGACCACTTTTTTATGTGATGTACTTGTAATTGTGTTTTGTTTTTACACATCATGCATTTATACTTGTCACGTTTAAGAACACATTTTCTAAATTCTTTATATGCTGGATCATCATAATTTCTTTTCATAATAAATATATCTTATCTATTCTAGACTTGCGACGTATTTCTCTACAAATAATTCTCATTTCTATAGATGTATTTTGCTTCATAATAATATTGATTAAATCGTTTAGTACTTCAAAACATGCTTCATCTGGATCTTTTGCATTAATAAAAACTGTTGGAAAGGGGCTATTATACGATCTAAGAATTAGATGTCTTATTTTAGTGAACACATTGGATATATCCAACATTATTCTGTAAGTTTTCATTGATTTTCTCATCTATCATTAATTTAATAAGACTATTTAAGTCATATTTTGGATTCCATCCCAATTTTTGTTTTGCTTTTGTTGACCTTCCTCTTAGGTAGTCTACTTCTGCTGGTCTATAAAATTTTTGATCTATTCCTACAAAATTAACCCAATCTGTACCAAAATATCCAAAAGACACATCCAAAAGATCCTTAATTGAATATGTATTTTCTGTACATATGACATAATCATCTGGTTCTCCCTGTTGTAGCATTAGCCACATGGCTTCAACGTAATCTCCAGCATATCCCCAATCCCTACATGCGTCTAAATTACCAAGCATTAATTTGGGGAATTTTTTATCATATAGTCCAAAGATTTCGGATTCAGAGTAACATAAATGAGAAATATTAAAATTATTTTGTTCTAACCAGTTATGAAAATTAACAACCCAATTTACTACCTTTTTGGTAACAAAGTGGTCGCCTCTCCTTGGACCTTCATGATTAAATAATATTCCGCAACTTCCATGTATACCATAAGCTTCGCGATACAAGCGTACAGCATAATGAGATGCTACTTTAGCAACAGCGTATGGAGATTGTGGTAAGAATCTAGTATTTTCGTCTTGATATTTTATGCCGTTGTCATCAATATCATAAGATTTACCAAACATCTCACTGGAAGATGCTTGATAAAATTTAGCACCAAGAAGCTCTAAGTCAACTATAGATTGCAACAAATTAAGACAGCCTTTGCCAGTTATATCCCAAGTCAGGGACGGCTGAGTGAAAGATGTTCCCACATGCGATTGGGCCGCTAGATTATAGATTTCATCTACATCCTCGTTATTTCTAAAAATATTATTTACGCTACTAGCATCTGTTATGTCGCCCTCTTCCAGTTTGAATTTAGGATGAGTTAATATATGTTTTATTCTTTTTGTATTGTCAACGCTAGACCTTCTGCTAACTCCGATTACTTCGTAGTCTTTATCTAAAAGTAAATCAGCAAGATGGCTTCCGTCCTGTCCAGTTATTCCAAATATTATTGCTTTCATTTTATTCTCCTAATGATCAAAACTAAATCATCATATCTATTTTTAATATTTCTTAAATCAACTATTTGAAAAAAACAATTATTTGGTATCCTAGCTATTAGAATATTAAACCAATTTATAGTCTGAATATCTTCTATAACGCATGTACCATTTATTTTTAGTAATTTAGTATAGTTGTCTATAAAATAGATCATACTCTCTAGAGTGTGGGGGCCGTCATCTATTATGAGATCATATGTTCTAAGATTTTTTATTAACTCGTCAGAATATGCATTGCCAACTATATGATTGATTCTAGGTTGATTTTTTATTGCTTGACATTCATTAATATCTAAAATATCTATATTAGCATTAATAAAGTAGTCTTGCCAGAGTAAAGCACTTCCACCATTGAAAGCTCCGATCTCAAGAATATCTGTATAATTTTGATCAGTTATATCATTATACAAGTAATCTATATAGGAGTGATCTGTATTTTTATCTGTATTGTAATTTTTTAATTTGTATTGTTCTGATAGTTTCATGATTTAAATAAATTAGTTATGTACAAATAATACTTTAGGAATATATAAAATTTGTTCATATGGAAATAAGGTTTTAAATTTTTCTACAAACAATCCGTCAGCGGCATATTCACTTCCAAGATTAATTTGATGTGCAAGATCGGAGCGGGTTGCAAATGATCCCATGTCTATCCTATTAAGGAAAGGTGAACATTGAAAATATTTATAATCATAATGAGAGTGAATCATGTCCCAATATATCATTCCGGCGTTTTGTTCAGATAAAAGAGATAGTTCATAGACCGTCGTAGGAACATAATAATTGTCATCGCCTGTCATGATTATATATTTTGAGTTACTAATTTGTTTACCAATATTTCTAGGCGTGTGACCAAAATCGTTATATCTTTGATCCAACTTATAATATCTAATTCTTGGATCAGAAAATGATTTTACTAAATCAACGATTGATGAGTCATCTGGATTATCAATTATTATATTAGCACTCCAATCTGAAATTGTTTGGCATAATAATGACTGTAACATACAATTTAATTGTATATTTCTATTGTATGTGGGTATTATGAAGTCAATTAACATAATTTAATAACAATTTTTTGTAATTTTTGTTCCACTTAGGCTGTAAATATATGTGTCCGGTTGGTATTTTACCATCTTTGCGTAAATTATCTATATGTTCTGAATGTCTTTGTATTATATTTGGACGATCTGGAGTGTCAGTTCCCATTCCGCTCATATGATAACTTCTATTTGCCCAATAATAGAACCAACTAACTTCGTTATTTTGCGGGGAAGCAAGTACAATATTATTAGAAGAATGTTTAATCTTAATTACGAATGTCATATCGTGACCAGCATTTTCTAATGGATAGCCACCAAGTTTAGACCATATTTTTTTACTAAATACTATACCAGAGTTTCCTAGGCTTGAAATTGAAGAAATTTCTCCATTGTTAAATAACACACCGCGTTGCCAATGTAGTAAATCAGAATCATCTACAAAAAATTTATTGATATTATCAAGATGATTTGGCATAGCTATATCATCATCATCCCAAACTGCTATTATATCATATGAACATTTAGATACCGCAAAATTTTCCTTTGATCCTATAGTATCAAAAGTATAATCCATATTATAAATTTTTACTCTAGGATGATCAAAATGTAAAGTTTGCAATGGATAATCATTAACTATTATTAGCTCAGAATTGCCTTTATATTCTTGTATTAAAAAAGAATAAAGAGACTCTTCAAGTGTATCTACGCGACCGTAAGTTATACATTTACATGATATAGGTTTCATTCTATCACAGTGTCTGGGGTAAGGAAAGGTTGATCAATTTGTCCATCCTCATACTTATGGAACGCGCTCAAGCGTTCCTTTTCTTTTAGCATAGCTAGTCTCATTTTCTCCATTTCAATACCATAACGCTTCAGCGTTTCTGGATCTTGCATTAAGTTAGCTACCCATGCCGTAAAGCTTTGCTTGCTATCTTCTAGTCGCTTAATACGCTGTTCGCGGGTTCCTTTCATTTCGCGTAGAATAGCTGCCTTCTTTGTTTGAAGCTCACGGTAATCCCTGTTAAGAGCTTCTTGGGATGCCCGCAATGACGCAAGTTGGCGCTCAAGATTAAGAACGTAATCGTGGTCGCGTTGGTCCTTATCGACGGCGCGCTCGTCTGAAAGTAACTTTTCAAGAGTGGTCATCTCGTTAAGGTTATCCTTATTACTTTTTAAGCAGCGGTTCATAAGTATTTCTAGCTTTATAACATCCACGACCTGTAGTTCTTCTGTGGGAAATACATCATCTTTGAACTGTGAAATTATGCGCGACCAGTGATACTTAAAAAGTTCTAACTCTGATGGAGTAAATTGATTCTCTAGTTCAATCCAGTAGGGGCGATCTTCTAGAGAGAACGCGGCGGCTTCTTCATTAGATAATCCAAACTTAAATTTGCGTTTAACGAAGCTATCTATGCTCTCAACGTCGCGGTCAAGCTGCTTGGCTATATCTTCTACGGTAACATGATCGATAAGGCGACCGATTATACGTTCCTCTTCTTTGGAGATTCTACCCTTCTTCATCTAACAACTCCTTAATTGTTGCAATGATTTCTTCTCTTCTCTTTTTAGGAACATAAACATCGTTGATGATTTTTAGATAGTCGGCGCGGTATTCTGATGGTAATTTGTGATCAACAATAGATTGTATACTTTTAGCATCAAGACTATTATCATATACCGGCTCTTCTGTAAGAATTAAGTCTTCATTAGATAAACTACTTGGTTTAAGAATTCGCTTTTTTTCTTCTTCACCTTTAACGTAGAAGTTATCGCGAACGAAGTTCTTGAGCCTGTTAGATAAGTGAACTGCTAGAAAATTTTCAAGTGGGCGGTTTTGATCATATCGTTCCATAGCGTCCATGCAAATAATAAATGCCTCTTGTTTTATATCGTTAACGTCATAACCATGGAAGGTATATCTTGCCGACATCCTATTAACGACAATGTTAATCTGATCAATCACCTCTTCTTCTGACATATTTTTTGGAATTTTCATTCCGGGTTTTCTTCGTCTGCCCACTTTAGGGTTCTCCATCTATTTCCATTATAAAACTTTACAGTATCAGTTTCATTATCATATACAAAAGTACCAGCTTTAGCACCAGCGCCATCACTAGACTCTAACTGTAACTGCTTTACCGCCAACTTGTTGGCGTTTAGTTTGCTACACTTTAGCGCAAGCTGTTTAGTATACTTCGTTAGGGCAGTTACAACAATATCGCTAAAGTCTTTGCTATCAAATGATAAGCTAGATAAATCATCTTCAGAAACGCGAGCTAAAAAAGAATTATCAAGAATTTTGATTGGATGTGGTAAAAATGCATCTTTAGATGCTAGAATAGAATTTTTTTCAAAATATAAAGCAGTATTATTTGGTGGAATTTCAGATGTAATTATATTGATCGCTCCGGGTGGAGAGTAAAACCGTGACTGACTATTTTGTAACACTCGTTGGTGATTTTCGTTTTTACCATATAGCATGGGTGTTTCACGCTTGAAGTAAGTGCTGCCATCAAGATCATATGCGTATCCAACGCCATATTCATAAGAAACAAGATTGTTGTCTTTATAAGCAGCAATTTTGTAAAAGAACTTATTTTCGGGGCCGATCCCCATAACATTCTTTACAGAGTTATTATCAGTAATATACTTATAGTAATGAGCTTCAGAGAAGTATATGTTGGCCTTGTCTATGTTATCAATACCAATAAGCAAAATATCAGCATTATTTTCACTAAATGAAAATGTTTCAATCGCTAGATTTGGTTTTGTCATTATTATCCTCGCTATGTGCGGTATCCTTGTCGCTTAATAACGAGGCTAAAGATTTGTCTTCTTTGAGCAAATCAGATTCTATTTGATCGCACAAAGATGCAACGGCGCGACATTCCAATTGTGTTTCAATTGTTTGTTTAGTTTTCATAAAGTATCTCCTATATATCATTATACACCGCATAACGATATTTTAGCAGAATCACATGATTCATAAAGGGGCGATGGGGAGGGATTGGGTAATACATTAATAAATATAATGGGAATTGTGTAAGAACTACCCCGGCACTTTCTAGCAGTTTGACACGATGAGCGATATAAAGTAAAACCCCCCAGTATACCCATTTTAACATTAGTAGATAGGGGTGGGCCGCGTTCGCCGTAAACCCTTACTACATATAGACTTACGACGATAATCATATGATCGACACGATCTACTGTTTAAGAGTTTTGGCATGGCATTTGCTATATAGCATATTCTGTACCAAACAAAATATTTTTCTTGGCATGATATTTGCTATATATAATCTTTCGATATTGTAAGAAAGATTTCCCTTGACGATTCAAGAAAGCATGGTATAATGTCGATATAAGAAGTAAGAGAGAAAGAAAGAGAGAAAGAAAATGAGAAACTTGGTTGTGTTCAATACGATGAGTGAGTTGGTTTCTTACCTTGACAACAATGGCCCCGATACGCTGGTGAATGTCGCAGCGTTCGGAATGGATCTTTTCGATTATGCTCGGGATAACGAGTATGAAATCGAAGTTGGTGAAGATGGTGGATATATTAGGATTGATGAAATGGGATATGTTGTGGAAGATTTCGCAATCGACAACGTTTGCGGATGATACGGGGCAACCTTACGAAAGATTAAGATTTAAGCCCTTGACAACCAAAAGCCGATAAGTATAATAGAATCAACACAAGGGAAAAAGAAATGGAAACGCTAACGCTGATCGTCGTGAAGGGTAAGTATAAGGTTTATTGGGAAATGGCTAACGGAAAGCGTATGTTGCTTGGATCATTTAAGACTTCCGCAGAGGCGGAAAGATTCATGAATGCCACTTGATAGGTCGATAAATATCTAGTAAAAATATAACTAACACTAAGTGAAAAGAAAATGAATAGCCTTGACAAGATTCTATCTGCTATGCGTACTGGTAAGTATGGTAGCGTTATCGACCCGAAGGGTAACGCTCATGTAGGTATTATCAACTCTATCATGCGAGAGGATGGTAGTGGAAAGAACTGGATCGTGACAGTGACCAACCGTACAGTAAGTGAACGGGTGTTCATTCACGCCAAGTAGTATCACACCATCCACGCGGATAAGGCACACCCCTAGCAGGAGGGGAGCAGTAGCAAATACTGTGCCAAAAAATCGCGGCATGGTATTTGCCTAGATACTTGACGTAAATCCTTATACAGTAAGGACTTAGGGCAAATCGGGCGGGCCGCGTTCGTCGTAAACCCTTATGGCGTAAGGACTTAGGACTAATATGATGATCGACAAGATCTTCTGTTTAAAAAAATAAAATATTTGGCACGGGATTTGCTCTAGAGAATATTTCTTGTTTTGGCACAAGATTATTTTCAAAAATATTTCAGATTGCCTATTGACTTGGCCGATAAGTATGGTATAATAAGAGCATAAGAAAGAAAGAGAAAGAAAATGGAAAAGGTTACTCACGTTAACGACTTCATCAACAGCCTTCCGCGAATCGTCGCCAAGAAGATTTGGCGGGTTACGGATGAGAACGGTACGATTGTTCAGTGTGTTTCGGCTACGGACAATCGAAAGAGTACCGCACAGCGGTATATCGACAACAAGTATCCGGGTCAGGTTCTGACACTGACTTTCGACCGTACCAGCGGTCATATCACGATCCCCCGATGAGAGGGGATTGACGGGGCGGAAAAGTTTCGGTAGAATCCATCCATCACTTCACTTCAAGGGGAAAATCATGACCAACGATTTTGTCTACGATATGTCGGAAATCAACGAAGAGGAAATCATGCTGGGCTGGGAAGAACTGAACAGCGAGGAAGGTGAGGCCGACTACATCCCCGGCCTTGACGATGGAGAATGGATGGAAGAGGAAGAGGATGCCGATTGGGATTACTACGGGGAAGAGGAGTTTGCCTGAGAAAAATATTCTTTGGCATACCGTTTGCAGGCAGCGGTGATTGGCACACCGTTTGCTCTGCGGCGGATTGGTATGGGCTTTGCGTAGAGAGTTAACGTAAATGCTTGCAGGATAAGGACTTAGGGCGAACGGGGCGGGCCGCGTTTGCCGTAAACCCTTATGGCATATAGACTTACATCTAATCATATGATCGTATCGAAGTGGTGTTTAGGGCCACAGCAAATATCGTGCCACGGAATAAAAAATCTCAACGCCTAGAATATGGGCATGGTAAGATAGGCAACCCGTTGCATATTGCTACATTACCTCAGTTTCACGGCGGAAATCACTAACGCAAAATGCTACAGGGTGTTGCAAAATGCTACGCTCAAAATCTAGGCACAAAAAATGTCATAGCGTTTTTCCCGCGAAATACGCAAAAAAAAATAATCTATGATTGGCACACCGATTGCTCTTATATATGGCATAAGAAAGTGAGAGTGAAAGATGATGAATGATATCCTGATCGTGTCCGATTGCTGTGGGGCTGAAATGACCCCGATTCACGCCGAGCATGGCGTTTGTCCCCAGTGTGGTGAACACTGTGAGGCCGATATTCAAATCTGGCCGATCCCCGAATAAGGGGGGTTGCGGCGGCGGGAAAAGTTTGATAGACTCTAAAAACAAAGGAAATGAAAATGGAAACCATGACGATCATCGTAGTCGGAAACAAGTTTAAGGTATACCGCGAGTGCGGAAACGGAAAGCGTGTGCTGTTGGGATCGTTCAAGACTTCGCACGAAGCGGAGCGATTCATGAACTCCCGCTAAAGGGGGGTTGCGGCGGCGGAAAAGTTTGATAGAATCCACACTCACCCAAGGAAAAAGAAAATGGCTACCAAGTTCAAAATCATCGAAGATGCAAAGCGTCAAGCACGATCCTGTTTTTTGGGAATCGCCATCCCTCACCAGCCATCCCTCGCCAGTGGGGAGTATGGCCCGATTCGCTCCGAAAAGGTTCTCAAGTTCAATCGGAAAGCATTACTCCGAAAGAGGGGTAAGAGCAAGGAAAACGTCGATCCCCGCCTAATGGGGGGTAGCGATCTCATGATTGACAAGGTGGGCAAACCGGGAAGCCGTGAGAGGGTAGAGGCTTTGCGGGCTATGTATGAAATGTTCGCAGCCGCAGGGCAGGAAGTCTCCGCGTTCTACGACGAATAGGGGGTTTTGGTAAGATAGGCAATCTAGGGGGTTTGGAGAAGATGGGGAGTCTCGGCCAAAGTGGCCGGATCATAAACCTTGCGAGATAGTCAGCGAGAATATTGTATTTTGTTGTTGACTTTTAAAGTCTAGGCTGTAGAATACCGATATAAGTAGTAACCAAAGGAAAAAGAAAAATGAACTATCTTGAAGCCGTTGCTATGGTTCGTGGTAAGACTAACAAGAATACCCGCAAGGTTGGAAATAATACCTACGCTGAAATCGAATATGATAAGAGCGTTTCTATCCGCCTGCATGGTACTACCGTTGTGCGGTTTTATCCTAACGGGCTTGTAAAGTTGAATAGTGGCGGTTATCATACGCACACCACGAAAAAGCGTATTAACCAGTATTCTCCCGTGCGAGTTTACCAAAAAAACTTTGATTGGTTTTTGAGTGATGGTACTCCGTTCGAAGATAACATTTTAGTTTCATAAAGTAAGGAGCCAAGGATGGCAGATATGTTTATAGATTGGAACAGTTTTGGTGTGGGACTTGTTTTTGGTATTGTTTGCGTTTGGTTTGTTTCTGATCTTGTTTTTCCAATAAGGAAGAAATGAATATGTGTACACTGGACAAGATTACACTAGCGGTGTCGTTTGCGGTGGGATGCGTGGCAGCTTGGATTGTGAACAGTTGACGTAACTCTATATCTGACAAGGGTTTACGACGAACGGGGCGGGCCGCCGCCGTTTTTTGGCATGGTATTTGCTACATAGCAAGTCATGTGCCAAAAGTAGCCAGAATCCTGTCATCTTTTTAAGAAAAAATATTTGTAGGTTGGGGCTTGACGTAGCCGATAATAGGTGTAGAATCAGAGCATCACCAAGGGAGAAATGAAATGAGCATCTTTGAAGATACCGACGCGATCAACGCCATCCTCGCTGAACTGGCCGCGAATGAGTCGGTCGAGCCGATGGTCGAGCCGATTGACGATCCCAGCGTGGAAGTCAACTTTTGGGATTGGGCGGATATTGTTGGTGCTGTTGACGATTTCATTCCAGAGGAGTATACTGTATGAGTCACCCTGACCCCTGTTTCGATCCCGCTAACTCTTATGAGGATGATATGAACGATAACTATGATGATTTCTGTGATTTCAACGATGACTATGAAAGCCACCGTGACGATTACTATGATGATAGCATGGACGGCGATCATGACTCCGCGATGACTTCCGCCGGTTGGGGAACCGATGAGGATTACGGTTCCTATGGTGATGATATCGACGCTTTCCACGATTACTATGGAGATGATTTCTGATGTATAACGGATATACTAACTACGAAACGTGGGTTGTAAATCTGTGGATTGACAATGAGCAAGGCTCACGCGATCACTGGGTTGGTATCGCAGAGTATATTTACAAGCATCGTGCGGAAGAGCAAAAGCATTTTTCTAAAATGGATGATGCTATTTATATTCTGGCAGATAAGTTGAAAGAAGATCATGAAGAGGCTAAGGATGAAATCCTTGAGAATATGAAGTTGACTTCTAGCCTTTGGGCTGATTTGCTTGGTGCGGCACTGAGTGAAACTAACTGGCGAGAAATCGCTAGTAATCTTCTGGAAAATGTTGAAGTTGAGGCTTGACACTGGCCGATAACTAGTGTACAATGGTTGAAAAGGTTTACCCACTAAGGAGTTGATTAGGTATGAATGATGCGTTTACGGTTGGTGTGATTGTTGCTTGTGCCGCTGCGGCGGTTGCTGTTTTCTTTCTCTATAACGTCTATAGGGGTGTGCATGATAGCCTTGCTAATGCTGTTATTGGTTCTGTATATAACTTTCGATACTTCCAACCATTGAGTGGTGATTATGAGCGTTATCTTGCAAAGGTTGTTGATATTCGTAATCTGACGCAGGCTGAAATCTCGCGTTTGAACTGGACGAGCGATTACCGTCAATATGATAAGAACTTCCATCGTTCACCTACGCTTGTTACATGTAAGATGAGCAACGGTGACTATCGCCAGTTTTATGCAGAGCGTAGTGATATGTGCAAGCGTACAGCGGTTGGTAACTTGCTTTATAACATGGGTGTAGCATATCTGTTCTGATGTACACTAACTAACCCGACAACCTAGACCCTAATCCTAAGTCCTTACGGGACAAGGGTTTAGGGCTAGGCGGGCGGGCCGCGTTCAACGTAAACCCTTACGCCACAACACTTTACGACAAATCAAAAAATCTTTTATTTTCTGCTTGACAGGCTAAAGTTCCAGTGGTAGAATGTCGATATTAGAAGTAGAAGAAAGAGAGTGAAAAGATGAGCAATCCCTATTCGCCGTATTGGCTTGGTAATACCCTAAACTTTACCTATCATGGTAAGAATGTCTGGGCAACTATTCTGAAGTTTGGTAAGGATTGGATTACTTGTATCACAAAGGACGGCTATCGTACTTATAAGTGGAACAAGATGAGTCCCACACTATTGTATCAGTGCAGGGTGAGTGATTTGATTGTGCATTATGAGCGATATGGTAATATGGATTTTGAATATCTGTATCGCTACTATGGACCGTCAACTCCTACGATTCAGTGGAAAGAGGATTAATATGTCAATATGGGATGAATGCGTACATTGTGATGAAACGGCAGATTTGGTAGTTTGGGAGGAATGGGTAAACTACGTAGAACAGGGTGGTTTGTCTCTCCCTAAGAATGAAGATCGATGTTGTGCAGATAGTCAGCGTCAGCGAAACGGTACACTAAGTAGGTGAGAAACGGTACACTTGACAAACTAAACTTTTTAAGGTAGAATGTCGATACATACGTTAGGAGAAAATATGAAACACTTTGTTAAACTTTCTAATGGCAAAACTGCTGTTCTTATTGAAGAAGATAATGCCCTGAGTATTGCCCTAGGTGATGGAGATGGAGATATTGACATATACATAGCACAGATTACAAGGGATGGTGTGCTTGCGTACTCAACTGCCGCATGGGCGCCAGAGGATATTTCTACAGGATTGAAAAATGAGTAATATATTTGGGACGTATACGAGTAAAGAAATCAAGAGCGTTATCAAGAAGCCATTTCATGAGTGGCCCGAAGATATCACTATGTATTTGCAGGACATTATGGCATATGAACTCATGGATCAGTGGCTAGAGAATCACTCTGACGAAGAATATGTAGAATATATTGAGAATATTGTGGACGATCTTACCTCCCATATTGAGGATAATGACGAAGATTTAGACAGTTGACAACATACGGGTCTATGGTAGAATGATATCAAAGAAGCCATAGATAAAAGACAGTCGAGTATGGCAGACACCCGTATTTTGGGTCATTAGCTCAGTTGGTAGAGCAAGGAGCTTTTAACTCTTTGGCCGTAGGTTCGAGTCCTACATGACCCATTATTTTGTGTATAATATAGTAACGGACAATGAATCCGCTACTTAAGGAGAATATTATGCACAGTAAGAGAAAAGGGAATATAGGTCAGTTTGCAATAGCATTAGAACTATCTAGATTAGGATACTCAGTTTTTACTGAGGAAGGGGATATATCAAAGATAGACATCATCGCAGAAAAAGATGGAAAACTAATAAGGATACAATCAAAAGCAATAACACCAAAAAATAATACTCTGACATTATCAGTTAAGAAAAGTGGGCCAAACTATCATTATATATATGAACAGGGTATATTTGATTTTTTTGGTATTGTAGATTTAGAGGATGGAAAGGTATACCTAGTTCCAGATAAGATATTATCAGAATATACTAGCTCTTTTGCATTAAGAAAAATACCGTCTAAGAATAATCAAAGCAAAAATGTGCATGATGCCGCCGATTATCTTTTGGAAAAAGTCTTGACAAAGTAGCGTGTATAAAGTATAATAGATAAACCATCCTCTAACCTCCCGGAATACCATGTATAACGAAAACGTCATGAAGTGGTGCGGCCCATACGATCAAGAAGAATACGAAGAACTCATTGGCGATGATGAGCGAGATATTATCGTATATGACGATAGCAATGAGTGGTACAATATTTATGCTTCGGAGGCTGACGTTTGAGTTGCGGTGGTTGCCGATATAGCTCAATGGTAGAGCCACTGATTTGTAATCAGTAGGTTACAGGTTCAAGTCCTGTTGTCGGCTTACGGGATGGTGTAACGGTAGCACGAAAGATTTTGGTCCTTTCTGTCTAGGTTCGAATCCTAGTCCCGTAATATTGGCAAATAGCACAACGGTAGTGCAAGCGGCTGTTAACCGCTAGGTTATAGGTTCGAATCCTATTTTGCCAGTTTGGCCCTATCGTCTAACGGTTTAGGACAACGGATTTTCGTTCCGTTTATCGGGGTTCGAATCCCCGTAGGGTCACTCGTCGTAAGTCCTTATCTAGCAAGTATTTAGGAACAACGGGGCGGGCCGCGTTTTCCATGCCAAAGATTTTCTAAATATTTCCCCTTGACAGTGCCGATATAGAGTGTAGAATCGGTGAACACAAGGGAGAAAGTTATGAAAGTCGCAAACGGTAATGATAAGTTAGGCAAGGGTTGCTTGGTCGTTTCTAGGCCAGTTGGTGATACTTGCCCGTCAACGTGTGCATTTTTGGGTAACGGTTGCTATGCAGAGCAAACCGAGAAGATGTATCCTAACGTGCGTCCTGCTGGTATGCAGAATGTAATCACTGAGCGTGGCCGCATTCGCTCTATGATTCTCGACGCTATTCGTCAAGGTAAGTCTATTCGCTGGCATGAGCGTGGTGATTGGTTCCTCGACGGTAAACTTGACACCGACTACGTTGATAATGTAGTGTGGGCTTGCGAGAGTATTCTTGCCGATGGTACTACACTTCCCGATATGTGGTTTTATACGCATATCTACGATAGTCGCCTTGTGGCTATGGAAAAGTATATGAATGTATATGCTAGTGTGCATAACGCTAATGATAAGGCTACGGCATCACTCGCCGGTTTCAAACTGTTCGCATGGTGCGATAGCGACGAGAAGATTGCAAAGAAACGCCCCAAGCGTAAGGCTGCGGCGGAAGCGTGGCGTAAGAGTCTCCCGAAACTGGTGATTCTTGACGGCGAAAAGTTTATCACTTGCCCAGAAATCCGTCGTGGTCGTGGGATTGTGACTTGCACACCGACTAAGGGTAGTGTAGACTGTAATCTGTGCGTCAAGGGTTTGGCTAACGTTCTTTTTCCCTCTCACTAAGGATAAATATGGAAACCTTTACATATACTTGCGTTACACTTAGAGACTTTTGTGACTATGCCGATTGGGATTATGATTATGTTCTGGATGAACTGCTAGAGAGTGATGTTAGTTGGGGAACTAATGATGATACATTGGTAACTCCAGAAACTGTTGCTCATATTTGTGAATATGCTGTGCCAGAAGGTATTGATAAAAACCTTATGATTAGCCTTGGGGGTTGAATATGTATACTATCGTTAAGAAGCGTAGCGGTATGGGTTGTGCTTCCGCGTTCCATAAACTCAAGGGGTATAAGGATCGTGGATTTAAAATATTTGATAGTAAAGATAGTGCAGAGATTGCCCATACTAATCAAGTAGAACTGTCTATGTATAATCTCGCCCCGTATGTTTATAGTCAAGTCGGGCGTGTGCGTAAGAGTGATGGTAGTCTAACTCACTGGGGATTCATTACTGAAATCGCGGAACTAATCTGCTGTCCCGGTAATGGTTGCTACTGTTGTGATCGTGAAGGTATAGAAGATGATTATGAGTATGAGATTAGCAATCTTACTAACGAAATGGAAGAACATGGATTTAGTTTTGGAGATAATCATGCCGGTAATGTAGGCTTCGTCAAACGTAACGGAGTAGACGTTATGGTGTGTATCGATACTGGAGATGAGAGCGTAGTGAACGAAGATCGTTGCTACTGTATCACTTGCAGAAAGGGCGGTTGCTGCCATGTGTAAGTATTACATTAAGTCTAACACGCTAGAACTTATCTACTCTACAGATAAAACTCCACTTGAGGCTGCGGTAGTAGCACTAGGTGAGACTAATAAGTTTGACATATTAGATGAATATTTTTATATTGACGAGCGTGGTATGAAAGATTATGCCACAGCAAAACCTGACACTATTGTAATCCCTACTAAACTGGTCGCGGCAGAAGCCGGTTGGACAATGTGACGTAAACCCTTGTCGCTATTAGAGTTACGGCGAACGGGGCCGGGGAGATTTGACGTAAACCCTTATCAAATATAGACTTACAACCTAAAGTTTTTTCTTGACAGTGCCGATAGGTATGGTACGATACTTGCATAGGAGACAAGGTATGTATATTTGGAGAGTCTGGAAGAATAACCGGTTTGCGGGATATGTATCGTCTGCTAGCCAGTTCGATGCGTATCTTAGGGCAACTGAGCAATATGGGCAAAATGTGTGGGTTGAGCGGACTGTAGAATACAAGGTGGTGTACCACCCAAATAACCAAGATCATTTTGTGGGGGATAGTCAGCCAGCCTAAAGTTTCTAGAACAGAATGTCGATAATCCTTATATGAAAAAGGAGAAAGGCATCATGATTCAGTGGATTGGCGTGATCATCACGATTTGTGGATTGGTGTATACGGGCTTCAAGGACGTTCAAAATGGCAATATAAAAATCCCGTCAATATCTCAAAACGAGGTCTTGACAAAAACAAACTATCCTATACAATACTGTCTAATGGCTTACGATCCTAACACTGACAAGGTTTACTATCAACACGAAAACGGAATATGGTATGATTACCCTCCACAACAACGACGATATGCGGCCACGCCGCAACGTAATCAAAATCAAGAAAGTTATGCCTTGGGAAATCCGTCAGGGACACCAAGAGCATCGGGATACGGTGTTCGATAATCGCCCCAAGCGTCAACGTACCCGTGGTGCTATTGACAAGCAGTGGCGTAAGGAGTATGATGTATGAGCATGGTATGTCAAGATTGCGAAAGCGACAACATTGGATGGGATGCTTGGGTTGACCAAGATGGTAATGTTGTTGGTGGCCCGTATGATAACTGTCAATGTATGGATTGTGGTTCAGACAACGTAGAAGAAGAAAGGGATATCTATGCCTAACTGGTGCATGAACACTCTGACCGTTTCCCATACCGATAAGGATATGGTTCAGAAGTTTGCTGACGCATGGAATACTGGAGCAGTGTGCGAACAGTTTATTCCCAAGCCGCCAGAAGAAGATTGGTACTCTTGGAATGTCTCTAACTGGGGAACCAAGTGGGACTTTGGACTTGATAAGAACTTTGATGAACCCGTTACTGTCAAGCAGAACGGCGATAAGTATGAAGTTTGTGTTGCTCCTAACACAGCATGGTCGCCACCTATTGACTTCTATAACCATCTGGTAGAACTGGGATATAATGTTCACGCCAGTTATTTTGAGCCGGGAATGGGATTCTGTGGTATTTACCATGACGGCTATGATAACTACATTGACTATGGCGATGATAAGGATAGTATTCCAGTAGGTGTGTGGAATGACTTCGGCTTGGATGAGTTCTTTGAGATGATGGAGGAAGAAGCATGATCAAGGTACGCTATCATTTGCAAGAAGGCCAGCATTATAAGCACTGGCAGTTCAAGGATACTAAAACTAAGGACGTATGGTATGTAAATCCTAATGATGGAATAATCACCCTCAATAACTGTGTGCTGCATAACAATCGTAATGTGGCAGACAAGATTTATATGGGGGCTAATAAGGATGTCTGTGCATGGATCAAGTGTAAGGGCGTCATTCATAACTTCGATAAAGAGATTCCCTCTTGGTGTACGCACCTAAAGTATGACCCTAGGAAACTTCCTTACTGGCATACTTGGTCAGGAAGAAACATTGACGGTTTTGCATTTGACACTCTCTACCTTACACCTAAAGGCGTATACTACAACGAATGTAGGAATGGTATCCTAAATCCTTTGAAAATAACGACTTAGGAGAAACGCGGCCCGCCCCCTTGCTTCTAAACCCTTACCAGCAAACGACTTAGAACTAAAAAAATATTTTTAAGGTTATGGGCTTGACAGGACGATAATAGAGTGTACAATACAGGAGTCAAGCAAACGCTTGTTGGTTATGTCGGGCCGAGTAACCGTAAAACTGAGGATCAGTGTCCTAGGAAACGCTGGTTCTAATCGGTCAAACAATACAAACATTCGTGGGTCTATGCTCAGGGACTAGATAAGGTTAAGCCATTACGATAAACCTACTGTCCGTCATGCGGGTCATGCGGGGTGGGGTTGACAGCGGGCTTAAACGCTGTATAGTAGTGCTTATCTATGGGGGATAGCGTCCTCACCACGATTCAATACAAGGACCATCGGTTGTACAAGCCGGAAAAAATGTGAATAGAGTTTGTTTAAGAAGGCGAATGTCTTCCGCTCTATTGTGGCCCTTACAATACAATCACACGTTGGATATTATCCTTTACTATGTATGGCGAACAGCCTAGACATTGCAATGCTACATGGCCGTGTGATACAATACAACCAGTAACCGTTCCCAAGAGCCAGACCAAAACGGGTCTTATGTGCTAGCAATGCCCGTTTTGCAGGGAGGATTTCCGTGGACGGTTTCCACCAGTTTTAACCTTGCTCCAAGGGTTCAAAATATCGGAGTATTGGTGGATTATAGGATCGGGGCGTAAAAGATCCGCTGGTAACAAAACATATGAAAATAACTAAACAACAAATAACCGACGCTCTTGGTATTGATAGTGATGATCTATCTAAGAAAGAACTCACTATTGCACTAAGAAATCTTGAGAATATACTTGACGATGTTGCAGAAGATATTGAAGATGATTTTAAATCTGCTGCTTT